CCTGTGGATTTTTCAAATATTTGGCCGCGTCCCGAAGAATCTTTGGGTTGTCTTGAGCATATCCTATCATCAAATTGCATGTAGAACATAATAAACCACGAACTACCCCTGTTTCGTGGTTGTGATCTACACAGAGAGACCCGCATTTCTTCTTACATATTGCGCATTTATTTTCTTGAAGTTTGCATCCGATTCTATACTTTTCAAGAGTAAGGCCGTACTTGCTCTTAAGTTTCTGATGGCGATCCTGATCGGCCCGTTTTTGAGGATTGTTTTCCACGTAGTTTCTCTCTGATTTCTTCTTCTTTTCCGGATTGTTCTTTTGCCATTGGCGGGTAAGCTCGCGGGCAAGTTCTAGATTGCCATCTCTCCACTTTTTGCAGCTAGATTTTGCCTTGCCGGAGGCTGTTCGTTCTCGGGTATAAGCCTTGACGTATTCCGGGTTTTCGAGTTTCCATTTTTTAGAACGCTCGTTTTCCTGTCGCTTTCCTTCTTCTCCAAGACTAATTCTTCTGTCCTTTATTTTCTTATTTCTGCAAGGTTTACACTGATTTATGAAGCCGTCTTTTCCGCGTTTTGACTTGTAGAAATTGTCTTCGTTTACTTCCAGAACAGTACCGCAGTCTATACAAGCTTTCGTTGCCATTTATTTCTCCGAAACAGATTTTAAGAATACAGATGGCGCTCCGCTATAGGTTACCACCAATCTTTGCCGGGCGCGGCTCGCCCCGGTAAACCAGATATTGCGTTCCTCGTCCAGATCAGTTGCTTTTGCGTGGGGCAAAATCCCCTCTGAAACTTGTACGACATGCACTACATCGGCCTCCATGCCTTTGAAACTGTGAATCGTACTTAACATGACGCCCTTCTTGCTCTTGCTGGCAGCAGAGGCTCTCCGCGTATAGTCCAGAAAATCTTTGATCGATCCGTGTTTCCCGGCTAGTTTCACGAGTTCTACAAGGTTGCCGACAGGATCGTTGTCGCCGGAATGATCTTCCTCTACGGAGTAGTATTCAACGGCCCTCAAGGCAGATATGACTGATTTCAAAGCCTCGGCAGCGTCTAGTGACCTATATCGGCTCAGACTGTGAACGAAGGATACGAAATCCCGGAGTGCGGGCAAATTCTTGATATTCACTAACGAGTCCGGAATTTCAACCAGCATCTTCCAATAGCCGAAATCTTCTGTGTGTCTGGATTTCATTTCAGCAAGCAGAGCGGATTTAGGCAAGAATTTTGTCGGCCAATATGGAGAATGTAGAGCCCCTAGAATCAACCAATCAGCGGGATAGAGGACGCAGCCAAGATAACTTAGGCAGGATTTTACTTCCGGCTGCGAAAAGAATCCGGATTTCCCGATGTAGTGGTGAGGGATGTTCTGCTCCGCGAGCGCGGCACCTATCGGTAAAAGTGCGCGATTCGTCCTCGCGAGTACACAAATCGTAGGTTTGTCCATTATTCGGACTCTTTCTCAGGAATCAATCTCACCTTACTGGGGTGACCATCCGGCAGCGCGTCGATTCTTGCCTGCATACGCTCCATGCAGCCGGGGCCTTTCTCGACCATGCCGTCCCATTCAATGTAATAGTCGGCGTATTGACCGATAACTGGGTTCATTATTCGGACTCCGAAAGGTGCCAATCTTGATGGAGATACTTGTTTTGTACCAAAGCGCCGCACACCGGACAAATGTCCGAATAAAAAGCGTCTCCTTGGGTTCCTATTGTTCCTGCTCTGCCCCACCACTCCGACCGAAGCTGTTCAATTTGTTTATCAGTGAGACGCATCACTCCTCCCAATCATCGTGATCCATCGCCCACGCAAACACCAGAAAGAAGAACACAATCAGCGCGAACAGGAAATAGGTAGTACCCATGTCGGCGTTGGTCATAATGGACCTTTTGCAATGCCGGTTAGACGCCATTTCAGATAGGCGATGTTCAAAGCCGGATGCAGGTTTCTGGGATAGTCTATCCACGGAGGTGCGTCCGGTTGTTTGAACTGACAGAGATCGTCGTTGTCCGGCTTCCAGTTGATGTAGTTGCACCAACCTTCCTCGTCAACAAAAGAAGATAAACCTCTCCCGCCCAAATCCCCAAGCAGGGCGTTCCATAGCGCGTCAGTAAAACCCGCGCAGCCCTGAGTCATTTGGGAGTTCATGTTGGCTAACTGAGTCCAATCTGTATTTGCGAAACCACCCATTTTGCCTCGTCTCCTGCGCTCAAAAATCCCTTTACTTCCGGCACCGGCCCCGAACTGTTGTTCGTATGAAATTTCTCAGCGAGTTCTTTCGAAATCGCTATCGGACGAATGAAGTCAATAATTTCCGGTGTCGAGCGATAGTTGCAAGCCAGATACATAGTTTGGGTGCCCGGGAACAATTCTTTCATCGAAGCAAACAATCCGGGGTCCGAGCCCCGGAATCCATAAATACCCTGCGATATATCCCCGACCGCAAGGACTGACTTCCCGGAAATCAGGCGGACAAGGTCCCACTCGATCCGGCTCATGTCCTGACTTTCGTCCAATTGCAGCCAGTTTCTTTTCCATCGGGAGCGTACCTCCGGTTTCTTTTCCATGATTTCGACTGCGTAATAAATCAGGTCGTCGAACGACAACAGTCCAGCTTCTTGTGCTTTCTTGCAATATTCTTTGTAGGCCAACGCCAGTTTCAGTCCCTTAGCATCCAGACGGTTTTCACACTCACTGACCGCCTGAGGAGGACCCACCCTACGCCTTCTGTAAAGGCTGATCTCGGGGAAAAGGGCACGGGGATCGACTTCGTGGCGTCTGGCGGCGTCGGCGCATAATTTTCGGGCGGCTGGCTCGGGGGCCAAAGGGAATTCTTGGAGTTCAAAAGGGTAGGCATCGCGCTCCTGTTGGGCAAAGGCTAAACTGAGGCTGTGAAACGTTCTGGCTCCTGCGATCCGAGAAAATTCCAGTTTTCCAACTTTGTCTTCTACCCGAGTTTGTAAATTCTTCGAGGCAGTCTGAGTAAAGCTAAGACTCAAAATATCGTCGGGAGAAATTCCTTCTTCGATCAGAGCAGCATAGCGAGAGACCAAGCAGGCACTCTTCCCGCTTCCCGGCCCCGCCAGACAGCACCAGAAACCCTCACGGGCGTTAACCACCTCTTGCTGCTCTTCATTGAGGGTTATCGGCTTGGGAGTTGGTTTCTTAGCGGGCATCTCGCTTCTTTCGCTCTGCGATATACGTTCTCACCCGAAGATCGATTTCCTTGGAAAGAGCAGTGGCCAAGAGTTCCGGGTCCTTCACGATATCCATTATAAGGTCCCCGTTCTCTTCAACGAAACGTCTTACGATAGCATCCACGATGTCTTGTGCAATGGCGTGGGGAAATGACTGCATCAAATCCCAATCCTGTGTATGGGCGCTGACGACGTATCCGCCATCAGGCAGGCGCTCAGATTTTACTGCTACTCTTGGCATAGTTTCTCCTCAGAACGGAATCCATTGGCTGTAACACTCCTCCGAGCAGCACGAATCTCGGGTAAAGAACACAAATTTCCGGCAATCCTCGTTCCCGCATCGGTGAACGAAGAACTCTTGATTGCACTGGACCCACCACTTGAAAGCATACCACGGGCCTAGCCATGCTTGGTTGGTAGCTATGAAGTCCCCGTGGTAGATATCCGTTCCGCAGCGGTCGCAGGCCGAGTAGTACGGATCGGAACTCTGACATCCGAAAAACCTACAGCGAAATCTGTCCATTATACGGACTCCAGAGAAAAGTCGAGGGGCCTAGATAGTCTTGGAGAGTTGTCGAAAATCTTCATAAATTCCAGCACTTCTTCCGGGGTCTCGACCGAAAAATCCTTGAATCCGACCCGCCACGAAATATGTGTGGGCCCGACATGCGGTCTCTCTAATCCGGCGTCTCGCATAGCCAAAGCTATCGGGTCCGAGCTACAGGAGCCTTGGAGACCTACGTCGATATGGTGTTGGGTTACTGAGATTTTCATTAGAAAGGAATCTCTTCAGGAACCTGAACCGATTCTACTTTCAGGTCCGGCTCATCCCCACGAAGAACATTTTCCAAATCTCTCTTGCGGGAGTTGGCGGCGTAAGAATCCTCAAATGTTTCATTTACCGGCACTCCAGCGATAGAACCTACGACAGCGAATTTTTCCTTGGTTGTAGGAAGTGCTGGAATTTCCACGGCCATAGAGTAGTCCGAATAACGGACTCTGACGACGTGGCCGGTCGAGTCAGTAAAGGTTACGGAACGAACCGAAGCATCGCTGCGGTCCACGTCGATGCTGATTCCCTCCAGCACCAAGTCCTTCTTTGTCTTTGCTTTTGTCCAGTCCATATTTTCTCCTTAAAACGGTTCTTCTCCAAACGGGTCAGACTCATCAGCAGGCGCAGTTACTCTCGCCGGAGGAGCCGCTTGCTGTCGGGGGGCTGTAGCCGGTGTGAAGGTTCGTTCTTGTCGTGACTCCCCGCGATCAGACCGTGTGTCCAAAAAGGTAATATCCCGGGCTACTACTTCGGTCTTGTATCGTTTCTGGCCCGTCTGCTTGTCTTCCCACGAGCTTGTCTGAAGGGTTCCGGACAGCGCGATAGTTTTGCCTTTTTTCAAAAACTTCTCTGCTAATTCCGCAAGCTTCTCCCACGCTATGACGTTGACCCATTCGGTACGTTTGTTGTCTCCGAACCCCTGATCGACGGCAATTGAAAACGAGGCCACTTTCTTGCCGGACCCGGTCGAGCGAATTTCCGGGTCCTTGCCGAGGTTGCCGACTACGGTGACGCTAATGTAGCCGCTCATTGGCTTTCCTCGGGTTCTGTGATTTCGGCCTCAGACAGCGGCCACGTATACCAGCCGGTGTGGTTTCCATCGTTGTGACGCCTCAATCCGTCTTCGGCATCTGGTTTCAACCCGAAGGGAACAAATCTATTTTCTCCCGCTTCATTCTTATACCAGAAACCCCACGATCCTTTTCCGTAAAAGGCTTTTGAATCGGTCGTGTTCTTGGCATAGAAAAGAGTCAGCGGCTCCGGATAGTCTGGCGCTAAAAACGCATGGACAATGTCCCATACAGCGTCGACGAACTCGTCCGATTCGAGAAGTTCTTGATTCCGGCAGTCGATACAAACGTCGTCGGTTTCGTCTTCGTCTCCTAAGTTGGCAAGGAAATCCCCTTGATAGGCTTGCTCGGATTCGATGATGGAAAAAATCCCTCTATTTGAAACAGAGGAGACCAGAATTTTCTTGTTGCCCGGGGCACCTGTTGGGTCCGCGATGTAGAAATGGTAATCGCCGGAATCGGCTTGTTCGTACCGGTCGGCTTTGATCACCTGAACGCGGGCAGTTTCGGTTGACGGATCGTGGTGGGTTGTTACATAATACTCAGGCATAAATCTCCTTAGTCCGAATAATGGACGGTTAGTTTTCTTGGATACTTTTGATGTTGCTGGTTGAAAACGCTGCTGTTTCTTCAAACTTCTGCCCCGGTCCGGGCCGCGAATAGAACGCCGTACACCCGCGTTCACAGACAAACTTGTCCGCTTCTACCGGTACCGGCTGTTCCGTGGATTTGAGGTGAACCAAGTAGTTCACAGCGGGACCTCGATTTCGGCGGCATAGGCTCCGTAGTATTTATCGGTTCTTGTGCTGCGAAGGCCCTCGGCAGTTCCGCGAGCTTCTGATTCACTATCATACAACCAATTTTGGCCGAGTTCTACCCGGTTTCCGCTGCCCCAGAGGTTGTACCATTTGGTTACTTTCTTGGTAAGCAGTTTCTTGGCCCGATCCTCAAAGATTTTGTAGACATCCGAAATGAGGATGCTATCGCCTCGGCGAGTCGAGTATTCTTCCTCTGAAGTGAATCGACTAGTTACGTCGAGTATGCCCTGTCGATATCCCTGTTCGTAAGTCCGTGTTTGTGCCATGTTTGTCTCCTTGGTTTTCAGTTCTTGGACGAGGTTGGTTATTTCCTCTTGCTGCTCGCCAAACAACATTGAGTAGTAGCCCCGAAGGGCTCTATCCTCCGTCTGACTGTTCGGTCCACAACGACGGCAACTTCTGCAAACTCCTCGATAGATAACATCTCCTTGCGAGTCGAATCCTATCTCTATGTCCATTCCGAAAAGATGGGCGCATTGCTCAGAACGCGGGCATTGGGGCATTCTTCGTTACCTCCTTGAGTTTCTCTACATCCAGACCCTCAAGTTCTCCGAGAGCCTGTGTCCAGTTTCCAACAGTCAGGTCCTTGATTTCCGATTTCTTGCCTACGTTTAGGATGTAGTTCTTCAGTTGGTCGGAAGCTGCGCCTTTTTCTCTCAAAGCTCGAACTCGGTCGGCGAACGCTTTCTTCTCCTCGGGGTTTGGTGTCGGGTCCAGAGTCTCCACAAACTCAGTGGCAGCTTGTTGGTCTGGCACAGAAGCTTCTGGCAATACTTCTCCCGGTTTTGGGATATCCGCGTCGGTTATACTCCCGGGAACCTGTCCATTATTCGGACTGGTTTTCGGTTTGGGCCCGCGCTTCTTTTTCTCGGGCAGCGGAAGTTCGGAGGCGGGTTTAAGGTCCGGAACTGCTGCGAGAGCCTTGTCCTTGGCGGTTTCCTTGGGTACTACCTTTAGAGTATCCCCGCTGTGCGCTGGCAGAGTCGCCGGTACTTCATTAACTTGGTACACGGTTTTTGCTTCTCCGGGTCTCGCAGTTTCAGTTCCCACTGCTGGGGTTTGGTTTACAGCGGGGACTGGAGGAGGCGGGGAAACGGCCACAGTCGGGGATGCTGGGGTAGCTGGCTCCTCGTTTTCGACCTTGAATTCCTCGGCGATGTAAAGCCCACCAAGTTCCTCGGGGAATGCTTTACGCAAACTCAACATTTCAGAGCACTTGGCCAATTGTTCCGGGCCCCGGCGCGTCCACATATCGTTCAGTCGGACTTCGTTCTTTTCTTTGTCGAAATACGTCGAAGCGTATGCGTCGAACCGGGCGATGCTCGAAACTGGCTGGCTGAAATCCTTCCGGTACACGGTGGTGCGAACCGCCCACGGTTCCCGGGGTAGCGCGGATTGTCCGGGTTTCAACGGAAGCTGGGGGAGGGGAATTTCGGACACAAGGGAGGGTGATCCATCCGCGTCGAGATAGATATACTGTTCCGGGGCCTGCCCGTTGTAGACTTTGGTCCGCTCTGCAATCAGACGAGAGGCGTCGATAGTCGTAATGAAGATGATCTTGGAAATCTTCACCTTGGCCCGAACCGCTTCGTCCCACTCGGACGACTGGCGCAAATTGAAAACTACGTGCTTGCCCGGGAGAAGTCCCCTTATCTGGCAAAAAGTACGGCAGACATCCTGCTGTTCTTTCGTGAAACCTTTGCAGAACTCTGCCGCAAAAGACCCCCACTGCGCGTCGGTTAATTCAAGCTGACTCATTTTTGCTCCTTAAAATCTTTGGTGGTGGGCCGGATTCAAACCGGCGATGTCTGGACAGCGTCTCCATTTGAATTGTATCCAGCCGTTTGATTCGGGTCACCTACCCGGAGGGAGGGCTAACGAATCACGAAGGCGCTTGATCGGGTCCTTCCCGCACAGCCACCACCAAAACCCATTATACCACAAATTGTCCGAAAAATGGACTAGATTAGCGAAGATTTCTCTTGTCCATTAAGCTGGTCCACAACCTCGTGGAAGGTTCCGGATACCTCAAGAGACAACCCATTGATGAGAATAATGCCTGTTTTGCCGATGAGTTTTGAGGGCGATACGAGCGCCACGGGTCCGGGTCCGACGTTGATCGCGACATCCGATTCTTCCTGTTTCAGTTTGATGAAATTCATTTGATCTCCTTGGAGTTGACTCTGCCGTGATGGAAATGATCTCCGTTAAAGCATTTATACACCCTAGATCGGAGATCTAAAGTTCCGTATTTTATCATTATTTTGTACATTGCCCGACGCGCTTCTCCTTCCGAGGGATATTTGTTCTTTCCGCAATTATCTGGATGCCTCATTTCGTCTCCATCAACTTCGATTAACCTTCTCGAACCTGTCGCGCAGCTTCAGCAAGAGTTGCGCTTGCTATCGCTTTCACAGCTTTGTACAAGAGACCTACACATGATCCGTAAGCCACACCATCAGCGAATCCGGTCTGATCCATCCCGACAAGGCAAGCCGCTATCGCATCTGCTCTCGGGCCCACCGGTAGCTTAACCAGTTCCGACCTGAAAAATGCGGACAGGACCGAAATCATCCCCCGGGAATCGGCGGTTTTTACCTGCGCCAGAAATCCTGATGCCTTCGCCCAGTTTCCGTTCAGGACTGCCCCGCAGATGTCACGGTATAGGGGCTCATGTTCGGAACCATGAACCGCGTCTTCAAGAGACACCCCGGCGAGGTATTGGTCGAGGACCCCGAGGATTTCCCGAGGGGCAGTTATATCATTTCGGAGCAGAAATTCTGTGATTAAGGTGGCATCATGTTGTTTTAATTTGCCACTGCTAGCCCGATCCACAAGGTCCCAAATCTGAGCCTTGTTAAGCGGAAAAAGCCGGAACGTCGCTGGTTTCGCCCGGGACAAAATCGCCGGAGAAATCTTGTCCTCTTCGTCAGTAGTTATCAGCCAGACTGCCGGGCATTTCTCCATTGTATCTTTAACTGCGTCTTGTGCCGCCAAAGTCCAGCGATGGAACTCGTTGACAATAAACACCCTTGGCCGTCCATTAAACGGACGGCTTTGAGCGATTTCGGACAGTTCCCGAGCGTCCTCGACTTTGTTCTGGACCGACCCGTTTATTTCGTGGATATCCCCGTCTTCGCCTGCTACAAGTTTGGCCACGATTTGGGCGAAGGTAGTTTTGCCCGTGCCCGGGGGTCCGTAGAATAGGAAGACGTTCGGCCAATTGTTTTTCTCGGCGAAGGACTTAATCGCTTTTTTCGCGGATTCGGCCCCGATAATTTGATCTAGCGAAGTCGGGCGCAGGTCTAGGGCGAGGTTACTCACTTTTCACCGTCCATTTTTCGGACAACTTGTCCCACCACTTATTCCAGAAATAATACCGCGTATACGCAATTACATTTCTGGTCTTTTTGGTGATCTTGTAATCTTTTCCATCACCTATGCGGATGACACTACCGACTTTCCAGTCGGGTTGAAATTCGATTTCGAGAGGCATATCATCCTTTCTTATTCTGAGACCGGCTGCGGAAAAGTTCAAGGAAACAGGCAGCTAGAGATAACGGAAAAATTTTTGCAACAGCCCACCAAAAAGAATCGTTGTGCGATATATTTGCTGCGGTGATCGCCAAAAACCACGTTGCTACCCACCTCGGTTTGTCCATTTAGTCCTCCCTCAACGCAAGCTCGTCTTTGCGTCTGATTTTCTCGATGTATTGGGGCGCGGCCCCGGTTTGAATCAACATCTCGGCCTCGTATGCCTGCTTTTCGAGCAGCCGCTTGCGGAGCCGAACCACCTGTTTCTTGAGCAATTTGATTTGTTCAGTGTCGTTCATGTTTTACCGCCAGCTTAAAACATCCGGCAGTCGCCAGTATAACACAAGGCAGCGCGTACCCGGGGTGGTTTTGAAAAGCCAGCGAAAGTCCTAAAGCGGCCAGAACCCAAACTGCCAGCCCATATTGCCAGTCCTTCATGAATTTTTCTCCGTTTTCTTGTACCAGCATCTGGAGGGTCGTATTAGATTGCTATCGGCCAGCATTCCTCGTTCTGTTCCAGTTTGGGAGTTTTTCAATGTAAGCCATCCATATTCATTTACGGATATTACTTCGTGAACCGGGTTGCGCCTTGCGGCGACGTTTACTTGTACTAGGGTTCCCACAGGATAGGCTTTGATACAAGTTTCTAATAGTTCTTCTTTGGCTTGAGATACTCTATCCCGAGCGGCTTCGATTGGTCCTTCGATAGCTTCGGCCAGTTCGTTCGCTTCTTCACAGGAAGAGGGAACCTGTTTTCCATTCATCTCAATCATGAATTCCGCTCTCCTTCTAACCTGCCGTCTCTGTAGGCTGTATCCAGTGCTTCTTCGACAATATCCGCTATGGATTCCTGTAGATGGATTTCCTCAAGCGGTGTGTCGGCGTCGATCCGGGGCTGGCGGAAAATCAGATCGTAAATTTGCGTGGCTACTTCTCGGGGGTCGGGCATCAGAGTTTCCCCTCGCGTTTATATTCAAAGGAAAATCCACAAGTCGAGCAGCCCGCTCGATAGTTCACATGGAATGAACCGGAATAAATCCCGATCTCGTAGTCTTCGCGCAAAGTCGAAGTGAACTCGTCGTCGGATGAAATAGCTTTTCGAAAAGAGGCCGTTTCATCGCGCTTTTTCAAATATTCCTCGACCGGAATCCGACCGTAGGCCAGAGCGGCCAGATTTTCCGCCGTATCGGCTTTCTCTCGATTGCTTACAAAGCATTTCGGACACTGTGTCCAGTTATCTGCACTCATCGGACTCCTTTCTCGGCTCCGCTGTAGTTCCCAGCAAATTTCCGTCCGGATCAAAACACCCGGACAGATTCCCGAACTTGTGCTTGTACGGGTGGTAGACAAACGGTTCCGGGGATTTCCGGACCGTGTTTTCGACGATTTCGGTTTGGCAGTGTTGGCAGATCATATTTACTCCACACTCGGAGGTTCGTCTGAGTTTCCCAAAATCCAATCCAGAGTCTCGGCAATTCCCTGTTCGTATGTCATGCCGGGATAATTCGACGGATCAGTCTCATACACTTTTTCTCGAAAATCTGCCACTTCTTGGGGTTTGCGCTTGAAAATAGCCATAGTTTTCCTTTCGTCCATTATTCGGACAGTTGTTTGATGTGTTTGTCGTAGGCGTCCCGAATCAACTTGATTAACTCCGGGTCGCGGTATCTGAAATCATCGGGTATGTTTAGTACCACGATAGGTTTGGGTTCTTCGAGCAGGTTTTTGATTTCGGTGGCTTGTTTTTGGCTCATGCAAACGATCTCATCTGCCCATTCGAGCAATACCTTGTCCACAGGAATCAAAGCAAATTCTTTGGTCAGGCCAGCCGCCCGTGTATTGAAATTGTAGGGCTCCTGCGATAGCACAAACGCGGCGGTCGGCGACCGCAAAAGCCCGGCAGAGCACACGCACAAAACCCGCTTGTATTCGCCTTGATATTTGTTCCCGCAGTTGGCGAGACGGTTCATCAGAAATGGATCACTCACGATTTTTCCTCCTCCACAGTTTTCCACATAAAACCATTCCATCGGCAGGCAAAGCGTTTGTCAGAGCCCGCATTCACTACGAGGTACTGATCGTTGGGAATCTCTGTCAATTTCTTCCACATGGCTCCTATAGCACTCGCGGGGTTTGACTCGGAAACAGTTGGAGACGACAGCATGTGCCCCTGTCGAACCTCAACGCCGCTAACGCTCAAATACCAGTCGCCCGGCTTTCTCATCCGCAGACAAACATTGAAATCTCCGGCCAGAGCTTTCAAAGCCTCTAGTTGCTGTTCATAAGCGAAACCCATCCTGATTTTCTCCTTCAGTCCGCATTATACCACGGATTTTGGTTTGTCAAGCACCTATTTGCGATATATTTCTGATTCAAACCCATCGGCCCCGAGCGGAAAAGCGTCTCCGCACCAGTCAGGAGCGGTTGTCATGCACTCACATAGTTCTTTCAGGCCAAGTCCGGAATCGATGGGCACCAGCGTCACGATTTCATCGTAAGTGTGTCCAACTATTTCAAACCCCATCTTATCAGCGAGTTTCATGCCATGAACAAGTATATCACGGCTCACGGCCTGATCGGCGTTTTCTACCAGATGTCCGCCAAAAGTCTTGGTTTCCATCCAGACTTTGGTTTGCTGGTCCTTGGCTTTGTACCAGATTACGTCATTTTCGTATTCTTGCTCTTTCCAAACTCTCTTTTCCTTCCGAACACGGGGGTCGATGTAATGCAGGGACCGGCCCGAGGGTAACAACATTTCGAGTACCTTGTCTCCCGTGCATTTGAAGGACAAAATTGGGTCTAAAATCGGACGGTTGATGCGCTCGAAATACTCGCGGTCGCGGTCAGTATGGGGACAGCCCACTCCTGCGAATTCTCCGGGGTGCCGAATGGCATAAACAGCCGCCCGTTCCATGTCCTTCCACAACCGCTTGACTTCAGGGTAGGACTCGCGGAAAACTTCGACGGCATATTTGGCCTCATCATAAGTCATTTCGACACCCATGCGCCGCGCGTAAGCCTGCAACCCATCGTAAAGGGGGTTGCCCATGTCGTCGTATCGCAGCCTGTCTGGAGGCATTCCGGGCCCGAGCCCATATCCCGCGCCGAGCACAGGGGATTTGCAGACGTTGCGCTTGGTTTTGTTGCCTGCCTCAAATTCGGCCAGCAGGTCTTCGTACTTTTCGTTGTACATCCGGACGGCAAAATCCAAATAGGGATCACGGCCTTCACGGAATACTTTGAGAATCGCTTCGCATCTGGCGAGGTAGCCCAGCCCTCTGTTTTCGATTGCATTTAAGTCCGCAACCACAAACTTTTTGCCTTCCGGGGCGCGAAACGCGGATCGCTGGACGGACGCAGCTACTTCGAGCGGCTTGCCAAACTCCCTCACCACTCCGTCGTAGTCCATTTTTCGGACAAGATCAACCGCGAGTTCCAGCCTTTTTTCCACTTCCTTTGTGGACTTAAATAAATTGCCCATGTTGACGCCGTGCGCCGCCCATCGGCCCGTATGAGCCCCATAGTAGGTGTATTGGTAGCGTAGCCTCCCGTCAAGCGCAGTCATATCCGCAAGGGCCGTGTATTTTGACACAGAGGATTTGGAAGTTTGCGTCCGGATTTCGATTACTTCTTTGGCCAGATCGGTAAGACCTCCCTCGGCCAAAGCTCGGGCAACGAAATCCTTATTCAAGCTCGAAAATCCATAGCCCTGTGTTTGCAGCCAGCCGAGCATTTGGTTTCGACTGTTGGGATTTTGAAGCCCAGTTAGCTCTTTGAGTCGGGCGGTGAGTGGCTCTAGTTCCTTGAAGACCAGCCCTCGGGCCCCGTCTACTGTGAGTCTACAAACGGGCCACCCGGTGGAGTTAATTTTGTTATCGAGGAACCATGTTTCCCATTCGGAATCGGGTAGCGGAAATCTCCGCATCTTTTTCGCTGCCGCCCGCTCTGCAATCACGTCCTGCTTGCAATACTCGCAGAATAATTCCCAGTCTTTTGGGTGAGTCCTCCAGTCGCAGAAAGTTGCAGGAGCTATACCGAACAGCGTTTCATATCCGCCTTCGTCTTCCGGCTCACAGAAGAGTTTAATCAGCCGGTCGCCGTCTTCGATCTTCGCACTTTCCTTTAGTCCAAGCAATCGCCCAGCCTCGGCCAGATCGCCGGGCAGAGAGAGCGCCCGAGCCATGCACATCGGATCGCGGAACTCCTCAATTGGCTTGGAGATTTTAAGGACACATTCGGATATTACGCGCTCGAATGTTGCGTTCCAGCACCACGCTTGAACAAACGGGTCGGACAGCGCGTCTTCGAGTTCAGCCGGGATTTTCGGATCGAGGTGTGGTTGCCAGAGCTTGGGCGATTTGTCGCCGAAGGCGTAAGCAGCCAGAAGGACCTCGGTCGATTTGTCGTGGGCGTAATTGTCCAAGCCGCGCTCGTCAAGTGACAGTACGGACCTTGTTTCGTAGTCCAACCAAAGTTTGTCCATTATTCGGAATTCAATATCATTTCCGCTGTCACGAACGGTTTTTCATCGTAGGATGGCGGATCGGGCAGGTATTCTAGCTCGGTGCTTTCCAAGTGGCCCAATCGCTTGCTAAAGAGATGAACCTCTTCCATAGCGGCTTGGATTTTCTTTTCTAGGTGTTCTCGGCCAGCTTTACGAGCGGATTCAAAAGTGAAGTGGAACTCGGTGTGTTGATCGGCGCGGGGCTGGCGTTTCATGAACTTGTATCCACGCTTCACCCACACACTTTTGTCGTTGTGTTTCTCAACTTCGACTTTTTCTATAACGCCAGCGTTTAAGCTGATTTCATACCAGATCATTTCTCCCTCGCAGTCACAGCCCACAACACAAAGCAGACGATCCCGCCCACCGGGATAAAATACCCGCCACTATCGCCTATCACACACCCGATAAACCCAGCTAGTAATCCCCCGGGCACACAGAGGAACCAGAATCGACGGGTGTCGGATTTCTCGGCCTTTTGCCGGTCGGGTTCGGGGTCAGGCTGTTGGTAAAAGCAGTTGTCAAATTGTTGGCGATTCATGCTCATATCTGTTCCCGTCCTTCTGACCAAGCCAACAACTCCTCAATCGATTGCGGTTCGGGAACATCTGCGTTATAATCCGGGTTGTCACAACCGCACGCTGGCCAATAAGGAACCCAAGGATTCAATGGTTTGTGCGTGTGGCCACACGGGCCAATTGGTACACTCATAGCTCCTCCCCCGCGCTCAACAAAGCGGCTTCTGCGATTTCTCGGTCGGACAACCACCCATCTTTGCAAATCATCCGCAGAGCCTCGACCAGTTTCTCGTAGTCCGAATAATGGACAAACTGGAGTTGCTCTTTCTCACTTACGCACATACCGTGCGGCGTCCATCCCCATCGTTTCATCTCATTCTCCACAAAGTCTTCGCTCCACACCCCGCCCAACACATAACTTGAACCGGAACAGCGACAATAAACGCTGCCAGCAGAAATATCCCCACAATCGGACCCGAGCTACGTTTTCTCATCTCGCCTCTGGTGGATACAAAATTTTGTGGACTTCAAAGAATTTTTCGGCGTCAGTCTGCCATCTTTCGAGCAGGGTTTCCGGTCGCTTGTCCTCAAAGTTGTAGAAGGCGTGCATACTTCGTAACCCCTGCTCGTTGATAGCCAGTTGGTTGCAGAATTCGTGAACGAAGGTGGTAGCGTAGTCGTCCATTAGTCGGACGCCTTGCGTGTGCGAATTTCCTCGATAATCTTCTGTTCTTCCTTGAGACCTTCGTTGAATTCCGGCCTTGTGATGAAAATACCGAGTGTTAGACCGAGCCAAGTGACTTCGGTCCCAAGATATATCCAAGGATTGGAAGCTACGATTAACCCCGGAACCAAATCAAACGCCCATTGCTTTTTCGTTTGCTCATTTACAATGAATTGAAGTCCTACCCATTTGAAGGCGAGAATGGCGTTCACTTTGCCGGGATTAAATTTCGGGCGTTTCGGAATCCAAATCATACTTCCTCCATTATACCACGAATTCGTTCTTGCTGCCCGTTTGTCCGCTTGGCATAGTGTTTTTCAATTGTAGTAGTAGTGTCTCCCAAAAGTTGGGCAACATCGAATAGCGTACATCCCTTGGCGAGCAGATAGCACGCTCGATAATGCCGGAACCTATGAGGATGGCAATTTGCAATCCCAGCTTTTTCTCCCCAACTTCGAACCATCTGGTACAGTTTGTGCGGCACCATGCCGGGGAATATTCTGTCCTCCCCTTCGATCCGGAAGTCGTCCATTATTCGGATAAACTCCCGGTTCATCGGAATTTCAACGCGCTTACCTCGTTTCGCAGTAAGCACCCGCAAGGTCTTGGTCTGAAAATCTACCGACCCCCAACGCAAGCTGGCAACATCGGAGCAGCGCAGGCCGGTATGCTTGAAAACCGCGAACACCGTTTTTTCTAACGCCGGTTTTTCGACCGCTTCAAGCGCCGACATTTCTTCATCCGTAAACGGCTGGACCGCTTCTTCGACCGCCGGAATTTTCGGCTTGTACTTGAGTGGGGTTTTCGCCATCCATCCTTCTTCAACCGCAAAGTCAAATAACGCAGACAGCGCAACCGTGTCCGTAATTATTCCCCGTCCTGATCCGCCTTTGGCCAAAATCGATTCCTTGCGCCAGAGCAAATGAGATTCTACTGCCTCGGGGGTGATCTCAACAACGTTACCCAGTCCAGTTTCTATCAGCCGGTCAAAGAACAGCTTGATTACTCTTTCATACTCTCGCCGGGTTCGGACCCCGATCTGTCCAAGTTTCTCGCGCCGTGAGGTATGATCCGTAAACCGGGTTTCGAGTTCTGTTAGCTTCATAGGATCGTCAGGCAACACACCTTGTGTCAGCCGTTTGAAGCTGCTTCCCGGCAGAGCCGTCCTCAATTCAGCCCATACGTGACTTTTGGGACCGTCCGCTAAAGCATATTGGACTCTGGTTCCCAACCGCTCGGCGGATTTTGGGTCTTTGACCCCCAAGGAGCAACGGACACGTCTGCCACTGAGCAGAGTGTCAAGGTGGTATGTCGATCCTCGTTTGGTAAGGGTCACTCTACCCCGCTATGTCCAAAAGTCCATTCCGGTCGGCGGCATGCCTGCCAATCCGTCGCGTCGTGGTCCTCTGGCGTGAACTCGGTTCGGATGCCCCGCAGTATCGACGGCCTTGATAGTTGGTAGACCTGCGAGACTCCTGCAATTTCGGCTTTGCGGATTGCGGCTAAAAGGGTCATGCAGTTTCCTCTCTCGGTTTTTCCTGTATCTCTGTGAGCCAGCGGTCCACAATCAAATGCGCACACCCCGCGCCGCACACGTGTTTCGATCCCGGTTTCTCCGCTGCTCGGGACCACTTGAGAAAATATGGAGCGTTGCGGACATACCGGAGTTCCAGCCAATGATTGCTTGGCCCGCGTTGTGCCCCGCATTGCTCGCACTCGATGGATTGCTTAATCAAGCGGATTGCTCCATCTCGATATAGGCAATGTTGTCGCCTTGCACGAAATAGAGATGCTGGTTGGTCCCCATGAAACGCTGGATTGTGCTGCTGGTAAGACTGGACGCAGTAAACGTCCGGTCGGGGGATTCGAGAATCGCCAGCTTTTGTCCGGTTTTCAAAAATAAGACTCCTTTGATCAGGGTCGGTTTCGGTGTGAGACTCATTGATTTTTCCTCGCCTTCTTCGCCGCAGCTTTCTCGGCTTTGGCTTTTGCTACGAACCTTGCCACAGCCGCAGTATACACCGAAGCCGGGGTAATCTCATACGATCCGCGCAATCCCTTGAGCCGGACCCGCACGCCGTAAGGTGACAACTCGAAGATGATCTCTCTGAGTTTTCCACGTTCTCGAACTGTGTCCGAAAATTCTAGGACGCACCGAGACTTGCGTTTGGCTAATACGCTCATTGCACACTCCTGAATCCATGAATGATAAGCCAGCCCACGAAAATCCAGACCGCCGCTGTGAAGAAGGCGCAGAATATCCATCCGGCGAGTGCGACAGGATCGATTTGTCCATTATTCGGACGGGTCATTGCTCCTCCGTGCCGCGATAAACCTTGACCGTCCCGGAGACCATGATAGCAGCCAACGGAAACCAAGCCGGTAGTGTGAGTGCAAGCCAGATCATAAACCCTCCAAACCATTTGTCAACTTCAACACCCGCGCCGCGTGAAGGCTGGTTTAGGCGGGCACCCGGATCGCGCCGGGGCGGGTTACTTGTTCTCGATAAGCAGGCCGTTCGGCTTGGTTACATCTTTATCGCCTCGGGCCAGACGCCGAGTTCGCTTGTTGAGCCCAAATTCTTCGGACCTGTTTGGGGTGTAGTGTTGGACCTGCGCGTGACCCAACTCGGCCCGCGCTCCTACGACTGCGACTGATTTCATGGTTAGCTCCCTTGGTTGCCGTTGTCGGCGGGGTCGTAGTTGTCAACTTCTTCGTCGTCGAAAGTGACTGCTTCGATTTGGCTGGTAGGCTCCCAGTCCTCGAAATCATCGATAGTCAAAGTATTCAAAGCCTCATCGATTGCCGCTTCTTCGTCTTCTGCCTCAACTTCCAAATACGCCTTTCCCGTAATCGGGATGGTTACTCCGTATGTTCTCACTTTCCCTCCAATTCCGCCAGATGCTCTCTGGCCGATTCCAGTTCTTTGTTCCACTGCGCTCTTTGCTCTTGGGTGATGCCTTGATCGAGCAGCCAGAGTTTCAGCTTGCTGATTTCCCCACGGTAAAACTCTGCGTTGTATGTGATTCCGCGCATGGCGGCTCCTTTGTCCATTTTTCGGACGGTTTTTAGAGCAAATCGATTCCGGGACTATTTAGCTCCCGCAAGGTTTCCAAAGCAAGATTCGCGGCGAGGCTCAAATAGGCATCCGCCGCCGACCCCGCCGACTCCGCCGACTGCGCCGACCACGCCGCCGACTGCGCCGACCACGCCGCCGACCACGCCGACCGCGCCGCCGACCGCGCCGACTCCGCCGACCACGCCGACCCCGCCGACTCCGCCGCCGACCGCGCCGCCGACGCCGCCGACGCCGCCGACGCCGACGCCGCCGACGCCGACCACGCCGACCGCGCCGCCGACCGCGCCGACTCCGCCGACCACGCCGACTCCGCCGCCGACTCTGGAGTTCCTTCGTCCTCGCACCGCTTTGCTGCTGCGAGGCACTCAGGATACCCTGATAAAGATTGACGGAAAATTTTCGGAATCAGCACAGAAATAATCTTTTTGGAAAGCCGGACGGTAAATTCAACGTCATCGACTACTCCAAGACTCCCCAACTGCGCCAACCCCAAATCCCGCAAACCTTTTGCCCGCGCTTCCGCCGAACTCCACTGTGAGTCGTTCAGCTCAATCTTGAATAACCGGACAGAAGATGCTACGCATCCCGGATCGTCGCCGTGTGGCAAATTCATCGCTTCGCAGATCGCCGCTTCGATGCAAACCTGACCGCCTTGGCTTCCAAGACCGTTGCTCAATCCGCGTTCGAGGATCGAATCGAATTTCCCTATCGGGAATTTCTTGATGTCGAATTTCATATTTCTCCTTCTCGGTTGCTGCGACCTCGGGTTCCAATCTCCCGTCAAACCCGAGGTTTCGCCCCCACCAAAAGGCTCGTCAGGCAGCTTAAATGCGGTTGTGGAAGTCCTCGATCAATTCGGCGACGGTCGGGGTTGAAACGCCGAGGCGATCAAGAGCATCGAGGAAGTCTTTGGCTTCTTCCTCAAGACTGGCAAACTCCTCGAAATTTCCGTCCTCGTCGTACTTGACTCCGTGTTCTGTGTTGAAAAACAGATCAGAGATATTGCCTTCAACTTTCATGTTTCCTCCGCGCCGTGTGGGCGACCTACCAAACTATCAGGATCGCAACACCAGCTAGAATCAATATACTACACATCCCGGCTGGTGTCAAGTCCCTAAGTGGATTTTTCATGCGGCCTTCAATCTGCGAATCAGCCGAAACGTAATCGCCCGCATACGCAAGAACTCTTGTCGGTTGTGCTCCGTGCGCCGTGGAATACGGATTTTTGGCGCGTTCTCGGTATGTTTGGCAAAATATCCGCGTTCGTGCTTCATACAACCTCCGGGTTGCAAATTTTACACGGGCAGTGGATCGACAAGCAATTATGCTTCCCGTTCCGGCAACTAGCACACGGTTCTGCCCGCTTCATGGAATACTTTGTCCCGCGCCCGCCCGGTTTGACCGGATCGAGAACGGAGGCTAGGGAACTAGCCCCGCCTAGCGAGCGGGCACCTGTCCGAGAGATACGATGCGGGACGCGGGATAAGCAGGGGAGTTTCACGCTTCAGACCTCGGCATGAAAATAACTGTCCTCGTTCCCGTGAAACGATAATTGCGGAAAGTTCCTTCCCACTTGTAAACGGCACCATCCGTAAGCTGCTGATAATCCTTAAAGACAAAATCCTGCATGGCATCGAACAACCACGGAGAATCGTCCAGATCATCAAAATGCGCATCGAGGATTACCATATCGCCACCATACGCCGCAATAGCGAACACGATAAATCCACGATATGTCCGATTTTTCTTCGGCGCAAGATGACCCCACGTATCGTCCAAAACTGCCATTTTGTAGGACAGTTCTGCCGGGGCCATCGCCGCTTCCATGTAATTGCCGGAATCGTAACTCACTCCGGGCATAAATCCTCCATTTCCAACCCATTAGCCAGTCCATTATTCGGACTGTTGCCCGCTCCCTGCCACGTGGAGGCTGGATTATAGGGAGCACCCGCCGAAGCGGGGTTAGCCGTGAAATTGAATTCCAATGGCGCGGGGTGGCTGTGTTGGCCCGACAGCGATTTTGTGCCCCGGCAATCCGATTGTCAAAAGCAGCATCAGAAATGCGAACATATTCCTCCTATTCTGTCCAGCTTACGGACCACTCAAACAAGCCTTCTTTCATTATACCACGTTTGTCGTACTCGGCTTCGATAATTTTCGAGTGCAGCCGCGCCGTGCGGTTTTTGCGGGCAAGCAATCCATCGATAAAATCAAGTGCCGCAGCGCATGAGTCGTCGAATGACTTGGTGCGGGTCATATTTTCCCGCCCGAAGGCCCGTTGGTTCCGGCAATGTATCCGAGCCAGCGTTCGCTATTGAATTGCGGATTCGCCTTCGCGCAAACTTGCCGGATCGTCCCCACGTCCTGCGCCCACTGCTTTGTGCGTACAGCATCAAACATAGGGCGGGATTCGTTGAGCGCATCGGCCAGCGCGATAAAATCCTTTTTTGACATTGACATCGTTGTGTCTCCGTTCTCCTGAATTTAGGCAATCAGTAACCGCTCAACCCCACCGCGTGAAGGTTTGCCTATTGGGGTCAACGGGAAGCCATTACCACTCGGTACCAGAGTAATGAACGTTTTCTGCGAGGCATACTCGCGCATCCCGCGTCCTTTGGTTCCCCGGAATCCGTCGATTCGGGTACTAATAGCGCCACCACGTAAAGGTGAGGACTCAGCGCCAACCGGATAACGCGCCGGTATCGCGGTTTGTCCATTATTCGGACGGATAGATTCGGTTCCCGATGCGCTCGCCCCACATCGGCAGCGTGAAGGCCACGCCGTACTGCCCGGGCCTGTCCAGATTGTGAGTTGCCCGATAGACTAGCACGGAGCTACGGGTTTGATCGGCTATTTTCCGCGCCTCAGTCTGTGCCTGTCTCAACGTCATCTTCGGTTTCCTCCTCTTCTGGCTCGGCTTCGTGGCTAAACTGCATTCCGCAATTCCGGCATTGAACGTGAACGCGGTTTCCAAGCTGGCCTAACAGCATCAGCGGGCCGTCGCACAGATCGCAGGTTTCCATTTCCGCTCCTCTCAATTGTATTAACCCTACACCTGTTTTAAAAGGTTGTCAAGGGGCTAAACATAAATCGGTTGCGCCGTGAAGTCAAGGATCAACACTGATTCCTGACGGTTCGCGGCTTTGATGTCAGTGGCAATCGAGATAACCGTGGCCTTAGACGTGGCTACTAGGTCAATCGCCAGACTTGCTTCGCGTGTGCCCTTCCACGATCCGATTATGGGCATCACGCTGTAGCTGTCAACGTGCGCGTCCAAGATGGACAGAATAGCTTCGCGGTTCTTGTCCTCTGTGAGTATGCGGTACATGGTTTACCTCAATGCAGGGGTTGTGACCTGCTTCCCGCATTAACCCGGATTGCTCCGGGCCACTCTGCGTTACAGGTTGTCGTGGACGTTGCTAATCAGCCTTGCAGCCAACCCCAATGCTTCCTCATTGGACAGAAAGAAAAACACCTTTGCCGCGCCCGGTGCCTGATCTAAACCGGGAGTAAACAGAATCTTGCCCTCATAGCGGCCTACGGTGCCTAGCGTGTCGATGCTGGCCGTCTGCCGTGTCTCTTCGCCCGTGCGCCCCACTATCACGATTTTCGCCATAAATCCTCCTAGCCTGTCTCTTCAGTGCCGGTAGGCTAATCCCGGCAGACCGTCCGAAAAATGGACGGTTTCGACTTATGCGCTCCTGTGCGGGCGGCGCGAGTAGACGTTGGCGGGCTCCGACTCGGGTTGCAATACCGCTTTCGCTTTTCGGTAGGTAATCACAATATCCGGCCAATCCCGCGCGGTTTGTAGAACCCCCACAGCCTCGACATCGCTCACAAATTCTCGAAGTACCTCAATCGCGGATTTTTCCATCCTATCCCCCTATCTCTTGAAGTTGATTGCGGTTAAACCCAATACCAGCACGCCGAATACCGCGAGAATCAGGTACGGGGCAATGGTTGCGATGTGCTGGCCATATGCGCCAATCATTTTGACTCCAGAACTTCGAGCAGCAAAACATCGTGCCCGGAGCCTGATGCCTTGTCGTAGAATTCCTGCGCTGATTCGCGGCTGAGAAAACCGTGGACTCCCGGTTCGTATTCATCATCCACGACCACGACAAACTTTACCTTTGCCTTTTCAACGATCACGTTTCTCCTTTCCGCGCTCTCGCCATCGGATTAAATCCCGACTGTGCGCCGTTACTGTATGCGGCCTAACGATGGCCGCGCCGTTCGGTCTAGTTCGCTGCCCAATATCCGGCAACCATCCACTCTGCCGCTCTCTCCAGATACACTTCCCGAATCGGATGGCCCGGATGAAAAGCAGACAACCCGAGATTCTGTGCAACCTGATTCCTAACTGCCTTGCGAGTCATAACCTGCGCCATTTCATAGACTGTCATTGATCCCCTTTCCCGATTCTCGCCAGCATGTATCCCATGCCTGAATCGCTTTCCTGTATGCCAGCTAACCGGATGCTGGCCCGGATTGTCCGAATAATGGACTAAATCACCGAGGGAAGTAGGTCAAACTCAAACCCATCATCGATAGCAAGCTGAATCGCTGCATCTATCGAATCCGCGTCATCGTCCCATATCACCTTACCCGTTTTCAAATAGGTGATTACGAAGTGGGTTGGATCGTTCTCCTCTTGGTAAAAGCCAAACTCCGGCTCGACCGTCGAAGCGTAGACCTTGGCAATCAATTTCATTGCGTTTCCTCCTGCAAGCGAGAACGTTGAGCGATCATACTCACTGGCTAATCGTCCACATCCATCACGTCTTAATCACCGCACCCGCTTGCTTTGCCTATCGGCTGCTAATTGGATGCTGTAACTGGTTTTCGTCGTGTAAACCGTCCAGCCGTTCCCACTTGCATTCTCACTATCCCACGGATCGAAAATCCTGTCAAGTGGACCATCGCATCAAACCTGTGCAAATCTCCACTAAGTCGTTTAGATTGCTGTCCATTATTCGGATAAAATAATTATTTTCGCCTGCTAACCCCGAATCTGTCCGAAAACCCGTCTATACCTAATAGGGGAGTTATTCCAGTCCACCTATAGGCCCGGTATCGCGCAGCTATCCTCTAGCTAATCAATGCGGAAACGCGCTCGCACCGTCGTTCAAACGGAAACAAACCGGGCCTAATCTCTTGCTTACCTGATCCTGACCGCGCTATATGGCAGCAAACATCTACAAAAGACTCGAACGCTACTACATTCGAGTGATCGAAGATGCAGGAGCAACTAAGAAAGAGAAAGCCGATGCAGCCTGCCAACTGTTGCAACTAAAACTAGTTAAGACACCACAAACGCCGAGGAAACAAACTGCGGCTAATGTGCTCGGATCGATGCCTGTCCAATGATGGGGTTATATGACAAGTCGGCTTTACATCAGATTCGATCAGCATTGCGGGCAATCGACCCAATGAATTCAACCAGTTAGCCGCGATCTACAACGATCATTGTCAAATTCCCTTTAGAATCATGTACATACAATAGGTCTGTGACGTGAGTGTGACGTAGTGGAGTAGGAAAGACTGGCCGTGGTAGCAGAAGAACTTGTCTGGATGCGGTTTAAGTTGTTGAGTCCAGTAGACTTAGAGGGGTCCCAGAGAGTATGAGACCCGGCCCCCGGCCTAACCCCCTTGACCACCCTGCGTGGGGGCACCGTGACCTAGTAACCCCAGTCTCCTTCTTCAAAAGGGGTCCCAAATAGGATTATTGCTAATTAGTAAATAGTTAACTCCTTTGAATTGGTAAAAAGTCTCCCAAAACGCGGCAAAATACTTTCTTGAATTTTCATTAGATGTTAATCAAGTAATTACTAGGAGCACCATGAAGACCCTATTCTCCCTCGTGTTGCTCTTGATTCTGACTTCCGGTAGTTTGGGGTATTTCGAATACCAGCAGCATTTGCAGATAATTGCTCTTCAGACCAAAACGTCGGTCCTAACCTCAGAAGTAAACATCCAAAAGACCGCGCTAATTTCTCATAAGAAGGCGATTGTCCATATCCAATCTCAGAACCAAGCGGTAGAAAAATTGGTTTTGAAGATCATCGATTTCCTAAACGAGATTGAAGTGGTACCAGAAACCCATGAGAAACCCGGAGCTAGTTCCTGATGTTGACGCAAGCTGAAACCACTTTCGCCCAGCAACTCGTGTCGGAATCCAAATCTTCCGGTCACCCATTCCCCGGGTATGCTGCTGCGGAGGCATTTCTGGAGTCTGCGTCCTATAATTCCCCGGACGGCAAATCAGGATTAGCCGAACACACCAACGATGTCTTTGGTTTGAAACAACCTAGTTGGTGGACAGGCCAGATTTACGCCGAGCAAACCCGGGAGATTATCAACGGGGTTTCCGAAATGGTCGCCGCGAACTGGCCGGTGTTTGAAACTCTGTCCGACGCCTTCAATGCCCGGTTGAAAACTCTTCAGGCGTTGCCTTCGATTTATGGACTAGCTTTACAGGCTACCTCGGGCCCCGAGTTTGTAAGACTCGTGTCCGCCAGTTGGGTAACATCTGGTACTTATCCAGTTTCGGACGCTCACCCTGTGTTTACATTTCCCTCCGGGGTCTGGCAGTTCGATCACGGCAGATGGTCAACCGCTCCGAACAGAGCATCGAGTGTGTTGTCAACCTATAACACGCATATTTCCATTTTCGGACAATAGGAGATTTATGAATAGACGAGATTTGGTTGCGGGTGCTGTGGCTTTAGCGGCGGCAGCGGTTCAACCGGCGATATCGGAGACAGGCGAGAAATACTATACGGGGTACGACCGAAGGAAACCGGAATTTCCTGCACATAACAGCGGAGCGACAAAAACATACTACGAGATTGCTCCTTTGCGAGATGATTTCCCGGTCCATTCTGTTCGGGTAACTGTGACACTGAAAGATGACGCCCCCGATGGTTTTTGGCACCCAGTTGATTTTGTGAATGCGGCTCGTTGGTTTGCGGCTCAGGCGCAGAAGGGGTATGAAGTATCCCCGGATTCTTTTGGACCACATGACGAATCCAAATTTAAGTTCTAATTTCTGCCCCAACTGCTCCCATCGCTTGCTCGAATTTCGCTGCAAACTGGTCTGCCCGGGTTGCGGGTACTACATGAGTTGTTCCGATTTTGTTTAGGAGTCCGGATTGAGCGCAGTCTCCATGCCGAAAACTGTGAAGGTCGGAACGCATGTCTACACGGTCCTCCGCAAACCTAAATCGCAGATGCCGGACGGGGAGATCGGTGGATGCGATTTTGATTCGTTACAAATCGTAGTGCAAAAAGGACTTAGACGATCCAAGGCAAAAGAAATATTGGTTCACGAAACTTTGCATACCTGCACCTACCCTTTGCTTAAAGACGAAAAGAAACGGACGGACGAGCAGTTCATTACGGGCGTTGCCCCGGTCCTCCTACAAGTTCTTCAAGACAACCCAGAACTGGTTGCGTACCTTACCCAATGAGTAGAAAGATCATCCAACGGGTAGACGACGTTCCGTGGGAAGCAAGAACAGGAGCGGCCCATATTTCTCGTTGGTTCTGTTGCGATTGTGGTCTTGCACACGACATAAAATTTTCGGTTAAATCCAAGAAACTAATAAAGATAACTGCAAAAAGAAATAACAGAGCCACCGCAACCCGTCGTCGCTACGTTGAGTACGAATGCAAACCAGAGAAGCGAGCAACAGATGAGATTTAGCAAAAAACTGTTTGTGAAGGGCGAAAAGAAAGTTATCCGGAAAACGGACGAAGTTTCTGCCGCTCTCAAATGTAAACAACCCTCAGATAAAGTTTTGATTAAACTGCTGGTTAGCAATGATTCGGGTGATGTCACTTCAGCAGACACAGCGATCCGGCAACTGGCTTATGGGGAGTTGTTGAGACGCGGATATTTTGTGGAGGCGGCTCAATGAAGCGCATCAGCATGAGTGACCGACGCGGAGAGATTCCGCGCATGATAGAAATCTTAGACAAACATAAAGATTGGAAAAGCCTGACCTTCTTTCAGTATAAGGGAGGCAATGCCGATCTGATTAAACCGCTTACGAAGATTAGAGTGTCCCGGAGACCGGCGTACAAGCGAGTAGAATATCTCGTAATTGTCGGTATCCCAAACTACGCCGAACGCGAGTATGTAAAGAAGTTCAAAAAAGAACAAGCAGAAAACGGCGGGGATAAAGGATGCTGGCCCGACGATTTCTACGAGACCTACCCCAAGAAAAATAAGTAGTCCGAATAACGGACAAAAATAAAATGCTACGAATCGGACAGAAAGTCGCTTCGGTAAAGAACGCTGCCAAGGTTGGTGTGATCCTCGATGTAGGAGGCGACAACCCCAAAGGCATCCAATGGGTTAAGGTCCGATTCAAAGGCGGCAAAGGCCACTGGACTCTGTCCGACGGCTTGCGAGAATACCAAGCCTCGAAATCCATACCGGTTCCCGACGGGGTAGTTGTGCTGGTCTGGCCCGGACATCCCCCTGAGCTATTCCAGCAGACGGGCTCTAAGGCGACACAGCCTGAATGTGAGGCTTTCTTTTCCGCGATTCAGGAAATGTTTTTGTTGCACGGCGCGAAATCTGTGGTATAATTAGGTATGTTCGACGAATTGTATCAGATCGATATTGGTCATGCCGTTGCAGGGATTGTAGTTAGTTGTGGAGTTGTTACGGAATCTGCCCCGATCTTTTCTTGGATGAAAAATAAAACTTTGGATTCCATAAAAATTTGGGTGCAAAAGAAACACGGAACGATTGTACCTGTGGTATAATGCCAGCATGAGTTTGATCAACAAAGCCGTGCTGGTCCTCAACGCAAGTTTTGAGGCCGTCTCAATAACCCGGGCCAAAAACGCCATCAAATTATTGGTCAAAGGCGCGGCGGTTACTGAAGAGGATTACGGGATTGACGTATACCCGGGTCTCCCCCTTCCCTCGGTTATCCGGCTACGGAACTACAAAAAGATTCCGATTCGGATTTCGTTGCTGACCAGACCGAATATTTATGCGCGAGACCACTATTTGTGCTTGTACTGCGGAGCCAAAGAAGGTTCCTCGAAGATCATAAACGGGAAACCGGTACGGACGATTCTTACTCTGGATCACATCCTGCCTGAATCTCGTGGGGGGCCGTTTTCTTGGGAGAACCTCGCCAGTTGCTGCAAAACGTGCAACTTACGGAAAGGCGACCGCACTCCAGAAGAAGCTGGAATGCCGTTGCTTCATTCTCCGGGCAGACTGACCATTCACACATCTCGGGCATTGCTCAGGCTTGTGGGACTTGAAGAAGACACGCGCTGGCACAAGTATTTGTTCTGTTAGCGCACAAAACAAAAATCTGTGGTATAATGTAATTGTCTGCTGAAAAGAGACAAGGAGAAGTGATGAGAACCAACACAAAGGCAACGGTGGTTTTGCCCCGTACCCACGAGGGGGCGGTTGCGGCAAGACTTAACAATTCGCAGAAGCTCCGTCGTCTGGTCATGGCCTCGATGTTGTGGGAAGATCAGTTCTATATCGACGGGGTCTCGCACGCAGAGTATGTAAAGCAGGCTTTACTCGAAGCGTCTCCGGAAGAGGTTGCACAAATTGCAATCGAAGCCAGAGAACAGATGAAGCTGCGACACATCCCCTTGTTCTTGGTTCGGGAACTGGCCCGCCACCCCGACAAGAAAGCACGGACTTTGGTTTCGGATACTCTTACCAGAGTGATCCAGAGACCGGATGAACTCACTGAGTTCCTAAGCATTTATTGGCTCGACGGGAAGCAACCACTTTCAGCGCAAGTCAAGAAGGGCTTGGCTGGAGCTTTCTCAAAGTTCAACGAGTACGAACTGGCAAAATGGCAGAAGGCGGACGCCGCAGTGAAGCTGCGCGACGTTCTGTTCCTGACCCACGCCCGTCCGGAAAATGGACAGGAAGAACTGTTCAAGAAGATCGTCGATCAGACTTTGGTAACTCCGGATACGTGGGAAGTCGCTCTGTCTGCCGGATCGGACAAAAAGGAAACTTGGGTCCGTTTGCTTTCAGAGAACAAGCTGGGGGCGCTCGCCCTCCTCCGTAACTTGCGGAACATGCAGCAGGTTGGGGTTTCTGATGACCTGATCCGTGATGGCCTCAAGAAAATGAAGGTCGAACGGGTACTTCCGTTCCGGTTCATTTCGGCAGCTAAGTATGCTCCTTCCCTCGAACCTCAGTTGGAAGAGGCGATGTTCAAGTGTCTGGCTGACGCACCAAAGCTAACCGGCAAAACTGTTCTGTGTGTGGATACCTCTGGTTCCATGCAGAGCACAGTATCCGGAAAGTCTGAAATCAGCAGACAGGAAGCGGCGACCGCTTTGGCGATCCTGCTTCGTGAAATCTGCGAAGATGTTCAGATCATAGCTTTTGGATCGACCGCCGGTTTCGTTCGTCCTCGCAGAGGATTTGCGCTGAAGGATGAGATCGGAAACGGACGGTTCGGCCACGGAACCGACACGCAGGCAGCAATCTTGCTTGCGGCAAGCAAGGGATATGACCGAATCATTGTGTTGACCGACGAACAATCAGCAACCAATGTCGGCAATCCTTTAGTTGGAACCAAAGGCTACATGCTCAACGTTGCTGCTTACCAAAACGGCGTAGGCGGAACCGGCTGGACAAGAGTTGACGGATGGTCAGAAGCTGTGGTAGACTACATCCGTGAAGTTGAAAGACAGGCGGGGGTAGAAGCTCCCGCAGAACTTGAATATGCTTGAGTTTGCTGGAATGGCGTAGAGTTCGGTTACTTTACTGCTAATGAAGAGACCCGGGTTCGAATCCCGGCAGGTTCCTTCGGGAATTTGTAGTTCAGTGGTAGAACGCTAAAATCTCCGAGTTCGCTTGTTCCTTCCGGCAATAAATTTTTCTCAGAGTGGCGTAGACGACGGTTACTTCTACTCAAAAATTCCCTAATAAGGAATTAGATCGCCTTAAATGGCATATCCGTAGTCGCTTGTTCCCTCTGGGGATTTTGGGGTAGTGAAGATCACAGTTACTTCTCCTTAACAGAAAACACAACTGTGCTCGCTTGTTCTCCCCAAAGAGATTTGCGGTCTTGGTGGAATAGCCAGACACGAACGGCTTAAACCCGTTTGGAGAAATCCGTACCGGTTGAAGTCCGGTAGACCGCACCAAGGTCCGATACCCAAGTGCTCTAAGGGAGAGGTCTGCAAAACCTTTATGCGTGGGTTGGAATCCCACTCGGACCTCCATTTAGCCCGGATGTTGAAATGGCAGACAAGCAACGTTGAGAACGTTGTGCGAAAGCATGAGGGTTCGAGTCCCTCTTCGGGCACCACGCGGATGTGGTGGAACAGCTATACACGCCAGTCTTAGAAACTGGTGCCTTCGGGCATGAGAGTTGAAGTCTCTCCATCCGCACCAAGTTTAGCCGGAATTAGAAGGAATGCCGTTCCCCAACTCGCGCCTTCTTTGAGAGACTGCTAATCATGGGGTAAAAAGCAGACCGGCTAATTAGTTTTGCTCCTATGGTGGAATGTAATACACGGCAGTCTCAAAAACTGTTGCCTTTGCGGCGTATCGGTTAGAGTCCGATTAGGAGCACCAAGTTTGGAGAACAATGGCTGACAAAATTTATTGCCGAGAACTGGAAGACAAGAGCGGTTTTGTAGTTTGCTTCGGGGGTTTTCTCCCCGCGTATCCGGCTCCTGTTTGGGGCAGAAGTCGTTGGGAGGAAGTCTTGGGAGTCGGCGATACAAGAAAAGAGGCTTGGCAAGATTATAGAAGCCGAAAATAAGTTTTGGAAGAGTGGCTCAATGGTACAGCACGGCTCTGCTAAGGCCGCAAGACCGAAAGGTTGTAGGAGTTCAAGTCTCCTCTCTTCCGCCATATTCAAGGAAGGGTGAGCGGAACGGTATCGCTCCTGCTTGGAAAGCAGGCTCATGTGAAAGCATGTGCAGGTTCGAGTCCTGTCCCTTCCGCCATTTTGGATCGTACTGCTGACGTTCAGCGACTCGTCTCGAAAACGAGGGCTCCTTCGGGATGATGGTTAAACTCCATTGCGGTCCGCCATTTTGGAAGTTGCCGCTGTCGTACAGCAAACCGGTTTGAACCCGGTGGTTCCGCAAGGATAGGGGTTAAACTCCTCCAACTTCCGCCATGCAAGCGACGTGCTAAGGTAGCCGGGCTCTCTGTAAAAGAGCCGCCCCTTGTGGGCAGAGCAGTTTCGATTACTGCCGCTTGCACCAGTTTTGTGGTATAATGTCTTATGCGAGCGAGTGGAACGGATCACCATTCAACCCTCATAAGGTTGAGATACTTCGGTTCGACTCCGAAGGCACGCACCCAAATTGATGTTAATTCGCGGGTTGGCTACGATCCGGTGGTACCGCCGGGGAGCTTGAATACGAATCTCGGTCCTCTATTACCCGTAAAGGATTGATCCGAAGTCGTCGGACACATTTGGTTAAACTCTAACACGACCAACAACGACTTACGAGTGGCATCCGGGAGAGACCGGAAAAATTTTACGCGGCTGTAGCTTAATTGACAAAGTCCTTCCTTGTCACGGAAGAGGATACGAGTTTGACTCTCGCCGGTCGCGCCATTTTCATGGGGTAGTTGGCAAGTTGGTTTAAGCCACCACTTTCTCACAGTGGTTATGCGTGAGTTCGAACCTCACCTACCCTGCCATACCCGCCGGGAAATCATAGGTCAGCGTCTAGACGCTGCGGCGGAAAACGCGGTATCAGGGGTGCTGATTCTCCAGACGGTCTTTCAAGCCGTTGGACGCGGGTTTGATTCCCGCATACCGCGCCAATTCAAATAAGGGGAGAGCCGTTGAGCAACCCAAAAGATGTAGGAAGAACGGAACGAATCGCAGAAACTGTCCGATTACTCTCGGTGGCAGATATTGTCCCTCCGTACACAACCTTCGATATTACGGAAGAAATGCTCGCTGAATACATCAGAGTCTATGGTAGTCTCGGACCCAAAGGAAACGGAAAGTTCCACTACGGGTTCGCTCGTAAGTTAGCTGGGCTAGAGCTTCTTCGGCTCAAGTTTCATAGGGGCGCTAAACCCAAGGATTGCAAAGAAGGCCAAGTCTACTTAATTGGTAATCCTGCATGGCCGGAGCACATCAAGATCGGAATGTCTGTAGATTCCGACGCTAGGTTGGATTCATACCAGACGTACGATCCATTTCGCGCCTATTACATCAAAAATTACGAATTTGTCCTCGACAGACGGGCTGCGGAAAAGAAGTTAATAGATGATTTCGGATTTCATCTACTGGAGGGAGAATGGGTCAAGTATTCAGACTCTTCCAAGATAATCAAGGCAATTCGAACATTTTAACACGTTGGACGGTCGTATAACTGGTATTACACTTGATTGTTACTCAAGGCGATGAGAGTTCGAATCTCTCCTGTCCAGCCAAATTTAATACCTCGTTCGTTCAGCGGCAGGACCACTGACTCTGACTCAGTTAACGGTGGTTCGAATCCATCACGAGGTGCCACGCCAGCGTCGTTCAACGCCAAGGACCTTGAGCTTTGACCTCAAAGATAAAGGTTGGATTCCTTTCGCTGGTGCCATTTTCGCGGGCGTAATTCAATTGGCAGAATGTTGGTGTGCCACACCAGATGTTGCCGGATCGTTGCCGGTCGCCCGCTCCATTTCGTCCAGATAATGGACAAACGCATCTGTGGCTCAGACGGTACAGCGCGTCCCTCGTAAAGACGTATTTCGCAGGTTCGATTCCTGTCAGATGCTCCACGCCGGTCAAGCTCATTAGGATGAGCAATCCCTCGGTAAGGGATAGGCAGTCCGTTCGATTCGGATGATCGGCTCCATTTTAGTAAGAAATTTGTCACACTTTTCTGACAAGTTGTGGTATAATGTATTTGTTGGTAGGTAACAGGTATGGTGAGGAGAAAAACCCCTAACCCTGAGCCGAACTTGAAGGACGCTTCGAGATGCCACCAAAATCGGTGCTGAGTTCCGAAACGGACTCAGATGAGGGACCCAGTATTCAGGTTTGAGGGAAGATACCACCGAAACAAGCTTATGACCCACTATGTTTGTCCAATGTGCGAGAAACCCGACGGCAAAGAGTACGACGATTTCTTGTCGATTAGCAGCAGAAAAGGAATTTTGAGGTTCTGCGAATTTTGCAAACATACGTGGAGAGAAAAGTTTGCCTCGTAAGCATTGGTGCTGATGCACCGGTCCTGTAAACCGGACAACTCAGTTGAACTCTGAGACGGGGCTCCATACAAGCATCTTGTGACACCTACTCCAGATGCGCCTAACTAGGAAGGCTAAGTGGTGTGACTCCCGGGAGAGTACGGACAAATTTATGGTGGGATTGGCCGAGAGATTTAGGCGCGGGACTGTGACCCCCGATACAGGAGTTTGATTCTCCTATCCTACCCCAAGGTGCCAGAAAATTCCGGCTCGAATCCGGACCAACGGGTGCAAACGTTGAGTCGTCTAACGGGAGGACATCTGGCTGTATTTTTGGGCCGGGCTCCGAAGAGCAGATTTTCCTTGCAAGAAAGTCGCGGTGGGTTTAACTCCCACACGGTCCACCAATGTATGAATGGGACCAACCGCTGCCGAGGCAAGTTGCCCATTCGCCCGTTTTAGCCAACTGAGCAAGAGTGGTCTTTGCACCGGCTTGAAGCACCGAGGAGAGGCGTTCGATTCGCCTAGTTGGCACCATAAAGTTTTGCCTTGGTGTAATAGTGAGCACGAAGCCCCATAGGGGTTTATGATCCGGCTAAAATCCGGGAGGCAAAAAGTTTTATCAGTGACTGGGGTAGTGGTCGCCTCCGAGCCTCGGATGCTCGTGGAGAAAGTTCGATTCTTTCGTCGCTGACGGGGTGTAAAACCGTAAATAGAAGCGGTCCTGCTTTGGAAGCAGGAGATTAAGATCACTGGACGTGCAAGTCGTCTCACCCCGACCAGTTATGCCCGGTTCGTTCAACGTATAGGACCCAAGATTGCGAATCTTGAGACAGAAGTTAGACTCTTCTATCGGGCACCATTTACGGCTCTATCGGCAACTGGAAAGTCGATCTCGCTTCGAACGAGAAACAGTGTAGGTTCGAGTCCTACTAGGGCTACCACGCGAGTTTAATTTAGTGCCAGAATGTCGATCTCCAAAATCGAACGCAGGGGTTGAATTCCTCTAACTCGCGCCATTTTCGCCAACGAGGACGAAGCGGATAGTCGCCGCCCTCATAAAGCGGTTGTAGCTGATTCGAGTTCAGCCGTTGGCACCAAGTTCAAAGAACAGGGGCAGAAATGTCAACTGTTCCTAGGCGGATAGAGCGCCCGGTCTAATAGCTGGCACATGGCGAGAGGAAGGAACAGGGTACCTTACGTCGTGCCGCCCTATCCGTGACCCATTAGTCCGAATAATGGACTGCCGGAATTCTCAGGCGAGACGCTGGGTTTTATAAGCCCGGTTGTTGTCGGTCGATAGCCGATGCGCGAGAGATCGTCCCTCTCTTCCGGCCCCACGGGTTGCAAGCTTTGATGGCGAAGCATCCGGCTCTTACCCGGAAGAACAGATTTCGATTATCTGGCAACCCACCAATTAAAAGTCAACACTGTGGGCCTCAAGCTTTAATGGTGAAGCAGTTGGCTTTTAACCTCCAGAACGGGGATCGTTACCCCGGGGGCCCACCAAGTTTATGCGCCAGTGGCTCGAAATGAACTAGGCCCCGAGCTTCTACCTCGGAGTATGCAGGTTTGAATCCTGTCTGGCGTTCCATTTTGCGCAGGACCTCATCGTTGGCCCAGCAGAGATTTTGATATCCACGGGGTCTCACAGAAAGTAACCTGCGCAAATTTTTTCGAGGAGTTCAGATGAAAGTTGAATTCGCTTTTATGAAACCTTGGTCCGGGATTTGGGTCGGGTTTCTCTGGGACGAACAAGTTAACGGATTATATATTAGTTTGTTACCTCCGTTTGTCATCAAGTTTCTATTTGGTCCCGTAGCTCAAGAGAACAGAGCGGTAGTTTCCTAAACTTCAGACCCGAGTTTAAGTCTCGGCGGGACCCCCAAGTTTGTGTGGTTAGCGAGGGAAGGGCAAGCTCCACCTCCCAAAGCGTTTGATGAGCAAAGGTAACAACAAACATCCACACAAAGTTTTTGCAGACGTAGTGAAACGGACATAATAAAACCCTCCGAAGGTTTAGTTGGCAGTTCGAATCTGCCCGTCTGCACCATGTTTGTAACAGCAGCGAGAAATCGCAGGTAGGAACGCCCTTTCTGAGCGGTCAGCCGTCGTCCCGAGGCTTCCCATAATGGACCGGTGGGACATCACACAGATGTTAAACGCCCGCTATAATTTCGGGGCACTCAGAATCTGTTACAATTCGTTTTGCCGGGTTAACTCAGTCTGCTCAGAGTGCCTCTCTTACAAAGAGGAAGCCGAAGGTTGGAATCCTTCACCCGGTACCATATTTCCCAGAGTAGCTCAAGTGGCTCAGAGCACTCGACCGATAATCGAGAGGTTGGGGATTCGATTACCCCCTCTGGGACCATACAATTTATTTGCAGAATACTTGTGTATTGGCTTTCTGATGTCAAGAGCCGAATACGACAGCACATGGCAGTGCATAATAAATCGTCCTGCAAATGAGACATCAAATTTTCGCGGCCATAGCCAAGTCTGCTAAGGCAATAGTCTTCCAAACTATCATCACGCGGGTTGGAATCCCGCTGGCCGCTCCATCGTTCCGCTACCATGTGTAGTCCGAATTGGCTCGACGGTTCCCGACGGGCCCCCAAAATTTTAGTCCGGATAATGGACTAATTCGATCCGAGCCCGAGCGCCGGAATCCCACGAGAACAATATGTCGAATGAATCCAAAATCACAGCCGAGTTGCGTGTGAAAAGCTGCGTAGTTAGCCAATTCCCCAAACCAAACAAACGATCATTTGCTCCAAGCAAACAACAGGGAGAAGAAGTTTGGGAAGTTAAAGCTGAAGGAGACGGAATACCCTACCCCATCTCTCTGCACTTCACGACTCTGCCCGGACACAAAGTTATTGCCCCTATGGGGAAAATCAAGATCACAATCGAGGCTTCGGCCTAAAGGAATTTTAACATGGCACGTCAAGACACGTCAGTTGGCTATTACAATTATCCGGTAGCCACTACTACTTCCACCTCCGCTAATATCATTCTTGCACCAACTGCTTCGGGTGTGTACCCCGGGTTCCCTTCCCCCCTATTCCCGTTGTCCACTTCGACCTATCCGGCTGCTCTGATTCTATCGGTTCCGCCTGATGTCGCTTTGAGCGAGTCGTGGGATGGACATCCATTTGAAATCGTAGTTGCTGGGCGTTTGACTACATCGGCTACTTCGAATTTCTTGCTCAATATGTACAACGTGACCAATGCCGCTTCGTATGGGGCAACCCCAAGCGGTTCCGCGTATAAGGCAGCGTCCACTAGCGGTACAGGCGTAACTACTCTTATTACCGGTACGGCGACGGCAGTTGGTTCGGGCGGTGCTTCGGTCAACTTTGTAGCTCGTGGCCAGTTTATTTGGGATTCGATTTCGAAAACACTGAACGCCGCAAACGCTGCTTCCACCTATCAAGCAGGATCGTCCGTTTCCACAGCGAATACTACTGCCTCAGTAACTAGCATCGCAGCCACCGATCTAAACTTCACGTTGGGGATTACGTATTCGTCCGCCACCGCCGCTCCCGCTCTAGTATTGACCGAGTGGGTAATCAACCGCATCTAACCAACACAGGAGGGTCTTCGGGCCCTCCTAACTTCTTTAAGGGGTCCAGTATGGAATGGTTAGTTCTTATTGGATTTCTGGTGCTGGCAGGCTGGGGAATCGACCGCCATCTTCGCCTGCGCGATATAGAAATCGCCCTCAAAGATCATCTAAGCGATCTCGAAACAGCTTCGCCTCTCACCAAAACCTGCGAATGCTGCCTGCAATCCCGGATCATGGAGATTAAACACCTGATCAGGGAACATTTCAAGTTGTAAGGAACAACATGGCAACTACTGTAATCAAAACTCGGGTCGCGGTGAATTTGGGAAGCATCTCGGCGGTCAATACTCCTGTGACGTTCGGTCTCGGCGATATGACTTTTAACTATCGCGGATTCCTGACTATAATGGGCGGCTCAGGCGGCGCGGTAACGACACCGACATATATTCTGGAAGCCAGCCTCGATCAGGGAGTTAGCTGGTTTGCAATACCGGCCAACACTACCCAACCCGCCGTTGTTACCGGGACTTTCCTTACAGGAGACACCGCCGCGCTTTTTGTCAACCAGTATAATGTGTCCGGTCTGTCTGGAGCGTTATTTCATTTTGGTTTGACAGCAGGATCGGCTATAACTGCGATTCCGATTTGGGCGCTGGTAGGATAAACTCGTCCGAATAACGGACAGAAAAGACAAATTCAATGGCAGAAAAATCTCACACCGGTTCCCGCGCAAAGTCCGCGCTCTCCGGCAAGGGCAAGTCGAAATCGAAGTCCAGTGGCAAGAAACCACATCGCCTGACTATTCGCCACGGCAAGTCTGGTGGCCACGTGGTTACCCATCACTTTGAACCCGACGAAAGCGGAATGGCACAGCCGGACGAAGAACACGTATTACCAGATCAGCAATCCATGCTCCAACACGTAGCCGATAATACGGACAATAATCCTATTTCCCAACCTCTTCCTCAGCCAACTGTGACCCCTTCTCCCACAGCAGGAACAGCCCCTCCCGCCGGAATGTAAAAGGACCGTAAACTCTAGTCCTAGAAGGTAATTTATCTTATGTCTATTGGAAATGTCATCGTGGATCATTGGGGAGCAATTGCTGGAACGGGCGGCGGGTTTCTTGCCTTCAACGCGGCAGTAGCCGCCCTTCCGCCTAAAGACACCAAGATATCTTCTTTCAAACAATTCCTTGCGGTGTCTTACGGATTTGTCTACGATTTTCTGCATAACTTCGCGTCGTTCCGGAGTGGTGGTTCTTCCAACCCTTCGACCCTTCAAAACCCTACCCAGCCGGTATCCCCGGCCACGACCAAATAACCAAGGAGATTCAAATGGCAACAACTTTCAAATCATTTCTTAGCGCAGTCGGCCACGACTTCGTGACTGCTCTAAACTGGATTGGCAGCACCAAGGGGCAAGCAGCTATCGCGGGTACAGAAACTATTGTCAACTCGGTAGTGACTGCCATTAACCCAGCAGCCGGTCTGGCGTTGGACGGCGTGGAGGCTCTTGTTAATGCTGGCCTAAAGCAAGTCGTTGCAATCGAAGCATCCGCCGCCGCGTTGAATGTACAGAGCGGAACAGGCGCTCAGAAGCTGGCCGCTGTGGTAGCTGCTTTGACACCGCAGGCTCAGGCTTTGCTGGTGAGTGTTGGAGTTTCTGCTCCGACAGCAGCAGAAGTTCAGACTCTGGCAAGCAATATTGCTAACGGTCTCGTGGCCATCCTCAATGCAATTCCGGCTTCTGCAACCGCAACAGCGTAAATCGTCCGAATAGTGGACTATGACCACTTGGTTAAGTAAAATTCGTTTATGGGAAGTAGCACTGACTGTGCTAGTAGCCTTCAGTTGCTACTTTCTGTGGACGGCTTCACAAACCGATAGACAGATCGCGCAACAGGCAACTGTTGTTCTCAAGCACGCTGACAAGTCTTTGTCTGGGATTGACAAATCGGTTGCCCAAGTTGGAACGGCTTTTACTACCGCCGCAACTGCTGTAACTAAAACCCAGAAGTCTGTAGCAGCAGTATCGACGCAGTTGTCTGGGGTAGCGGTTGGTTTGCAAAAAACGGTAGCTTTGGTTAACGCCCCGTGCGCGCCCGGCCCATGCGGAACGGTCGCGGAGGTCGGAAAGACCCTGAATACCGCTAGGCTTACTATGGGTCAAGTCGAGATCGCTACAAACTCCTTCGACAAGAACCAAGACAAGTTTTACCAGCAGGAAGCGCAGTTGTACGCCGATTCGGATGGGGCGGCAAAAAATCTGAATTCCATTTTGACTTCACCAGATGTCTACGATTCTCTACACAACATAAATACTGTGACCGCCAATCTAGGACAATCGACGACTGATTTCCAGAATAAATTCCACGATTTTTTGTATCCTCCGCCGTGTGCCGGATTCAAATGTTGGGTTAGGAAAACTTACGAGACAATCAAAGTTGGGTCGGACTTGTTAGAACCTGCGTATTATGGTTGGGCGTTAGTGGGGAACATCAGACCTTGAGCCCCGAATCCATAGAACGGATCAGACAATATGTCTCTGGTACCAGACGCGAGGATGTAGCTTCCGCTAGAAACAGTCGCGACAACGGGTACAAATCCATCGCTATGGAGCATGAAAACAGGGTCGCGCTAGCCGATCAAATCTTGAAGGACCTCGCAGAATTTGGAGGGCAGAATGCCGTATAAATCGAAAGCGCAAGAAGCCTATTTCAACGTCAACCGCAAGAAACTTGAGAAGCAAGGGGTCGATGTTGGCGAATGGAATAAGGCGTCTAAGGGAAAGAAACTCCCCAAGAAGGTCAAGAAGAAATAGTGCCAGACTCTCGCGCAAAATCCGTGCTTGGTAAATCTGAACCTCACGGACAGGGAACCCGGGTTGCGGAGTATATTGAAACGCCTCTTCGCATTCACTGCGGAACTTGCGAATATCTTGTTGGCAAAAAATTTTGTAGACAAGGGAACGTAGCTAAAGACAAACAGGTCCCGACCGACAAATCTACCGGACTGAAAATTGTTGATCCCGTAAAAGGATGCTGTCGTTTTTGGGAGCCGGAAGACAAGAAAGATTTGTCCAAATAATGGACGTTCATGACGAGTAATTTTGACGAGATCGTATCCCAATTTGGAAAACCGTCTGAAATTCCTCACGATGTTTTGTATGAGTTTCTTGCGGCCAACAAGCAGAACATCGTCAATATGTCCAAATTGGGGGCCGACCATGTTCCCAATTCCTTGTTAGGTAGGGAAGTTCGGAGAAGAAGTCAGGCCGATCTCAAGTGGCTATCCAAATATTTTTTGTGGGATGCCTTATCCGCCAGCGACGGTGGAACCAAGCCAATAAGTGAGAACATCTTCCTCGACCCTGTCTACGACATCTTTTCTGAGTTATTTGTCAAGAAAGACCCCAATGTTGCAATACAGGATTTGAGCCCAGTTAAGACTCGTCTTTTGCTGTGGCCCAGAGGCGGGGCAAAAAGCACTTACGACTGCATTGATACGGCTCAATGGATTCTCTGCTTTCCGACAATAAGAATCCTATTTCTGACAGGCGAAGCCACTCTTTCGAAAGGTTTCATTTCAGAGCTAAAAGGCGTTTTTTCGCTGCGTGAGGAAGAACCCACTCTGATCAATTTGTTCTTCCCTGAGCACTGTTGCTTGCTGAAGGACATGGGCGCTGGAAATGTCTTTACAACACCAGCCTACAAGAAGAAGAAAACGGGACGCAAAGAACCCACAGTTGTAGCCTCTTCGGTTGGAAAGACAAAAAGCGGTTGGCATTACGAAGTCATCAAGGCCGACGACGCCGTTTCAGACAAGAATACAGAGACTTTGGAACAATGCGTTTCGGTTTCTGAAAAACTATTCCTTGCTGAGAAACTTCTGATCCCCGGTGGATATTACAAAGATTACGTAGGAACTCGCTATGCCGAGGAAGACCACTACGGCGTTCTGCTCGAAAAGTATCTAACCGTAGGAAAGATAGAAACTATCTCAGGAGTAGGCTGGGTTTTCACCCACAACGACACCTTCAACATCAATATCTTGGTTGGACGGGCCTGTCAGATCAAATCGGAAGTCGAAGACAGACTCCGCAGAGAAGGTAAGATTGTAAATTACATAGAGGCGGGAGAAGATGGCTGTATCCTGCTCCTGCCTTTGAAGCAGCCCTACTCGTGGTTGATGGGTGAATTTACCAACAACGAGAAAGTTTTTGAAGGCCAGCTAAATCAGAATCCTAGAATCGCCAGTCAACGCGGCTTCAATCGAATCTCTCTTATCAAAGCCACAATTCCCTACAACATGCTCCCCCGGACCGGTCCTGTTTCGCAATTCTGGGATTTGAGTTTTAGCCAAAAGAAGGGCACCGATTACTGCGTGGGTAGTTCGGTCATGTGGGGGGAAGAAGATGTCATCGATCTTCAAGGAAAGAAGACAGGCGGGAAGAAAACCGTCGGTTACGTCCGCAAGATAATTCGGGATCGGTTTAACCCGTTTACAGCCGCCCAAGCTATTGTCCAATTAGTTGTCGAGGAACGTCCTTTTGTTCTGGGCATCGAAGACGCGGGCGGCTCGAAGAACCTCGAACCGGCTATTCAGGCCGAGGCGTATAAGACCCAAGATTCGCACGTTATCGCAGTTTGTACCCACATCAATTGGGTAACCCCAAGTAACCAATTCGACGCCAAGCGAATTCGTATGGGCAGTTTGATTCCGTGGGTTGAAGAAGGCAGACTAAAATTCGCCAACTTCTGCATGGAGCCAAAATACCCTACATTAGACATAATGTACGAGGAATTCATCGCTTGTCTGTCGAGTCATCATCACGATGACATTCCGGACAACTTGGGGTACCAACCGCTGTACGCCCCCCAAGCAACCCAAGCGATTGTCGAAAATAATGTCAGCATGTTTTACCGGGTCGATCAGCAAGGTTGGGGTCAGATTTACGATCAAGGATTTAATCCAGACGCCGGATCGGTCTACACTTTGGGCAATGACGGCAGTTTGCAACCCCACCAGAGAACTCAGGCCACGAAATATATGCTGGATGACAGCGGCAAATTAGTTCCTTTGGATGAACCGTACCAACCAATCAATGATGATTGGTCGCCGGAGCCTGAAGTCAGGGGAGATACCCCGTATCAGATGCCAAATGTCTTGGGGATTGGAATTTTTGGATGAGACTAGAAGTCCGAATATACGATGACGCCGAACAAGTAGTAGCTGAATACAAAGGCGATCCCTGTCAACCGGGACAGTGGAGGGCACAAGTTGGTAAGACGGTGAAAGGCAAGATGCCCAGACAATCGGACCAAGATAACAGCGGAACCTACGAGTTGCACGGGTTTACTTACCAGCCGCACCTTCAGGTAGAAAGACCTAACGGATACACAGCCCCGCAACCCAATCCGAATAATGGACAGGTTCCGACGAATCCTTTTGCGGGTCTTCCAAAATATTTTCAACCAAAATCTTCGTGGGGTCCGGTTTCCCCGACAGCATCACCCGCGCCTAGCGCGAACAACTTAAACAGAGGTTTGTAAAATGAGCACAGATAGCGCAATGGGCGGACTTATAAAACTTGGGGGCAACCTCGAAAATCCGCGTGATTCAAAAGCACAAGACTGGCCCAACGTTGGAGCCTCGGGTCCAGCCGGTCAAGAATCCGGTCGCAACCAACTCGTCAAGCAGACGACCGAACAAGAAGGTCCGATGCACACGCAGGACTCCGGAGACATGACGCCCAGCGTGTGGGGTAAGGCAGATTTTCCGGTAGGTAAGTCCAAAGGAGAATCCGGGTCGTCTCCGTCTGCGGTTTCGATTAAGGGCAGCATCGATTGTTCTACAGGTCAGATGGTTCCGAACGCTGTAGACCAGACATACTAATGACATCAAAATCTACCCCATGTTCGGAGAAAACACCCAAGCAGCCTTGGTATAAGAAACTTATACAGGCTATTGGAACTGCGATTGGGAACGCGAAGTTTGGTCAATAACTCGAACGTGAAGGCATAAATGGCGATACTTCCGGAACCACAATTTAATGTCCATTCGGAGATTACTCCGAAAGAGGCAAAAGGATTTGTCGCTACTGGCGTATGGGCCGATGACCCAGCCGCTAAACTTGTGGTTCAAGATGCCGAGAGAGCGGAAAAAGGAGAGCAGAGCCGCGCTTGGATAATGGCGTGGCAATCGGCTTCCACCCTCTATCAGTCACCTTTTTCGCCACGCTACTGGCCGGGGACGCAATCTGAAGCTGCCTCAATTAGCTTCTTCACGGTTGCCTGCGCGGTAAATGGAATCAATCCACAAGCCCTTGCGGGTTTATTCTATGAAAATCCGCCCTTTATGATACAAGAGCGCAGCGGAACAACCGCACAAGCTGCCCGCGCTGTATCTGCATTACTTCAGTATCAACTCGAAGATATCAATTTCAGAGAAGAACTGAGACTGGGTTCGATGAACTGTCTGCTTTTTGGAACAGCGATGTTCCAAGAAGGCTGGGAAAAGTTTACCTGCGAACGGAAGATCATCAAGAGGAAAAACCCCTCGGTTAAAATCCCGAGTTCGATTCCCGGGGTGCCTTCGTCTACAATCTCGGACGATGAGCTAGAAGAAGAAGTAATTGAAGAGGTCGTAGACCGGCCCACCTTCGAGCACATCGTAAATCTCAGAGAAGTTCTCGTCGATCCGGGTTTGCAAGTTCCGGATATCCGCAAGGCGAAGTACGTTGTCCGTCGTCGGTACATGACATGGGATGACCTCGACAAACTTCGCGACCGAGACGGATATACAATTCCTTCCCGGGACAAATTGATCGAACTGTTCCTGCCCCCGCAGGAACCAGTAGAGCCAGCCCTAAATGAAGAAGGCGGACGCAACCCGCTTTGGGAAGCAAAAGCCGAACCACGTTGGGAACCAACCACCGTCGATCCGACTCAGCAACCATTAGAAGTCTTAGAACGGTGGGACAACAAAACCTACATCGTAGTCCTTCAAAAGAAGGTCGTGATTTTCAACGACCGGAATGTCTATGGTAAGATTCCGTTTCTCTCAATCGGCTGGTGGGATATCCCCGGTGCTTTTTGGTCGATGGGGCTGGGCCGTACTATCGGAACAGAGCAAAGACTCCAGTCCGGAATTACCAACCTTGTAATTGACAACGCCTCGCTGAACCTGAACATGCCGATGGTTCGCGTCCGTGGAAAATCGATCCCGACCCAGAACATCAGAATCGGTCCGGGCAAGATCATCGAAGTCGATGCTCAAGGAGACATGGCTCCGCTTATGCGGTCGGCCCCAGTCCCCGAGGCAGGTGAACTTCTGGCTATGTCCCAAGGCCGCGTGGACATGGTGTCCGGAAACCCGGTTACCTCAAGAGGCGACGTAGGCTCAAGCGGTCACTCCAACATGGCCCGTAGTTCCGCCGGGGCATCCGGAATTCTGGCAGGAGCGAACACCCCGATTTCGGATTTCATCGACAAACTTGCTAACCAAGTTATCATACCGTTCCTATATGATTGTCAAGAGATGAACCGGTCGATGCTGCCGCTAAGTCAGCTTGACTACATCATGTCCGACGAGTTGAAACACGAGTATGTCACAAACGGCGGGGACCTGATTGACATCCTGAACGCCAAGGTGAAGTTCCAAATTCTGGCGGGCAGCAAAATGACTACTCGCCGGAACATGGCTCAGGGTCTACCACAACTTACAGCTTTTCTCGCCCAACCCGCTGTCTTAGAACAGCTAGCGGTAGAGGGAAAGAAAGTCGATGTAAACGAAATTGTAAGGATGTGGTTCGAGGCATCCGAGTGGAAGAACATGAACGACGTAGTCGTCCCGATGACCCCGCAGGACTTGCAGAGACAGCAGCAACAAAGTCAAGGAGGTCAGAATGAGCAGAAGTTCTTGCAGCAGCAGGCATTGATCGCGCAGAAAGCACAACTTCAATCTCAACAGGCAGATGCGGACAATATTGCAAGGGCCAGCAGGGACGTTTTAAGGGAAGGCTTTAAAAAGGCAGTCGAACCGGAGGAATTAACAGGAGAGGTAAATACCTCTGGTTCCGGCTTCGGAAGCGTACTATAACCGTCCGAATAATGGACCAACAACTTCCCGTAAGTGAGGATTTCACTTAGGAGTTCAGAATGTTTAAGTGGATCAGAAGAAAGTTTTTGGAACTAAACGCAGAGGCGCTTCGCACCAATAACGCCGAGCGTCTGGCCCAACGTTTTCCTTTAGAAGACCAAATAGATGACTACGCAGATCATCAAATAGCATGGTTGCTTCGTGCTTCCTCGGAATATCGAGCCGCTAAAAAAGACCCGAACGCTTTCGTTGAAAAATATTTCTCCGAAAAGATCAAACCAATCAAACCCTATGTCGATTCGTGGACGCAGGGTTTGTTAGTGGAGTATCCCGACAAATATACCCGGTATTACGAAGACCCGGAGGACGAGTAAATGACCGGTTTCGTCCAAGCCAAACCCGACAAATTCAACAGCTTCTCATCCTCGGAATATGACAACCTTACCGATGACCAACTTGCCGAACTTCTTCGCCAATGCAAAGTCAACGTTTCCCCGCAGCTAAAACCGCAGTCCCCGAAATACACGGACCTAGACAGGCTGGTGGGCAGTGAGTGAAACTCCTAATGGCCTGCCGATTTTCGCCGATCCAGAGCAGGATTTATCCCAACTCGAAGCCCAGCTAGACCTGTTTGAAAAAGGCCGCAAATTGCGGAAGTTCGTGCTCGATCCTGACTGGGAAATTGTCGTGCAGGTTCTCAGAGACTACCGGGACAAATATCGGGACGCGCTGATTGCTCTGCCGCCCGGGACTCCGCATGTTTTGCAGTCCCACGCCGCTGCGTCTGCTTCAAACGATATGTTTACCTTTTTCCAGCAGGACATAGACAACGCGATTGAAATCGCCAATAACCCCCCACCGGAATTGAAGAACCATATACGGGGAATTCGCAAGGCTGTAGAAGAAGCGCAGGGCGGCATTTAATGAGGTCGCATACACATTGCTGCTTTTGCGGAGCGTACAACGCAAAGGACCCGGTAGGATATGCCGGAGAACGCGCTTGTTACGTATGTGGGCACGGGGGTCAAGGGGAGGGTAGACTCCCCGTAATGGCCTCGGATTCTTGGGAAAAAGTTGATTTCTACGGATACGTCCCCAACTATCTACCACCTCTCGAAGGCAACGAAAATAAAATCTATTAGTCCGCTCCTCGGAAGGAAAAATGAAAGCACCATTAGCATATCTTGGACATTGGAGAGACAAAGAAGTATCTCGTTTAACCCTTTTGGCCCAGAAAACCGAGAATGGCTATGAGTTCGAATATCATATCGCAGAAGACCTCGGAACAGCCTCTGGCAACCACGAAGTTGCTTCCTTTTTCGGATCAATAGTTCCTGCTATCGAGAAAGAATTTTCAAAACAATTTAGTAAACCGTCCGAATAATGGACAAACCACACCCCGTGATAGAGGATTTCTATCGAGGAGCAAGTAATGGCAAAACCTGTAATCGATCCGTGGCTTCTAAACGCCGACGGAACCCCAGACCCCTTTTCACAAGCCGTAGACTACGGCATGACCGCGAAAGACGAAGTCGATCCGGACCTACAACCTATTGAACCGCACGGCGGGCTCGATCCACAGATCATCGCCAACCAGCCACCAGCCCCGAGCGAAGAAACACCAGTAGAAACACCGCCCGCTCCCGTCGTTGAACCGGAGCCAGAAGGTCCCGAAGTTTTCGAACTGCCGAACGGCGGCACGGTAACCCGCACCAAGGAAAAAGGACAATGGAAGGCCGTCCTCGACCCGGGCACCGGAGCAAACCCCGAAGTATTCTGGGGCAAGAACAAGGATGAGCTTTTGGTAAGCGTACTCACGGGGAAGCTAGAGGCTACCAAAAAGATTAGGGAGTTGAACAAAAAGGTAAAGCTGACCGCTCCCGCTGCTCCGAGACAAGTTCAACAGCCGCCCCAACCGTCTGTCCGCGATCTTACCGCCGACGAATCATTTGAGATCAAGGCCCTCTGGGACTCAAACCCCGCCGCCGCCCTCGATCTTCTTGTCAAAAAGCGGACAAACCTCACTCTTGAAGACTTGGTGGCAAAAGCCAATAGGGGCGACCAAGCCAACATCAGTCTGGAAACCGAGGCAATTACTCGGGAATTCATCGAAAAGAATCCAGACTACTACACTGACCCAAGGAACGCCGATGCGTTTCTCAAATGGTTGGCAAAATTCAAACTCGGCAAGAACGTCACGGAAACCAACTCGGGAGAAATACTTACCGAACTTTGGACATCCGGTAACTTCACTGTCGAAAATCTTGAGGAAGCGTTCCAAGACCTGACCGACGATGGATTATTGGTCAAGCCACGTCTTCCCAAAACACCTCCGCCGGTAGAGGTTCTACCAGAACCGGTACCTGCGCCAGCGCCCCCGAACACACGGATTGTGAAGACGGAGACGCGCCCGCGAGCGGCACTAGGAATCAGGAACAGCGATGTATCAGCTACACCGCCTCCTCAAACTCCGACTGCGCCCACAGACGAGGACCTAGAGAATCTTCCTGACGAACAGATCAGCGCATTGCTGAGAGGCGTTCGCAAGATGAAAGCTCAACAGGCCCGGCGCTCTAACTAAACAACAAGGAGTAACCATGAGTTACTCTCCTACAAGTATCGTCACGAGCGGGGCGCTTCCGAACTTAGTCGCAATTCACTATGAGCGCGAAGCTGTTCCCAACCTCAAGGCGCAAACTCCTTTCCTTTCCATGACCAAGCAGCGTCCGCTGCCGTTGCGGCAAGGTAACCAGATTCAGTTCTACACCTACGCGATCTTGGCTGCAAACCTGAACCAAGCCGCTGAGGGAACCGTGAATAAACCTGCGGTTCTAAAATTCGCCCAAATCCGTCAATACCTGTTTGCAGAAGCCGCCTAGTGTGGTATAATGTGAATAGACAAGACGGAGGAAAATTCTTGCGAAGCGACATCCATCCCAAGCGTTGGGCTTTCATAGCCGGTCTAATTGACGGTGATGGAAGTTTCAGTATCCGATATGACAAAGAGTCCGGATATCAATTAACTGTTAACATATATTCGACATCGAGAAATCTGATGAACTGGTTGGTCAAGCTGATTGGTGGCCAGTATCGAAAGATGCCTACGAAGGGCAATCGTAAACAGCGGTATGCTTGGTATTCAGGGAATTCAGAAATTCCCACCAATGTTGCTCCGTATCTCATTCTCAAGAAAAGTCAGGCAGAGTCTTCCGTTCTATTCTTTAATCTTGGCTCAGAGAGAAATCCTCAAGCTAGAGAAGAATTGATGAGAGACATTCAAAATGCTAATGACTTTTATGTACCAGCCAATAAAAAAGATGTACAGGATAGTCGAAAAAATCCGATAGAACCCACCAAACTGGATTGGGCCTATCTCTCCGGATTGTTTGATGCTGAGGGGTCTTTCGGCCTCCAAAGGCGCAGCAAAAAGGGCAACGGTTCCTATACATCTTACGCACGAATTTCAAACACAGATAATCGGGTATTCTTGTGGATCGCGCCCCGCTTCGGCGGTCGGTTTTCGGTTACTACCAAGGAACACGATAAAGATGAAGGCGCATGGACGTTGTCCGGCTCCATCGGTTTAGAAGGAAGAAAAGATCGAGAGAACAAACTCTTGGCTTTGGTTCCTTATCTGGTTGCTAAGAAAGAACGTGCGGTGCTCTTTATGGAGTGGATTAGAAATAACCACCTATTGACCAAAGAGCAAAAATTGGATTATTTTCTGAGAATGAAGGCGTTGAACAAACGCGGAATCTCTCTAGAGACTAATACGGCGAACTGTCCAGAAAATGGACAGATGATAGAGTCCGATCCTGATAGCGATATCAGGTGCGACCCAGCAGTGATGTTGGAGTCCTAAAACACAAATAAGGAAGCCCGATCTCCGAATCGAGCACCAAGATCGTTGCTACCATCGGGCAGTATGCCGATTTTATCAACAGTTCTGACTTGGCTCTCGACGTAGCAATCGACGATCCGGGTTTGCTCCAGAATCTGGCAAACGAACTCAACTACCGGCTTGCTCTTACCCTCAACTCTCTTGTCCAGATCACAGCGGACTCGGCAGTTGCGGTGGACTCGCTGGTCAACACACAACTGGCCAACGGCTCGTATCTGACGGCGAACAACCTTCGTTCGGCAGTTCAGTCGCTGGTATCGGTCAACGCACGGCCTCTCGTAAATAACTCCTACGGTGGAATCATTCACCCGAACGTGGTACGAGACATCCTCAACGACACGTCTTTCAATGGTCTAACCGACATTGTAAAGCGCGATCCTGAGATGGCGAAGATGCTGTACGAACTCCCGAAGAATGATGATGTTATCAAGTTCGCCGGGGTCACGTTCAAGCAAACAAGCACTGCGCCGACGGTGACCATCAGTTCGAACACGTATTACAACACTTACATCTTCGGGGACGACGCGATTTTCAGCGTCTTCTTGGGCAAGAATCCCGAGGATGGATCGAAGAACTATTTGCAAAAAGTAGCTTGAGCGGGCAACTGCTCTCGAACAGACCGTAAATTCGGTGGAACCCTCACAGAGGCAATACCGAGCCAAGTCGCGAAAGCGGAAGGTGTAGAGACTAGAGACGGTCCTCCCTATGGGATGATAGTATAGTCCGGACTGCACAGCGATGTGCAGAGGCAAACAGAAATGATTTGCCCGTCCGAATAATGGACAGTAACAAAACGAAACTCTTCATCCAGAGTGCGCCTGAGCAGGGAAGTGTAAGTGATCCAGCACGTCAACTTTAGGCGTCACTAAGGCGAAATCCTTAGAAGAAAATTCTATCTAATTGACTTGGAAGCTGAGAAGCCAACAAGGCGGAACCCAGAAATCGGGACCGTGAGAGACTAAACGATAGAACACCCTTTGGGGTGATGCGATAGTCCGGCCTCATACGAAATGAAGTATGAGAGGTGTGCAGAAATGACGCACCCCGTCCATTTTAGACGAGTAACATTCCGCAAATTGGAGGCTGGGTTTCTTACAATGTACGGTACACAAACACTTTGCGTCCGGGCAGCACAATGACGCTAAGACGTTTGCAATCAGAGACATCCAGTTCATAGGAGTCTTTGAAAAAATAGTTTCGAAATTCTTTACACAAAGCCATTAAACTGTGGTATAATGTATTTGAGTTTCGAAATTCAAACCGGGAAGGGCGGTACCTCACTACCGCCCAACTCGACTCATGTGAGGATGAGAGAACATGTATTACATCTATTTGGTAACGAATAAAGTCAACGGAAAGATTTATGTTGGTCAGACTGGGTTGACCATAGAGGAACGTTTTAAAAGTCACATCTGGTCTCGGAACAAGGACGATCATTTTCATGCGGCAATCCGAAAGTATGGAGAAGACGCTTTCGTCATCCAAGAGTTGGGCAAGTTCGAATCTCTCGAAGAAGCCAACAACGCAGAATCTTTGTGGATAATCTCCCTTCGATCCTACGACAGCAAAATTGGCTACAACACGAAATTTGGTGGCGAAAACGGAGGAGCCCCCACCGAAGAAACAAGAATCAAAATCGGATTAGCAAGCAGCCAAAGAGTTCATGCTGCTGAGACTCGGGAAAAGATGCGAAATTCTCATCTCAAACGCCAAGGAAAAACTACTTCCCACGAGGGAGTGGGGGTTTTTAAAGGACGTTTTCGGGCGAGAATCAAGATTCACGGAAAAGAAATTTCTTTGGGACAACACGATACCATTGAAGAGGCGGTTGAGTTTCGAAAAAAGAGTTTAGAACGGCTGAGCCAAATCGGACTAGAAGCTTTCACGGGAGAACTAGAAATCTTCCGTAAAGAAGTAAACAAGAAAAGAATCGCAAACCGGCCTCACAGAGGACCTTTATCTGACGAAGAAAAGGAACAGATTAGTATTCGCACCAAGAAACGATGGGCGAAGAACTTTAATTGGATGGACGCTCAATTCGTTTCTCCCTTTGTAACGGACGCCCAAACCCAGCAGAACGATCAGGTTGCATCATGAGCTACGAAACTTGGTTTCACGGCACGAACGAGGATTCGGCTCGTCTAATTATTCAAACCGGATTTCAACCCGGAACATATTTTGCAAAACACATGGAAGACGCAATCATATTTGGCGGTCCCTGCGTTTTCTGGATTAGAGTAGAATGGGAGCGAAAGAGTTTGGACGGATGGCAGCAGATAAGTTCTAACCATATTCCATCCAAGGCAATTGTAGGATTTTTCCTTGGAGAAGGTTGGTTCGAAGAAGCCAAGGAGGCCGCATGATCGCCTGTTGCGGGAGCCGGGCTATTGCGGATTATTGCAAACGGTGCGGTCGGAATTTAACGGCTCTTGGGCAATACCGAGATTATGTTCACTATGTCCCCGGAACTCAGACCCCATGTTTGACCATCGAAGAAGCCCTCGGAATGACCGAAGAGGAATTTGACGAGATAATAAATCCTCTTCAAGAAGAACTCGCAAGAAAGCTATCCGAAACCATTGACCTTTTAGTAAAGGATTTCACCTAATGCCCGTCTCCCCAGCATCCTCCAGTACCGGCCTGACAACTACCACAGCGGTTTTCTACGGCGCGAAAAAGAAACCCAAGCCGAGGAAGAAGCCAAAGAAGAAATGACGGCGCTTTGGATAGTCGGGATAAGTTTAGGATGCCTTCTTGTAGCCACAATTGCAGCGGCGGTCGTCATCGGCATTGCTAAACAAGCTATCAACTATTTCATTGGTCGCTCTCGATGACGACGATCTAGTAGCCGACGGAACCCTGTCCGAAGAAGAACTGAAAGAAGCGGTCGAGAAATTCAGGCGGCTGCGGTCGGCGCACTCCGAAGTTTGGGAAGAAGAGGAGTCCGATGTTTAAAAAGGTCCGCCTGAGCCTGCCTGCCTATTATTGCGTTCTTGGACAGTTCCCGCATTGTGACCAAAGAATTCTTCACGCCCGGGGCGAGTGCCAATATTGTGATAAGCACCCAGACTGGCAAGCTCTTCGGGAGGCGTGGGGAATATCCTTTACTGGATACGAACCGGAAGACAAAGAATTGCCCTGTCCGGCGGATTATGCACGAGGAGATTCTCATAAGCTCTGGTATGGAAACGTAGCAGCGAAGGAGTCCGAATAATGGACAAATTCAACCCATTTCGCAAGCTGGTCCCAAAGTCCAACCGAGTTGTCGGCGCAGTCAAAGCAATCCCGCTGTGGTTCCGGCCTAACATCAAACCGTGGGGTTACTACTCCGGAAGATTGGAAAGTCGTCCGGATTTCCGGAGACCGAACAGGGTACATCGAATCGAGATTTGTGCAGTAGTTTTTTACTGCATTTGCAGTAAAATGCCCGAGAGGGCCAAAACCAACTGACTTTAATTCTGAGCACCTAGTCAGTGTGCTGTTCAAGGAGAACACATGATGTACACGCAGGGATACATAGCATCTTTGAAGGTCGGAGGTAAAATCCTCCGGGAATCAAACGGAACAGTTTCGCTCCCATTTGGGTCTGAATATTCCGTGCTCCTCAAAAACAAACTCTCCCGTCGGGCTCAAGTCAAAGTCGAAGTAGACGGCCAAGACGCGACCGAGGGAACCAAGCTGATCCTGCCCGCAAACGGATCGCTGGAGCTAGAACGCTTTATCAAGTCTGGCAACCTAAAAGCGGGCAACAAGTTCAAGTTTATCGAACGGACTTCGAAGATCGAAGAACACCGGGGAATCAAAGAAGACGACGGCTTGATCCGAATCGAATTCTGGGCTGAGAAAGAAGTCGTAGATGTACCGGTTGTCCGGCATCATTATTACGATGATTGGGTTCCAGTCCGCAGATATTACTGGGATCGCCCGTGGTATGATCCGTACTACCCGACATGGCCTCAACCGACGATTACTTGGAATTCCAATTCCGGTATCCAAACTTCCTGCTATAATACAAGCGGAAGTTTAGGAGAGGCACAAAGCGATAATCTGGGCTCGGCGCAAAATTTTTCTGGCAGTTTGCAAAAATCTTCTGCGAGACAGACCAGAAGTCTACACCCGCAAGCGTCTAGCGGCATCACTCGCGATTCAGGTCAGCAAGTTCATGCTCAGAACTGCATGATGGCGGAAACCAGTTTCAACGACGCAGGAATCACGGTCCCGGGAAGTCACTCAAACCAAGAGTTCCAAAGCACTTACGGGTTTGAAACCGAATCGAACAGTCACGTGATTGTACTTCAGTTGCGGGGTGTGGTTGGGGACAAACCAGTCGTAGTTCCGGTTACCGTAGACCACAAGCCGGTCTGCCCAACCTGCGGAACTACAAACAAGGCGCAAAATAAATTCTGCAAAGAATGCGGAACGGCCTTGCAATTAGTCTAAAGTGTGGTATAATGTATTTGTTAGGTAGCGGGTTTCACCGGCCAAGGCGGAGTCTTTAAGCGAGAACAAAAACGGGAATGACTCTAACCGGTAGAGTGACCTTGGTTTGCAGATAGCAACATAACCGCCCAGAGCGTGATTATGCTGCCTATAAATTTCGAGTTTGCGTAAATCGAGGGATGCTGGCTACTGAGGAGCGAAGGTAGCTGGATCGGGAACTTCCCAAACCACCCCGATCTTTGCCCTCCTTGCTCAGAAATGACGATTTACGCAATGAAGGTGAGGGCCACGGTTGGTCATACGTCCAAACTGTTGGGTAGGTACTGGATGGGACAGCCTCCAACAGCCCGTGGCCTGATTCCCAAAGGACAACATGATTGATTCAGAGTTTGGTTGGTGGCGTAGTTGGATTAGTGAGCTTCTTTCCTAGATCGATCTGGGAAAGATGAACCAGAGGTAGTTTCAGTTCAGCCCTCTCACCCCCGGAAGTCATGAGCCGGACTCGGGTGCTTATTAGAACTGAAGCGGGGATGGGGCTCGGGTTTGGCCTCAACGCATACCCACGGGGTTCATTACCCAACAGGCCCAACATTTTAGGTTTGACCCTCTTCGGAGGAGAACAGCAACAAGCGGAACTTTAGTTCACACAAACTTGAGTTTTGACGCATCCCCCTCGCCCGGTACCTGCTTGTTTGGGGTGGCCCCTGAATTCCTAGGAATTCAGTAATCCGGTGGTCAAATGGTGGTGACACCTACCAGCCTGTGTGGGCAAAGTGGTGTGACTCTAGCATTCTCAGAGTAGAAGCTTAATTTCGTCCAGATAATGGACTAGGGAGAAAACGATGGCACCAAAGCATCCGGGGTTCAAAGCAGTTCAATCGAAGATCGCAGGAGAAGGCTATAGCAAGAAAGCAGCCGGAGCGATCCTCGCAAACGCGACACGAAATGCCAGCAAGTCTGCGAAGGCAAAGAACCCCAAACTCCGCAAAGTCAAGTAGATGGAAGAATCTCTTCAAATCCACCACAGCGAGCAGATTCACTGGGCTTCCTACGATCCGGACACCCAGCAATTGAACCTGACGCTCAACGACCGGAGAAAGCACGGGTATTCGCCGGTCCCCCAAAAGGTGGTTAACGGATTTGTCCGCGCTAAATCCCACGGGGATTTTTTCCACAAGAACATCAGAAACAACCCGAATTACCGATACCACGGAAAGGTAGAATGAACATGAAACTGGCTTTACTTTCAGTGTTCCTAGCGTTACCACTTTTGCTTCCGGCGCAAGTCGTGGTTTCTCCCGCCCCGGAAACGACCGTGACCTTGTCTGGAGCGGGCACAATTTCCTCCTACAGTATTTTGGTTTCAACGGGGGACCCATGTGCGCTATACGGGGGAAAACAACTCAAGGATGGAACCTGTCAAACGACCTTTGATTTTCATATGGGTCCGGACAATTCCGTTTGTCTCTTGCATTTTTCTCTAAAACTCTGGCACGATCCGAAGGTAATTTGCACTTGGACTCCCAACACCTCGAAAGGAAACACCAAATGAAGAAAGTATCCGGCCTACTGGCGGTACTGTTCGCCGCAACACTCGTAGCACAAACACCGCTTCCGCCTAAGATTCCGGTGGAAGTTCTCAAACAGTTTTATGCGGCAGACGCCGCCCAGCAAAGGGCCCAGCGCGAATTGGATTCAGCGCAGAGAGATATCCAATCAGCAAACGACGGCTGGAAGCAGGCTGTTAGTTCTCTACAAAAGATTTGTGGAGATAAATTTGCTCTGAAACAGGATACAGTCAACACCGACCCGTATTGTGTGGCCAAACCTGAACCAGAGAAACCATCTGAAAAGAAATAAGCTCGGCTCGGCGCTTTATCCTCCTTTCTCGCCGAGTCACCGGGGACGGAATAATTCCTCCTTCCTCCGTCCCCGGAGTTCTTCAATCGAAAGGCTTTTATGACAAACTGGCGCACTTTCCAACCGGTGTCGAAAGAAGAACACCTGATTCTCATTAACGAAATTCAACTTCTCCGAAAGGAAATTAAAGAACTCATGAGCACCGTACCTACTGGACTAGCAGCACTTACCCAAGCCGATGCCGATCTCGCGGCAGCAATCACAGCTAACACCACCGAAACCACCGCAGTTGTTGCGGCAATTGCAGCACTTAGCGCACAGCTTACTGCGCTGAATAGCGAGGACCCGCAGGTAGCGACTATCGCCGCCGATCTCGAAACCAAAGTTGCTGCCCTGACAGCGAATACAACCGCGTTGACAGCCGCTATTGCTCCGCCCGCATCGACAACCCCAGCAGCTTCCTAACCATGCGCCGTCTACTGTTTGACCTTTCGCTTCCGTTCGTTATCTGTTGGGGATTACTTATCTGGTTTATCGCCAACTGCGGAAATGGGGGCGATTGGCAAACATGGATGGAAGACCATCTTTCGTAGTTTGCGCGGGGAGCCTAAATACACCGGCCAAGACTCTGAGAGGGCCGGACGCGCAAAGTTTTAATGTCCGAATAATGGACAGCAGGTTGCCTTTCACAGAGGAGTCGAACCGCTGGTTTACTAGCCCTAATCTGGCGGCAAGGTTACTTTAACAGGTTGTTCCAAGGAGCAGGACTCGCCGCAGACGATCTCTACGGAGGAGCAGTTTCTGAAGCGCAACCGGGCAACGTCATCGTAATATCCGAAACGAATCGCGACCTGCCCTTTTTACTTCCATGCCAAATCATATCAAAAATCTCGGTATATGTGCTCTTTGCAGACAAGAGGTATTGTCAGTAATGGACCTAAAGGAGCATGTCATGGGAGATGTTAATAAAAATGGTTTGATTGGCTGGTCCGAAGGGAAAGATTTATCTCCTCTTTGAAAGCAACTTTGGTGCAGCAAATGTATTGCTCGCATCCACCCACGGATATGTATCTGTCCACATTGCAAAGCCGCCAAACTATCCGAATAATGGACTAAGGAACTCATGCCAATCGATCCGCTCGATAGTATCCACATCACCAAAAACTTCCCAGACCACGTCCTCTTAGATATTGCTCGCAACGGTTCCGCCCAGCAAGATTACCGGTTACTCGCTGTTGAAATCCTGAACGCCCGCAAGTCTCCCAAACTACAGCATCCGGACATACAATTTCTGGTTCGTGATTTGGAAATCGAGTTGGAAGGAATTGTGTTTGAGCACCCGGCCCCCTCGGGACCGGGGCCGCTGACTGCTGGTGTGACGACCGCGACTATGTTTGCGGACGTGCCGATTCAAAACGAGTTTACGGGGTTTGAGTCCATCGATATGGACTCCTTGCGTGAGGATGGAATTCTTGTAGATGCTGTAACAACGGAGGTCATCTCTGACATTCCGCCGACAGAGCCCGAAGCCGTTTCGACCAAGCCGAAGAGAAATCCAAAGCCACCAAAGGATAAACCCGATGCCGCCGAATGATCCCGCAGTATATGTCGTCCGGCACGGGCGAACTGAACTCAACGCAACCCAAAAATTTAGAGGAAACGCCAATCCCCCTCTTGATAGTGTCGGAATAAAGCAAGCCCATAAATTAGCCAGCCTGTTCTCAAACATTCCAATCTCCCACATCTTCTGCTCCGATAAACAGCGAGCAACTAAAACAGCCGAAATCATAGCGCAAGCCAAGGGTGGTCAGATTCACCAGTCCGAAGCCTTACGGGCTCTTAATGTAGGAGAATTCTCCGGCAAACCCCGCAACAAAGAATCCGAAGCAGAACTTCAGCAGTATCTCGATGACCCTGATTGCTGCATACCCGGTGGAGAGTCGTTAAACGACTTTAGAGCCCGCATCAGACCCTGTCTACTAGAAGCGATAGATATTTATCTTGAGTGCGGAGTGCCTCCCATGTTGGTCGCGCATTCCTCGGTGGTTCATGAGGTTTCGAATATCGCAACAGGTAATCATAAAAAGATTCTAGTAGAGCCCGGCGGAGCAATCGCTGTGTACTGCGATGGCGGAAAAATTACCGCCGAACCAATTTTCAAACCAGTCAAGATTGAGCACGGAACACCCGCTCAGATTATCACATAATTCACAAACCCGCTCTGCGGGCATAATCAAACAAAGGAAACAATCATGTCCAATCCAGCATCAATAGCGGGTTTCACGGGTTCCGGTACTGTACGCAATACGTGGCCCACGCAAACTGTGGCTACCGTCACGGAAACAATTTTACAGATCAACACCGACGGATCGGCGGTAGGAGCCTACATAACGGTGCCTACTGGCGGTCAGTATTTGGGTGCCCAAACCAACCTTAACGTAAACGCTAACGCCTCCATTACGGGACGTTCAGGCCGTCATTACGGCCTAGCCGCAGGCGTATCAAACGATCAATTCTCTTCTGAATCTTGGAGCGGTCGCCCGTTCTTTGTCCGGGTATCCGGAATAGGTAATGCAGGCGCTAACGCTGCTCAGTCAATTCAGGTTAACCTATATCAGGGTTCATCGGCAACCGTAGCTTCGAACAAGAAGGTTGGAACGACCGGAACGGGCCTTGCAGCAGTGGCTGGCGGCGCGTTCAACTTCTATGTGGAAGCGGAGATGCTGTGGGACCCAACATCGCAGATTTTGTCCGGTTCGTACACAGCAAACATTGCCTTCGGAACTACGTCACAGTTCACAACTACGACTGTTTCTCCAAGCGTTGTGGCTTCGGTAACCGCAGCAAACTTGGTGTTCAACGCAACGTTGGTTCTTGGTAACGGTGCGTCGAGCACTATCACGGTCAAGGAATTTGTGATCGACCAAATCTAAAGTAACCGAGTTTCCGGCCTCGACAAAACCGGATTGTCCGAATAATGGACTACGGAGTCAAAATGTCAGTTGTTATTAAGATTCTCCATGAACGGGACTGGAACGGAAGAGAGTACGCGGAAGCGGCTATCAGGGACCCCAGACTTACGTCTGACGCGATTTCCGGAGTCATCGGTTACGTTGTCGCGGCCCTTGTCAAACATCCTTCGGATGGGGCAGTTACCCTTGAAAGGGCTATCGCTGTAACCGCCGATAACTCCGAAGACAATGAACTCGCCGAGTCAGTCGTCAAAACCATCGAACGCAAACTGAACGAGGCTTTTCCTGACCCAAATCAACAGGAAGTTCCCGAAGTCTCGCTCTGGGTACCCGATGGCAATTGAGTCTGATTACGACGTACTTGACTACGAAGCTGGAGCGGACAACGAAGTTCGTGGACAAGAATGTTGTAGCTGCTTTCGACTACTCCGGTGGGAGTTCTTCGATAGAAATTCTGCCTATAAAAACGGCTACTCTCCGCAATGTAGCTGGTGCAAGCAACAGCCCGTTCTTAGCGTAGCCGAGCACACCGCTCGTTTACGGCAGATGAACTACAACTCCGATGGAACCAAACGTCAGAGGCACATAGATCAAGACGAGTTCCATAAAGAGCGCAAGGGCGAAGTCGTGGACTTTTCCTTGTTCCTTCAGAAACTCCACCACATCTATCCAAATCTCTATATCACCCCCGGAGCAGTAACCGTAAACGGTAAAATCGCCGATATCTCACTGTTCGCCACCAGCGGCGTAGCCAAATCCGAATGGAGAGGCCAAACCGCAAAATACATGGGATACATTACCATAGGCCCCATGCCCGAGTACAACGAGTACGAGTTCGATTCGAGAGATATTATGCTACGAGCAACTCGGATTGGATGGAGAGATGTCCTTCTTCGGTTTATCAAGAACGGAATTTTGACCGAAGAACAATGTAACAGAGAATTTGGACCCCCGTCTGGGTTCGCAGATTCGACCTACTGGTACAAGAAATTGCATCAGTTTAGAAATTCCAAGAAACTCGTAAACACACCTTCCGTTAGTTCGGATTGAACTAGGAGCCCGAAATGTCCATAAAACCCATCAAGCCCAAATCAGATTCACCCGAAGAGCCAGTTTCAGCAAACGTTGAAATTCCCCCAGTCGTTGAAACTGCTGTAGATACTAGCGCGAAGCCCTTGTCTACCGAGCAGTTGCTTCAGATCATCGTTTCCCTGCAACAGGACAACGCCAAAGCGAACGCCGCTCTGGCCAACGCTATCTTGGAAACCACCAAGCCCCGCGAAGTTCTCAAGACTAAAGAGCAACTCGCTCGGGAAGCCAACGACAAGATTTTCGAAGAGCAAGCCAAAGAAACCAGACGGCGTCAGAGGCAAACCAAGCAAACCGAGCAAGAACAGTGCGACCACATCGCCGGTAGTCTTGGAGAGACCCGAGACGTTCACCAACGTACCTCGATTGTCTGGCACCGCACAGACGCTCAAGTGGACATCGGAATTTGCTCAACCTGCCAGCGATTGTTCCACCCCGAAGACCCGGTCGATGCCCAAGGCCACAACTATTCGTATTGGCGTCGTAAGGGCTCGTTCAACCGCATCTCCGCAGCCGGTGTCCGCCAGTTTATGGACCCGCTCCGAGCCCAACACGATTCGTTTTTGCGCGACAGCTAACTGAGGATATATGGAAGAACTTCTTGATTATGAAAGCTGGGTACGCCAGTTCATAGAGAACCTGTTCTCCTATTTTGATATTGTTGGATGGGAACTCCGCATTGAATTTGCTAACGCTCCATCGGAAAAACACGGGGGAAATGCCTACGCAAGTATCGATGTGGAGCCCACCTATCAAATGGCCACCATTACCTGCTTTCCAATCGTAAAAGAAGATTTTGACGAGAAGAAGATAGATGACATGGTCCAACGCCTGACTCACGAAGTCGTGCATGTTTTCCTCTCTCCGTTTCAAGAATTTGTAGAACCCCACCTCTCGACAACCACTTCTCCTTATTTCAATAAAATCCTAGAACAGCAGACGCAAAAGCTGACGATGGTTTTCTTGAAAACCCTTCCTAAAAATCTAATCCCACCAAGGTAGCATGGCTTCCTCCACGATCCAACTTCAGCGGACGATCAACCGCTCCTCGCAATACGCCCGCTTGGAGCCACTGACGTTTGTCTCAAATACCGCTAATGACCCGGCGTTTTCAAACGCCGATTGGGTGATGCAGACTATTTTGGCTCCCCCGTTTGCGTGGAGATGGAACAGGACCTCGGAAGGAACTCCGTCGGCCCCTGCGTTTGTCACTGAAATCGGCGTAACGGACTATCAAGTTAATCTCCCAACTTTTGGTTGGCTCGAAAAGGCTACTTTGTACGATCCAACTTCTGGATACGCGGCTCTGGAATTGCAAGTAGAACTGATCAAGGCTATCGAAACCAACCCTATCCAACCCCAGCGTATCGCAACACAACTTGACGACGGACAAGGAAACATAACGTTCCGATTATTCGGGTCCCCGGATCAGGTCTATAATGTTTGTCTGGAATTTCAAAACGCGGCCCAATTATTCACCGATCCAACAAATACGTGGGCTCCTATTCCGGACTACTTATCATACATCTACAACGAAGGCATGGATTATAAGACGTTTGAATATTTGTCGGACCCCCGTATGCAGACATCTGGACAGTTGTTCTTTCAATCCCTCGCTGCGGCTTCTGAAGGGCTGACGGAATCTCAGAAAAATCTTTGGCTAAGTGACAAAATGAATACGCTCCGTCAGACTGCATCCGTTCAATCGGGGAGGGCCTAATGGGAACAGCAACTACCGGGTTTCATCGCTTTAGTAACGTCACTGCTCGGGCTCCATACTCAACTACCCAAGAGGTGGTTCCCGGGGCTACTATTTATGTAACTTTGACGACGACCGGAGCCGGGGCTGTTATTTATTCGGACCCGGGACTGTCTGTAGTTATACCGGGGTCGTTGATTACTGCCGACCCCTCGGGGTGGTACGAATATTATATTCCCCTGAATTACAACGTGACAGAAACCATTACCTCGGTTTCCGGATTGAATTTTACGATCACGAACATCGTGTCTAACACATAGGATTGGAATGAAGAAATTTCTTCTCATCGTCGCTTTGTTCCTCGCAATCTGTCCATTATCCGGACTGAATGCTCAAGCCACGACCGGCTATCATCGGGTAAATCAGGTGCTGTCCCGAGCCTCTACCGGGATCAACGCTCAGGTGGTCCCCAACGCCAGAATCACGGTTACCCAAACGGCTACCGGAACTGCGGCAACTATCTATTCCGACCCCCTGTTGTCCAACCTTATAACTCCGTCTGTAGTCACTGCCGATAACGCAGGGAACTATTCATATTATGTCCCTCTGAACTATTGTGTAACAGAAACAATCACTGCCCCCGGTCAGGGGACTCAGATAATCCCTAACATCTGTTCAAACAGCGCCAGCAGCAGTACCTTTCCTTCCCCTCCGTCATTTTCTGTACAATTCGCAAACAGCGGGTCATCGGCTTTTGATAGTGATTCGACTATTAACGTCACTCCCTCTACTCATACCCTTACTTCTCCAACGGTACAACCGGGTCAGGATGTTACCCAGAGTTCTCCTGTTATAGACATTCGCAACACTGCCTTTGCGGGCGGTGCGGTGATCGACGGCCACACCGATATTAGCCCCGCAGTGTGCGCCGCCCGTGAAAGTTGGAGCGCCTCACATCCGGGTCAAAGTCAGACAATTTTATTGGCCTGCGGCGGCGGTGGTTCATCCGCTTCTTGCTGGTGGGCTAACCCTTTGGCGAGTTGTTCTGGAAGCATAGGCAGTGATTTTAAGTACGTCCTGCAAGGCACTCTCAATGTAGGTACCACGTTGTCCGTTGGTGCGGGTGGGGCTTCTATAGGCGCGTCAGAGTTCGATGGGGAATCGGGAGAGTTTGGAACTCAATTCCAAGGCACTTTGGCGACAGCAGTAGTCAACGGTCCTCTATGTTTTGGTACGCTCGGCACCGCAATCACAACGATCAACACCCCGGTCACGGTGACGCCGACATTTTCCGGAACGACTATCGGCGGTGCATGTTCGATTGCAAATCTTCCGGTAAATTCCGCGCTGACTATGCGCGGCATGGAAACGTCAGCGGCTACGGGTACGCGGTCTTCAACTTCACTCAGCGGAAGCGGTGGGTACGCGGTACTGACCTTATCTTCTGCCGTGCGTATTTCGGCGGGGTCGAACATTCAGGTAACTGGCTGCTCAGACACAGCGTTCAATACCGGTACTCTGGGAACGCTGTCACAAAGCGTAGTCGCCACTCCGGATTATCCCAATCAGCAACTCGGCTATTACATCTCGACATCTGGTACCGGGTCATCAACAGGATGCACGGTGAAGGGGGCCAGTGACGACCGTTTTGAGACAGAGCTAGTGCAGTGCTCAAACGGCACGGCTAATCCCGGATACTCCTGCGGCGCGGGACAGATCACTTTCGTAAACGCCCATACATACGCATCGACTGACCAGTGGGGCGAAGTGGCGATGGAAAGCCCGTTCAACGACGGGGCCGGTGGAACTGGGTTGGTAATGAAGCGGATTCTAGTCCAAGGTTCCGCAGGAGCAGAATTCTTCTCCGATGAGTCCATCCATGAGACGTTCGAGGATGATGGGTTTATTGCCTTTGGGACGCCCACTTCGATTCCTTTCGAGGCAGATTACCCGCAGAACCTCACAGTCCATTCATCGGCTTTTAATTCGGTCAACAATGGGTATAGCACTTGCCAATCCGGTAACTGTGGGAACGTGAGTTACCCGTTCGGATTTCGCTGTACCATGATCCCGCCCAGTATCAGTTCTTATCAGGCGGGAACGTGTAACAACTCGAAAATTGATACTTACTCTCAGGTTCGCGGTGGAATCAAAGTCGATACCAACGGATTCTCTCTGAACTTCGGTATTGAGGCAGCAGCCCCGGAACTTGACCGTGTTTTAATCGAGGAGCCTGTATGGGGTGGAATTACTTTCGATACCCGAGATGGAGTCACAGGCCCGGTTTACATCAAGGATAGCTACTTACAGGATTTCGTTTCTGGGAGCACCGATCAGGCTTTTATTGCTGCGGAAAATCCGGGGGGCACTGGATATATTTTTGAGAACAATACCTACTCAGAAAATCCTTTTCTCGTCAATAAATATTGGTATAGTCCAGCAATCAGTGTGCGCGGAAACATCTCTGATCAGCTTTATACTCCGTGGCCTTATCAAGGGATAGGGGCTGTAGGGCTATTTGAGGACAATGGATTTCTCAAGGGTGAAGTTGAAGCTCCCGCATTTACTGGTTTCGAGAGTTTGCCCTTCGGTTCGCTCGCTGTAAATCAGTCGCCTGCATCTTGGACTTCGGCTTGCAGCACGAACTGTACGGTAACAACGGTTCAAGACCCCACAGGCGGTCAGAACGGCGCTAATATCGCCTCAAACTCAACCACTCATCAAACGATCCTGATTAGCATACAATCCGTATCCACCTACCCCGGCGATCAGTTTATCTTTATGGATTGGTTGCGTCCCGGTACCGGACAACTCATACCTAATGACTGGCGAGGTAACTATCCATTCCAACTCCAAACTTTGGGCACGGATACCTTTCAGAACAACGGATGCGAAAGCGGCATTGGGTCAAATACAGCCTGCGCTACTAATTACGGACTTCCTATGTTGAACGACGACTGGGCACCTTACGTGGCTACCGCCACTATCGGGACAGGCGAGTCAGCAGCGCACTTCATGGAGTTTAATCTCGAAAGCGGCCAATGCACGAATGGTTCGATCCTCAACTGCGGAACACAGCATTTCTGCCCGCAGTGGGCTTTTGTACCGGGGCCTAATAACCCCTCCTACACAGGTGTTTCTACGTTCGACGTGCAAATCGCCCGCATGTACAACTATCACGGTTGTGCGCCGGGCGGGTTACTTGCCGGACAGGTGGCGACTAATCAAACTGTTGTAGCCGCCCAGATTATCGATTCAGGAACCCCATCCAGCACAGCCCCGCTATGTCCAAACGGTCCTAACGGTCAATTCACTACTTCTGGTTGCGTAGCTGGTGCGGTAACCTCCGTCTCCAACTCCGATGGAACTTTAACTATCTTCCCAACAACGAGTGCGGTAGTAGCCTCTCTAAACACAAGCCACGCGAATTCATGGACCGGGTTACAGACGTTTGGAACAGATATCTCTATAGGCGGTGTAACAGCTACAGGGGCCACAGGAACTGGTAACGTCGTATTCTCGGCTGCTCCGACCTTTACCGGAACAATCACGGGGGTAAATCTTACGTTGACCGGTATTGAGTCGGGCAGCGGAAGTTCTTGCTTGCAGATCAGCACTGCCGGAGTCATCAGCAATACAGGAGCCCCCTGCGGATCGGGAAGCGGCGCGGTTAATTCTATCACCGGAGACGGCGGTATAATCACCAACAGCCTATCTACCGGTGCCGTTACTCTGACTTTAGGAGCTACAGAAGCAGGCCAGTTTATAGTGGCTTCTGGGTCGGGAACCGCCGTATGGGGAAAGCAAGTCACGCTTGGTCACCAAAATGATAGCGGCGCTTTAGCTAACGGCTCTCTTACGATTGCCGGTAGCACAACTGCGTCTGGAAATTTAACTCTTAACGGAACAGGGTCTTCTCCCGGACAGATGTCGTTATTCCTTAATTCTGCCGGAACTATTATGGATTTGGGAAGCACCAACGCCACGGTATCGGCAGCCGGGGCCTATGTTGGAACGAATGTAACTGATTCAGCACTAAACGTGGCTGGATTGGTAACTAACTCGTCTGCTGGACTTCTAGGAACAGAAGCTAATTGTACTATCGCACAAGGATGTACGAACGCAACTAGTGCGACGGCGGGTACAGTTCCTAACGCTACTAGCGGGACTGCGTCTAGCTGGACCCCAACTCCTGCGTTGGGAACAGACAACAGTGTGTCCGGAACTCTACAACTTTCGAATAACACCGCAAACGCCCACTCAATTCTCGGAAGCGCGGCTACGACAAGCAACACGGTCAAGTTATTTGCTACCACTCCTACAAATCTGGATTTGATCTATTGTGCCAGTTCTGGAGGAGTATGCACGCTAACCGACGCCGGTTATGCCTACAACTCAATTCCATTAGCTGATATTGCTTCACAATCAGCCAATATCATAGTTGGAACCACAACCAGCGGTAGTCCCGTAGCTCTGTCCGCTCCTTCTTGTTCAGGGGCAACTAACGCTCTAATTTGGACAACTGGAACGGGTTTTGGTTGCAACACAATCACCACAAGCAGTGTTGCTTTCTCTGGGCTCACCTCCTCGACCAATACCACAGCAGCTATGGTCGTTGGAACCGGAGCAAGTCTGTCTACCTCCGGATCGGGAACTATCGTAGCCACAAGCAGTCCATTTTCCGGACTAACTACCTCTACAAATACTACGGCTACCATGACTGTCGGAACTGGGGCAACTATTACCTATTCCGGGTCGGCGGTGATAAACTCCACCGCAGTAGAATCGGCTGGAGCTATTACAACTAACGCAACTTATTATTTCCCGATTATATCTTCAAGTTCGTCCGGAAACTACGAGTTGAATGCTGTAGCTGGTCTAACAATTAACCCGTCAACCGGGTCTATGGATGTTCCTTCGGGCATCGCAACTGGCGGACTATCCAACACAATCTCCGGGGGAACAGCAGGATTCTATGGTCCAATAGAAGGAACCGCTCCCACTGCTATAACGGGCTCTGGCAATTTTGATATCATCTATGCGGATTCGACTCTGCACGCCGACATGGAGTGCCCGGAGTCTAATTCAACCGCCGTGACTACATGCCTGCCCGTTGCCTTGATGCCAGCTACGAGCACGGCTGGGGATGTGGTGTATAGCACTAACTCAAACGGGTATAACCTATCGGATGCTGGATACCCATACAACGCAATCCCCAACGCCGATCTTGCTCATTCTGCAATAACCATCGCAGGCACCTCAGTATCTTTGGGTGGATCAACTACTTCGCTCCCGAGTCCCGGCGTAATCGGCGGAACAACCCCGGCGGCGGCTACCTTCACGGCTCTGACCGCCAACACGAGTCTCGTAATCAACGGCGGAACGGCTCAAACTGGAACACAAGGCACTGATACAAAGCTACTGACAGCCGGAACTATAAGCGGTACCAGTATACTTCTTTGCACGGATGCAAACGGCGGAGCAACCACCACAAGCTGCCCGAGCGGTGGTTCTGGGGTTGTGTCAGCCGCTGCACAATACGATATCGCATACTACACTCAGTCGGGGACTACAGCACAAGTCGGCGGAGCGGCAATTAGTGGTTTCCAATTCGATTCAACTTCCGGAGCACCAGCCGCGGCTACCGCAGCGCAACTTGGAACTCTGGCTGCTATTGCAACTGGAGATTTGGTCTACAGCGGAGGAACGTCATCGGCGCTCCAAGGAAGCGCAGACTTCACGATTTCATCGCATACTCTGACTGGAGGATCAAACGCTATCTTCGATATGAGTGCTGGCGTGAACGTGAAACTGCCGGTCACCGCTTCTTACACTAGCGCAGCCAATGGCGAACAGGGTTACGACTCAACAAATAAGAATTGGCATATATGGGGAAACGCTGTTGATAATTTCAATGTGATCGTACCGGTATCAACATCGATCACGAACGGCCACTGTTCTCAATGGTCTCTATCAGGCGGTGTGCTGACGCTCATCGATGCTGGTTCAACGTGTGGCTCGGACTCCGGTGGAGGAATATCGGGGTGGTCTGGAACACCGTTAACCTTTATTTCAAGCACTACACAATATGCTCCCCCAGTGGGCGGAGGCTTGACCGCCACTTCCGAATCGACGGCAGACGTAGCTGCGCCTGCTGCCGAAACTATCTCCAGCCTTGCTGTAAGTCTTAGTGCGGCCTTGGGCGCTGGTGCAACACTCCAAGTCACCTTCCGAGATAACGGCGCGTCAACGGCGCTTACTTGCACTACAGCATCGGGTGGAACGTCCTGTACCGACACGACGCACAGCGTGAACATCGCTAAGGGCGATTTGATCGATCTATTGTTGGTCTCTTCCGGCACGGTAACCGCTGGTGTTCCTCAAATTATCGCAAACTATGCAGTCGGCACGAGTGGTGTCGGTGTGACTAGTATTGCCACTACAGGCCCCATCACTGGCGGGACAATCACTTCGACGGGTACCATCGCCTGCGCGACGTGCGTTACCAGCGCCGCGTCACTGACGGCCAACGGCATCGTAATTGGCGCAGGGAGTCAAGGGGCACAAACCTTGGCTTTAGTGGCGAACGCGGTCCTCAGCACAAACAGTATCGGCGTGCCATCGGAAAGCACAACGTTGCCTATCGCGCTGACGATTCCCGACGCTGCATCGATTCAGGCGCAGACGGTTCTTCCGCTCACGCAAGTTGGCATCTACAATACAGCGGCTCTGCCGGTAACGACTACCAATCCGGCATTGACTTCTTACACTGTCTCAAAGAATCGTCGCGCCTGCGTGATCGATAACGATACGCAGTCAGCGACCGCACTGACAGCGGCGCAGTTCTCAGGGAAATGCGTCATTCCGTTTGCGGCGACCATCGTCGAAGTAGACGTTTCGGGCGGAACGCAGACCTTGAACGGAACCGCGACGGCTCCGACTTACACAGGTACAAGTTCGATCCAGATCGGCAAATCTGGAGCGCAAAACGTAACCGGAATTCTTTCGGGAGTTCTTGCTACGGCTTCGGGCAGGGCCTGTGCGGTTGCGGGAACTTCGGGAACCTGCATTTTCGATAACGGTATGACCAGCAGCACGACAGTACAACTGTCTGATACCTCGGTCGCAGCCGGAGATCAACTTTACATTTCTGCCGCAACGGCGGACGCAACACAGACGTGGTACGACGTAACCATTGTCTACACGGTAAATTAACCAAGGAGAATCTATGAAGAAGTTTATTTTTGTGATCGCGATGCTGGTAATTGCCGCCGTGATTGGGGGTGCCCAGAACCAAGCTCCTGTTACAGGTCCAATTGCTCCTAACGGGTTTGCCATACCAAACGTCAATTTGATAGACGATTTTCTCGGCAATACTCCAGCGACTTCGACGACAATCGGGCAATTGGGGTGGGATTCTACCGTTGTTTCTGGTGGAACCAACCCAGTTGCTGCTACGGCTTCTGTAGCCAATCATCCGGGGCTGATTACCCTCACTACTGCTGCAACAACTGGTGACGGTGTATATGTGTCGTTGGGTCACGCGGTGGGAGTTCTATTTCCCGGTAACACAACCAACTGGCAAGCGGAATGGATTCAGGAGTACAACCAGATATCCACAGGTTCAACTAGAATCGGTTTTGGTACTGTCGATTCGTCTTCTGCTATTCCGACAAACGGCATCTATATCCGATATCTTCAAGGCACGGACTCTTTCTTGAATGTCTGCTCGGATACTTCTTCAACAGAGACCTGCGGGGCGACGACCATTCTTCCAACCGCAGCGGACTACGTTGACATCATTATGAGTTCGTCTGCTACCGGGACGATCAGCGTCACGGTAAACGACATCACGACTCCGGCGACTTCTACGATAAGGGTATGCTCAAGCGGCTGCAACGTTACAGCGACTCCTCCAACAGGAGTCCTATCACCTATGTTCTCAATCGTTTCAACCAGCAACACGGCGGATGTCCTGACTGTGGATTATTGGAACTATCAACAAATCGCCGCCAGATAATATAATGAAACGACTTATCCTATTTTTGTTCTTTCTGTTCTCGGTACCTACGTGGGCGGTTACCCCAGTTGTTCTTCAGTATTTCGGCGGTCCGAATGAGTCAAACGAGTTTGCGCTTACGACCAGTTTGACAAAGAATGTTCCGTTGGCTAGAGCCGCGACTGCTGGGGATACGCTCGTCTGGTGCATGTACTACAACACCGGAAGCGGCTGGGCTGTCAAGACAGATGCAGGCGCTGAGACTTTTACCGAAGGCGTTCATGGAACCGATTCGGGTGTCGGAACATTGGACTGCTACTACTTCATCAACTTGGCAGGCGGTGAAACTAGTATCCAGATCACGCACACGTCAGGGAGTCCTACCTATGTGGGCGGAGTGGGATACGAAGTGAACAACATCACCGCTCATCACGTCGCCGGAACCTGTACGTCGGGGTCAGGGGCACTAGGACAGGCAGCTTCTACGACAGTTACTTCCGGCACTACAGGGACAGTCGCATCGGGAGATTGGCTTTCTGTCTACACCTTTCAATTCTCGACGCCGCAATTGACGGTTGCCTACGCTCCTGTGACCCACGCGAACATCACTTGGCAGATGATTCATTCGGAACTGATGGTCGCGCAAGCCATGATGGTAGGTCAATATAGCACTACCACAGCCTTCCAGCCTTCAATGACTCAAGCCAACGTGCAGACCTCGAATATGTGTACGGATGCTTTCACGACGGGCACCAGTGGAGCGGCGGGATTCCCGACAGGCGAAGTTGTGGCTGGAGTGCAGGCCGAGACGTTCTTGAACGGTGGCACGAATCCGATGGATATAGAAATAACGCCTATCGGAAACACGCTCGTGGTAATGGGACCAACGGGGTTTGGTGGATATTTCACGTCGGTCACGAGCAGTCCAAGTGCAACGTGGAAGTGGAATGACGGGTCGGGCAGCGACCCGGCTAGGTGTTTCGATTCAGGCGATGTTACCGAGACGCCTTACTTCTACGCTACGGGTCTGACTCCGGGCACGACCTACACCATCACGGTAACTTCTAATACGGCGGCAGTCGATACAGCCTTCGCTGAGTTCGATATTGCTAAAGGGTCAACCCCGAACATCGGTAGCGCCGGTTCATGTAATACCGGTGTTTTTTCTGCGACCAGTGGAAATCTGAATATCAGCCTTACCACAGGAGGCGGTGCGGCGACCAATGCGGCCTTTGTACCAACGAGCGCCAATGGGATCGTTATTTCCAGCGACAGCGTATCGTTCGATACAAACTCTGGCACTACAACCTCCGGCGCATTTGTCAATATGGGCTACAACAGCGGAGCGACCCAGATTGGAAACAGCCCGTGGTACGAGAATGACGGAGATTTAAGCTATCCGCATAGTTCAACGTCGAGTGTGGCCTTCATCTACACAATCACCAGTTCTCCCCCCAACACATCAAGTGATGTAAGTGATTGGTCCGCTTCTACCATCGATGTTCCCGCAGCGTCATCACCGAGCACTTCCATACACCATAAGGTTACATCGGAATGAAGAAACTCTTTCTTCTTGCATTTGCTATCGTGCTGACGGCACCGTTATGCGCCCAATCGTGGTCGAACGTACTATCTTCTTCGCGGGCCATAAACTGGACCAACGCCGGATTACCTGCCACGTTGCCTGATGGGGAAACGACTCCCAATCCGTGGACCCCTCCGACTCGTCCCGCATGTACCACGGGGCAGGCCGGAACAACCGTTCCCATTCCCTCGGGTGCTTCGGTTACGACGATCAACTCGGCCATTGCTTCCTGTGCAGCAGCCAACCCAAACGGATCATACCTGCTGCTTGGTGGGTCTACAGCCAGTCCTGCGACGTTCACTGTCGCGTCCACGCAGTTAAGACTCGTTGATACCTCGGGCGGCATTTCGCACAACGCTGTCACCCTGCGAGGTGGCGGAGCAATGGCAACGAAGATTGTAGTGACAGGTACAGGTGTAGTTGTCTTTGGAAATGCTTGGAGTTCTGGATCGGCTCCGTGGACCGCCGGGTTTAGTCAAGGCACAACATCAATCACCGTTGGAACTCCTACATCAGGAACTATTCCTGTGGCAGGCAATTTGGTTCTATTACAGATGTGCAACACCGGGTTTTCTGGAGCGGGCTGCTCTACCGGATCAGTTGCAGATAACGGCAATGTGTTTCTGTGTGGTGGATCAACTTTCTGCGCAAATCAGGCAGGCAACGATACTCTTCAGGGTCAGATGGTAAGAGTCACCAGCGTAACCGGCTCAGGCCCATACACAGTTAATTTCACACCCGGTCTTTACATGCAAAATTGGACTTCTACCGGAGGGGGTTCGACGATGAGTTGGACCGGGGCTGGGTCGATTAACTCTCCTTATGGTATAGGTCTGGAAGATTTGACGGTTGATGAGACGGGAATATGGAACACAGAAAACTTTGGCATTCAATTTGATTATGTCTACGCATCGTGGATGAAAGGCGTCCGCGTAGTGGGGTCAGGAGAAGCGGATTCGGTCGAGTTCGAGGATTGCAAAAATAGTCTGATATTCAACTCTATGTTTGATGACTATTCCTACAATCGTGGAGATTTATCTCTTTCTATTCAGGAAACCAACGATTCCGATAATCTAATCCTAAATACTCAGATGCTCCACGGACTGTCTTGGGAAGGTCATGGACCCAACGAGGGGGATATTCTGGCGTACAACTTCATTGGCCAGACTCATACCCTTTATTATGAAGCAAATCCGTTTCAGCACACCCCGGGCACGGCGTTTACTCTTTATGAAGGAAATGAAACCGGCCATATCACAGACGATGACACTTGGGGAACCGCAAACCTGAATACGTTTTTCCGGAACTATATGTCGGGATGGGACCCGCCGTATCTTCTCTCAAGCCAGTGCGCTTCTTTATCATGTGTGGCAATGAAAGTGGATGGGGGGCACCGATTCGCTAATGTCATTGGTAATGCTATTGGAAGCCCGTTCCTGACGAACTATCAGGCTACATTGTCAACCCCAACTAACGGGATCACCAATAACGCTGTCTATCGATGGTCAGCAGACATGAACGACCCCCTCGTTTTGCTCACAGTCATGAGATGGGGAAATGTTTCTTCAGTAACGCAATCGTCAGACACTCCTGCTAATTCAGGTATCCGGTTTGTATCGTCAGAAGTTCCCTCTTCGATCAACGTCAATGGGCAGTGTTCTGCTAGCGCCAGTCCATATTCCTGTTGCACAGGATCGGGAACAGGAACATGCTCTGCTTCGACGTGGGCGAATTCAGTACCTTCCAATGACAATCTGCCGTGTTCGTTTTTCCTTGCCGGATATACTGGAACCAGTTGTACTCCTACCCACACAGGTGGTACTGGGCTAAGCTGGTGGAAAGTATGCAAAACATGGGCGACTTTTCCCACTTCCTGCTCCGCCACCCAAACCCAAGCCTTTCCGATTGCCGGTCCAGACATCACGAGCGGTCCATACGTTGGGGGAACGGCTTATGATGTTCCGGCCTACGTTGCGTTTACCACTCTGCCGGTTGATACGACCTACGAGAATTCCTACTCGATCACCGGCTCCAGCTGGTCGGGGACTTGCGCAAACCAACCATCGGGAACCTATGCTTGTGAAACCCTGACTGTCACCGGATTACCTTCCGGCAGCGCCCACATTATGGGCGATATCCAGATATCAGGGACTTCCGGATGCAACACGTCTACGAACGGTGTATTTACCATGACAGCGTCAAGTCTTAGCGGCACTACAGGAACCATAGTGTATCCTTTGGCTTCTAACCCCGGTTCATGTTCTGGCGGAACCATGCTATTTCCGGTGGTACGTCAGTTCGATGAAGCAGTCTATCAAAACGATCCTGCGGGAAACCCAATCGGATCAGTCCTATCCCCCTCAAACATATTTGGAAAATCAGTAATTCAATAAGGAAAACAATGAAAAAGTTTGTTCTTTCGCTTATCTTTTCGGCATCGGCGTTATTAGCTGGAGTCGGTTGCGCACACGCAGGTCAGCTTCCTCCAACGCCCGGATACAACACCGTGTGGACATGGACGGCCCCTAGCCCGTGTAGCGGGTGTACCTATGTTGTGTCCACGCTCGTTCTGTCCAGTGGGACGACTTGCCCCGCGTCAACAGGATCGAATTACATCCCTCAACAAACTGTGACCACAGGAGTAACTGGGACGACTTGGACCCAGACAAACACAACTGGGTTGACGTTGTGTGCTGTTGCCCAGACAATTCAGGGGGGAAATACTTCCACTGCTTCAGCACAAAGCGCAGCGGTAATTAACCCGACCCTGCCATCAGCCCCCGGAGTACCAAGCGGAAATTCGGCGGTATCTGCGTTGGCTCCCCCTGTCTCCCCAAACTCCCTGCCAGTGCCTAGCTCCCAGATGGCAATGAATATTCCTATGCAGATTGTAGGACATTCGGTTCCGAGACAATAATTAGCAATTAGTCCATTATTCGGACGGAGAAACGATGCCTGTATTACCCGGGAACCAAGCTAATTCGCCGACAGTTCAGCAGATAGCTCAACAACTAAAAGCGGACCCCTCTTTCTATAACATATTAGGAGGGGCTGCTGGTTGGGCTACCGAACCAATCCTGACTATCGCCAACGAAGTTCTGTCGCGAATTCTCGCCGAGAACATGCCTTGGATTTGGAATCGGGCAATCGTTCCTCCGTTCTTAACTGTCAGCCTTCAGCAGGATTATTGCACTCAGCTTACGGATATTGGGTGGTTGGAAGATGGCTGGCGTATAGACATCAACAACTCGACATCGAATAACAACGGGGCCCCGAAACCTATCTTTAGCCTCGAAACGGTCAGGTACACCCCGCAGGCGTCCGCCCAATCCGTACCATTCAACATTAGCTTCGTCCCTAACTCACAGGCGTTTCTAGGATCGTGGCAGGCTAATACTGCTTATGGTTGTGGGTATGGAGTTCCTATGACTCCTCGAACCCCCATCCAGCAGTTCATGGATGTAAATGGCAACATCCTATACATCGACTCGACCCAACTAGGATTGACCATTTCTTCTCCGGGGTACACTGGAACTACCATCCTTCCCCCCGGAACAGTGTTTCCTTACGGCACATCTGGGGCTACTCAACCCGCCGCTCCTCCTAACGCTACTCCCGGAACTTTAGTTCAGGATGGTTCGGTCATTTGGGCAGTCGCTGATCCAAATGGTTATGCGATACGGCTATTTCCTCTTCCGGCGTTGAACGGTCTCTGTTGGTGGATCGTAACTCAGTATCAGGTAGCTCCCCCGGTTATCGCAAGATTGCAAGATTCGATTGCTCCTATTCCTAACTACATGGCGTACCTCTTCCGTCAAGGGTGCCGGGCGATGCTCTATCAGTTTCAAGGAAACCAGCAAGGTACTCAAATGTATCAGGAGTGGGAAGAGCAACTTTTTAAGGCTTTGAGAGCGGGGGACCGCCAGCAATCAGACGAGCGTCTATACCCTGATCATTCAATTATGGGAAGCTACAACCCGTGGATGGACCCTGCTGGCATTGGCGCAGCTTGGCCTTATGGCCCCGGCCCGTATGCCTATTGATATTGGTCTGTGATTGATGGTCTCATTTTGATTCCGGCCTTTTTGAGCCTGTGCCGCACCCCAGCTTCCGTTAAAGGAAATAGTTTGGAAATTTGTGGGCAACTTTTTCCTTCCAAATAAAGCTTAATCAGGTCTTCCGTTTTTACTTCTTGGTTGAAGGAAGTACTCTTATCTCCAGAAAATCTTTCCCTAAGTTTCTGTCGAGTTTCTTCGGATAAAGAAGGACGATTCTTTTGGGCTTCCCCGATCTTTTTCCTTGTTATTTCTGATACGGGCGGTCGAGGATTGATGAGCAAAGATTTTTTAATGGCTTCGCTCATCTTCTTTCGAGATTCTAAGCTGTGTTTGAATCCTTTTGGAAGACCGCCGCTTTCCCTCACTTCTTCCGATGGTTTTCCATTAGCTCCCCCTCTTTTTAGGTTATAACCTTTGGATTTATTCATCGAATCATAAGCCGCTATGTAGAGGTCTTCCATCAAGTCTAATTCCTCTTTTGATTGGCAAGAACAAAGAAGTTCGATTTTGAATGATTCTTTTCCATACCGACGAATTGCCCGGAAAAGAGGCGTATCCTGCCCCTTGTATTTTCCCGACAGATATGCCACGGCGTGGGATACGTGATTGCGAAACCGCAGTTTTAGGGACGACACTGTCTGGCCAACATAAATCTTTTTGTTGACTAAGCATGTAATCAAGTAAATTCTACCGTAAACCAAAATCATAGTTTTATTATACCACACTTCCCCAGTTTGTCAACACCCAACGTAAAAATTTCTTTAGAGGACCATGCCCAATAACCTTCAAAAAGTCGGAGCACAGCCCAGCAGGCCCGCACGGTTTGGCGTTCTCTGGCACAACAATTTCTATCTCGGCATGGTTACTCAGCGGAATCCGCTGCACAGCTACCTGCAACACATCGAAGAGGAGTTTTACGGAAACCAACCGGCGCTGATTGGCGGGTCTAATACCGAGGTCTCTACCAAGCTGACGTTAATCCGCAGACCGGGACACTCTGTCTACAACTCAAGTACCTTTCCGACAATAAACCGGTTCTACGAAAACCGGTTGTCGATTTTCAATGCCACCCAAACGACGACCACCGAGTCAATTCAGATCGTCGCAGATTGCGCACCTGTCACACAAGGACCGTTTACCTTCAATATTTCCAGTGTACAGGTTCTGAAAATTCAAACGAATTTCAGCATCATCCATCCTACATATACCTACTACGCTCTGGTAACTTTCTCGACGACTCTACCAAGCGTTGTCTATGGACAAACTTTTACCTTTTCCGGTCTTACTGGATATACCGCCTTAAACGGACATGCGTTAATCGGCGTATCGTCCGTAATTAGATATCATTTGTCTGCTGGACCCAATCAGGCGCTTTTCTCGTTTGGGTCTGCTGCTTATCCAAATACCCCGGATACCGGAATAGCGACGGTTCCTGCTGTAACCGGAGTAGGAACCGTAAGAGATGTTACCGGCCCTTCGACTAACAAAGTTCTGTTTTCTAAAACAGCGGGGGCCGGAACCGCGAGTTTTCAATCGGTCGGAAACACTCTATATTTTTCGGACGGCCCCGATCAGGAAAAACTGATTACCCCTAATCTAATCTGGTCGGCTAATCAGACTTTCAATACCGGAAACCAAGTTTTAGACACCAACGGAAATCTTCAGATCGTCCAAGGAACCGGAACAGCCACGATAACGGAAATCGCAGTTATCAGTTCTACTCTAGGAGTAGTCGGCGGTCCTACCCAATATTTCTTACAGATAACTTTCTCTTCCGAAGTGTTCTGGACTCAAGGAACACTCGTTACTTTCTCCGGGGTTACAACTTATACGTCTATAAACGGTCAGACCCAGACCGTTGTGGTGAATCCTACCTATCTTCCTCCGGGAGTTAACACAGCTTATTTCACGACAGCAGCAATCACTACCTACGGTCCGGCGGTGGATACAGGCACAGCCACTTCTACGAATTCTACCGGCAGTGGAACCAGCGGAGGCACAACTCCTTCTTGGAGTCCAACAATAGGCGGATTTACTACCGACGGAGATTTGACGTGGCAAAACTTCGGAATCCCTCTTTATAACTGGGCAGTACCCCCTCCGACTCTCCCCCCCACTTTAAGCATACCGTCTGGAAACAGATACTGGCAGCCAAATTTTTCGGTTCCTCAGTGGTACTCCGTTTTAGACCAGAACAATCATATTCAGTTTGTATCCTCCCCGGGAATCACAGGAACCCAACAACCTGTTTGGAGTAGCTTATACGATACCGGGTCTTCGTCCAACGGAGTTGTAGCGGGGTCTACTACAGACGGGACTGTAACTTGGCTAAACGCCGGTCCATTAGGCACGTGGCAGGCCGACACGACGTATTATGTTTTCCAGTGTATCTTGGATTCAAACGGGAATATTCAAATCGCAGAAAGCGGAGGAACCAGCGGAGGCTCCGCGCCTGTCTGGAACACAACTATTGGAGTAACTACCACAGACAACACTATTACTTGGGTTTGTGCAGGTCCCGGTCACGTTATCATAACCGGAAATGTATATTACGGGTATAGTTGGGTCTCTACGGACGGAAGTGTAACCACCTCCTCGCCAGTAGTTTCTCTAAATATCAACAGTGCGGTTTTAGGCCCCGCAGGAAACCCGATAGCGACAGTGTCCGGAAGTTTCCCGGCTGATCAACAGGTAACGCAGGCATGGGTATGGAGATCGGTTCAAGGTGGGTCAGCAGCAGAGTTATTCTTCGACTCTGCCCAGTACAACCCCACTCCCGGTGCCGGGTCTAACTGGTCGTTCAACGATGTAATCCCAGATGTTTATCTGAACGAACTAATTCAGGCACCTCTGGATGACCAAAACGATCCTCCTCCTGTAGGACTAACGGCTCTTGCCTATCACCTCAACCGCGTGTGGGGCTCCGTCGGAAATATTGTTTTCAGTTCTCAGACCTCCGGTATCGTCGGAAACCCCTACACAGCTTGGGACCCGGGAGTGTTCTTCACTTTCCCGGACACCGTGGTACGATTGTGGCCTACCTCAAACGGTCTGCTCGTATTTACGGTCGCCGATATTTTTGTCATTCAAGGATTGGGAGATGCTTCTAGTTCCTTCTTTTCGACACCGTTCTTACAAGGAACGGGGCTTGCGAATTACGATGCTTTTACAGTAAAAGGCGCGATTCCGTATTTTTATACCACAGACAATCAGGTACTTACAATCGACCCAAGCACTGGACTATCAGAAGTAGGGGCCCCGGTCGGAGATCAATTTGGTCCGAATAATGGAACAAACACCTTTCTTCCTTCTACGGCTCGGTTGACTTGGAATTTCTCCGGGTCGCAGGAAAAGGCGTTGTACGTTTCGGATTTCTCTCAGAACTGGTGGAGGATGTTACCCACCCCGTCTCCAGAAACCGGAACAACGTGGTGCCCAATGGCAACTATTGTCGGCGGGTTCTCCGCTGTTCAGTCGGTAGAAACTTCCCCGGGAATTCATAACTTGTTGCTGGGTCCACAGACGACCGGTCCGATTCTTATGAGAGACCCGTCTGTCTATTCCGACAACGGTTCGTCGTACAGCGCCTATACCATAATCGGCAGCATAGTTCTGGCCCAGCCGGGACAATTGGCGTACATCAAATTGTTAACAACAGACTGTCAGGCAGTAGGAACTCCGATAACCCTTGAAGTTCAATTGGATGAGATAGCTCCGTTGTCTTCCGGGTATTTCGAACCCTTAACTTTGTATGTTCCTGATCCGACCCAGTTAACCGCCCCTAACAGCTTATATGCACAACGATTCTATATGTCGCAGACGCAACAACCGGCGGTATGCAGGCACTTCCAAGTTCTAGTTTCTTTTGGAACCGATGTTGTTAAGAACGAATTACTTAGCCTGTCTATTTTCGGTGCCTACGATCAAGAGGACTAATGCCGTCAATCGCCTCCAGACTTCGTCCTAGTCTTCCCCGCATATCGGCAGTTCCCCCGGTTGCTCTTCAGCCGAAGCCCCCGATTCCTCCCCCGTCTCCGGGAATTAGCTCCACTCTCCGGTCGCCACTTCCAAATATTGTTGTTACTCAACCAGACTCTCTTCGCCAGTATTACGCCGGAGGTAAAGTCCCTCAATACCGTTTTCCGCCTCTCAAACCAATTTCATAGGATATTTATGCAATTCTTTCAGTGGATAGTTTCAAACTGGCAGGTAGTGTGCGGGTGGGTGACGGGAATTTTCGTTCTCAGTAAATTACTCAGAGGTTTTACTCGTCTTATTTCTTCCGTTCTGGCTGTAGTGACACGGTTCGAAAAAGCCGAAGGGACTTTAACTTCTTTGGCCATCAATCATATCCCTCACTTACAAATGGAACTTGAGCGAGTTAACAAAGCATTAGATTCTCAAAGCTCACTACTTGAAAGTATGGACGAGATTCTGAAGAAAAGCTACGAGAAGCAGTTCGGAGATTATGTCTAAACCTGTTTTTGTCAGATCGGTGAAACCGGACGAAGGTAAAATTTTTCTGGATTGGGTTCGAGAAAATCCGGTCAATGAGTTCGATCCGGATGTTGCTTTGTTTCCGTCCAGCATTACGTGGTGCGCCTACGACAAAGATGGGCCCCTTGCGTACCAAACGGTACAGCGCCCTCTAATGTTGGAGTCTCTCGCCCCAAGACCCGGCGCAACAAAACAGCAGGTAGCTTCGGCCCTAAAAGAGCTAACTCAAAATGCTGTTACTCAAGCCGGATTGTCTGGGGCTGGTGAGATTTATTTCTTGGGCAGCGATTCGGCCACGAGCGAGTTTGCAACCAATCATATCTTCGAAGAAGTCAAGATGAAGGTATATCGCGTTAAGATCAAGGATTTGGAATGAGAATAACCACGTCAGCACAGTTTGTCTGGAGCGAGAAGCAGAATAAATATCTGCTCGTTAAAAAGTCGTCCATTATCTGGACTGGCGATATTTTGTATTGCAAGGGCGCGTCTGCCGCACAGGAGAATTTGGCGAATCAGCAGGCGCAATTCTACCAAACACTGACTTCGGATTACGGACAGCAATTCGCAAATCAATCAGCAATTCTTAATACTCTTCAGAATTCTTTGAACCCTATCGTCCAAGCCGGACCAAACCAGTTCGGCTTCAGCCAAGCAGAGACCAACAACCTCAACGCGCAGGCTATCCAAGGAACCGGGGCGCAATACGCCAACGCCTCGAAAGCTTTGGGTGCCCAGCAGGCCGCACAGGGCGGGGGAAATTCATATCTTCCAACCGGGGCGCAAGCCGCACAGCAAGGAGCGTTAGCTTCGTCTGCTGCAAATCAAGCTTCGAATCAACTTATGGGGGTTCAGCAGGCGGGTTACCAGCAAGGCTATAACCAATATCAATCTGCTATCGGCCAACTCGGCGGAGTAGCTTCTCAATACAATCCAACCGGATACGCCGGACAGGCAACTGGTGCCGGATCGTCTGCCTTCAATTCTGCAACTCAAGTTCAGCAAATGAACAACGCAGCAAGTCCGTGGAATGTAGTCGGCGGAATCCTCGGAGGAGCCGTAGGCGCAGGACTCGATGCGTTTACTGGCGGTCTTGGCGGGGCTGGGGCCAGCGCGTTAGGTGGCATGTTCAGTGGAGGTAATGGGGGACCATCGACCGGCGGCGGACTAGATGACTAACAGGAAAAAACAATGAATGAAAAACGGATTGAGGCGTTAGTAGATGCAATCGCGAATTTGAAGGGGTCCACGACCAACCCAGACGGCGTTTTGTATCAGATAAAGAACCCGACAGGAATACTCAGTTTTTCCCGTCCGGGTAAAAATGAAATAGACTCTGAAGGCCGACGGATTTTCAAAAGCTGGCTTGCCGGATACAGGGCTGCGTGTTTTGACGCCGGTATTAAAATCGAGGGAAGGTCTCGTGCCGGAATCAAAGAAGAAGATCGCTTAGAAAACTTCCTTCGTGTAATGGGAATCGACCAACGACTTGGGCAACAGCAGGTTGTGAAGTTCCTACGCAGAGCCCTCAAGGATCAAAATATTACACCAGAAACCCCGCTTTCGTATTTTCGTGAGGAGAACTAATGCCTGATCCAGTTCCAAATCCCGTAGCCTCCGCAATAGTCACTCCTCCTCCGTCTCCTGTTCCTCCACAGGTTCAGAATCCTCCTGCGCCCGACCAACTACAACAGGGACCCGGTCCACAGAACGTTACACCTCCAACTCAAAATCAGCCGGTAAAACCCCCAAGCCCGTGGCAAAGAGCGGTTCACGCTTTACTGGGAAGTCAAACCGAATATCAGCAAACGCCTAACGGCCCGGTTCCTGTCCAAGTTCAGAACAAACCCGGACAGCTATTTCGCAGCATTTTAGCCGGAGCTATTTTGGGTGCTGGAGCCGGGTCGGCAAACGCCGAACATGATGCAGGCAGCGGTTGGTCTGCTGCTGGTCGCGGTGCGGCTGCTGCGGCACAAAACCAGCAACAGCAGCAACAGCAACGTGCGGCGCAGGCCCAGAAACAGTGGGAGAACCAGAGGCAGGCACAACAGGATAATCAGGAAGAAATGGTGCGTAAGGCACAAATTGCCGAGGCCAACGCCAACACCCTCCGGATTAACAAAGAGAGTAACGGTCTCGATTATACCCAACACAAAGAAATAGCCGATGCCGGAAAGGCCGCAGTTCAGGCTTACGATGACGCGGGAATACACCCGGTAGCTGAATCCATACCTGAGTCTCAAATGCAGCAGTATATCCAAGACCACCCCGGGTCGTCTTCCTTAGATTGGGAACACACCGGAGTAAAAACGGTTATTGGTGCTGACGGAACTCCCACCTACGAATACACTTTGTCCGCATACGATCCGAAAGGAAAAGTATCGGTTCCTCCGGTACTTTATGATCAATGGAAGAAAGACGGGGTTTTTGACAGATATCCGGAGTATGGTCAGATTCTAAAGGACGGTAAAACTCTGACCGCTAGTCAATATATTCAGGTCAAAAGGGATGCCGAAAAGGTTCAGGCAGATAATTTAGCCAAAACCAATCAAGGACTCGAAACCACTCTGAAGCAGACTCAAATAGACGCAGCTAAGGCGGAGATCACGGAACGCAGAGCAGCGGCTTGGAACGATAGTTTGTCCGCAAAGGAAAAACAGGATCAGGAAAAAGAGAAGAACGAACTTAATACCGCTTGGGATCATTTGGCTAAAGCGGATAACGATCCTTCTAAATCTCCTATGACTGCCGAAGATCGGGTGGCTATTGCCAGAAACGCACAGCCCCTCATCCAAGATTCTTTGAATGCGATTAAAGTCGCAGCGGCGGACCCGTCTCAGGCCGATCAGCTTCCACAGCTTTGGGAAACCTACCACTCTCTGTCTAGGTTGGCTAATCTGGGCGGAGGAGGGTCCGCAGCCGATCCTATCCAAAAAACCGTGGATACCCTGAAAGGTAAAACTCCGCAGGAAATCCAAGCAGCACTCGACGACCCTAAGAACGGAGTTCCCGATGCAGCTAAAACGGAAATCTGGAAAAGGCTGGGAATGGCTCCTCCGGCTTCTAAATCAGCCATTGCTCTTAACCCAGCAGGAAAAGCGGTATCTAATTTTGTTCAAACAGCCGCACCTGTCGTTGCCAATATCCCAGTAATACCATAACCATAGGAAAGCATGGCTACCGACTCAGTAGACCTAAGCAGCATCTGGGGGAATACCTCCGCTTCGGCTCCTCAATCTAGCTCGACCGACTTGAGCAAAATTTGGGGTTCGGGAGGGGGTGTTCCTCCTGTTGTGTCTCGGGCGCAAGAAACCCCTTCGTCCAGCATAGACCTCAGTTCAATCTGGGGCGGAGGAGAAGCTCGTCCGAATAATGGACAAACCGCCCCGTTACCGGTTCAGCACCTCTACCAAGACTCTTCGCAGCCGTGGTATAAACGGGCATGGGATTTCGCGAATACACCACTGACCGAGAGCCTGTTCGGCCTACCCGAAGAACGCCAAGGCGCGGGTGGTTTTGAACGCGGGGTCGAACACATTGTTTCCGGATTGACAAGTCCGCTTTCCGTGGCTCTAACCGCTGCTACGTTTGGGACCGGTGGAATCATTGAATCAGCCGGAGCTTCTGCACTCAAGGAAGCCGGTTTGACGGCTGCTGAGATTGCGGACGCTACCAAGGCTTCCCAAGTCGCGGTGGACGCGGCTAAAGCCGTCCCAGAGGGCGCTACAGCTATTACTGACGCTGTCAAGGACGCTGGACTCGATCCGGCTCTCTGGAAGCGGGCACAGGGCATTTTGTATGACAACGGCCTGACCGAGCATGACCTGCTGGGGGGCAATGCTGTCGAGCGCGGGGCGTTCCAAGTTCTACGCAATACCGTACCCGATCTACCAATTGCCGTAACTGCGAGGGCCGCTAAAACCGCCAATACCCTGTTGAACGCAGGATTCACCCTCCAACAATTGGAATCAGCATCCGCGATGTCCCCCCGGTTTTTGGATGCTCTTAAAGAGGGGGACTACGACCACGCCCTAGAATACGGCACAGAGATGTTTGCTTCGGGGGCCCTCGGAGTTCTGGGAGCAAGTCATGCCCTGCACTCCGCTGGCGAATTATTCAAACCCCTAGTTGAAAACAACGCCGTTCGTCCTTCCGACGAATGGAACGCGATTACCCGGGCCAACCAAGAGCGCGAAGCCCAGCACGCCGAAGCCGAACAACACGCCATCAATTTGTCCAAGCAAGCCAAGGATTTGCTAGGGCACGCGGAACCACGTCCGATTTTGGGTGATACCGCCGAAGTGAAATCCCAGAAGAATCTGGAACTGGCTACGGTTCTACATCAGATTGTAACCGGCGGAGACCAGACGAAAGCTGCAACTTGGCATGACGCATTGGCCGAAGCCGCTGGCCGCACCGAAGAACCAACGCTGGTTCATCCGAATAATGGACCGGTCGGCAACCCCGACGTTCAATCGCTGGCCGAAAGCTATACCAAATCCGCAGGCATCGACAAAACTCCACACGAAGGTCTGGTCACCGTAGACCCGGAAGCCGCGAAACGGGTTGCTGACGCCTACGAGGAGATGCAACATAACCCGAACGACCCGAAGGTCAAGGCGTCCTACGACGCTTTAATCCGGGAAACCAAGGCCCAGTGGGATGCCGCTAAAGCCGCCGGATACAAACTAGAGCCGTGGCCGGAAGCTGGACAGCCCTACGCCAATTCCGCAGAAATGGCTGCGGATGTTCGGGACAACAAGCACCTCTACTACTTCCAAGGCGGAGAAGTCCCAGAAGGGCACCCGCTCGCGCAGATAGACCCAGAAACCGGAGAAACCTACAACAACATTTTCAGAGCGGTCCACGATTTATTGGGACACGCCAAAAACGGCTACGAGTTCGGCCCTCGTGGTGAAGAGAATGCTTTCTTAGCTCACAGCCGGATGTACTCGGACGAAGCCATCCCCGCGCTGCTATCCGAAACCAAAGGCCAGAATTCATGGGTAAACTTCGGTAAGCACCTCCGCGACGAGAACGGAAATCTGCCCGCCAAAGGTGAGAAGGGTTTTATCCCACCGCCGGAAAGGCCCTACGCCGATCAGAAAGCTGGCATCCTACCTCCCGAGATCGTCAACCCGCATCTCGGCAAAGAACCTCAAGTAGGAACCCCGATTGAAACACCGAGTCGTGCCAACACCCAAGTCGTTCACTCGAACGCTGCGGGTGAAGTGCGTGTCGGCGCAGACGGCAGACCGATTGTCTGGTTGAGCCCGGAGGCGTGGGAAGCGTATAATAGAATCGCGCACCCGGGTGCCATAATTCTAGGGGTCAGCTACTCTCCGGACGAAGCTGCTGACATTGCCAAGAAACTGCTCAAAGCAAACGAACCGGGAGACGCCCAACAAGTTCTCGATTTGTTCTGGAAAGCCCAGAATGTTTCAAAACAAGGATTGCTCACAGCGGCTAAAACCGGAACGGATGTCACGGTTGCTGCCGAGGAACTCCACCATACATGGGCCCGAGAATTGTCTAAGGACGGAGAAATTGCAAACCATCTAAAACCCAAGCAGTGGATCAAACTAAATGATATAATACCCCCAGCTTGGACTGCGGACATGGATCGGCTGGGGTACGAAAAAGACCCGATCTCCCGTGTCATAGAAACCGCACACCAGTTTAGGGCTGGAAAAGCAAAGGGTATAGTTCCAGATACCGATATTGTTCGGTTTTTGGACTCCTACTATTCCGAAGTTGAAGCAACCCACGGGAAGAATGTTCTTGAAGAAGCAAACAAAATCAATGACATTGCTGCCCAACACATAAAGGACATTTATGAAAACAGAAGAACGAGACAAACTACTCCAGAAGGTGGGCTGGCCGACCGACAAACAGACAACGGACAGCTACCTAGCGTGGAAGCAGGGCGGGAAACTGGGCCTCCTAAAGTGGGTTCAGGAGAACCACCAGAAGGCTTAACCGCCCGCGAAGACAAAGAATTCAGCAAACTTTCCGGTCTAAAACTCCGTGTAGGAATGGGAGACGCGGGGAGTGCCGGTTTAGTAACTGGGGACAACGATGTATTGATTGGTAGAGACCACGCCGAACTCGCAAGAGAAGCTGGGTACAAAGCTACGCCTGCTGTCGGAAACAAACCCGGAGAAGACCTCTACTCCAAGTTCTTCAGAGATGGTGGTGTCAGAATCCGGTCGTTTGGCGGAACTGTCAATATCGACTTCATGGAACCGAACGCCGATACTTGGGACAGAGTCTATCGCTCGATAGCCTCGGTTCCGGACGCAAATTATTATCGGGTAGAATTCCGTCCACTAAAAGGTGGAACCGGTTTCAATATCGATGCCTACGACAAAGACAACCTGTTATTCAAACTCAAGGATTTGGAAAACGGCGGAACTCGCCCGGCTCCTGCGGGAAGTGTGCAATATTTCAGGCAAGGATTGTTATCTCGCGAAGGGGAATACAGGAATAAAGAACCCAGATTTCCCGGGTTGGCCGCTCGGGGCTCCGTAGACTTCGAAGACATCAAGCCATATCTAACGGATGAAGAGCTTACCAAACATGACTCTCCCGAAAAGAAAGCTCTGCTTACCGCCGCATTTAACGCGATGCCCGACGCCGACGAATGGAAAGAAGCAATTAAAGCTGGACGTGCCGGACAGATGTGGTATGAAAGATCGTCCCGCGCCTTCGATGCCCTGCTCGATTCCGGTGCTGACTTCATCTCGAAGAAAGATAAATCGAAATTCCTGAATTTCGTCGCCGCTCTTTCTCCGGTTCAGCCGGTCCGTCAAAACCTGCTCATGGCTTTGAACCTTTGGTCAAAGTGGGACAAAGCCGGTCGTCCGACAGACGTTGAATGGAAAGACGGAGCCCCGAATAAGAACGCTTCGCTCTGGAGAATTCTCAAGGGACGAGGAAACACACAGGGAGTAGACCTGCCAGCAAGAATGAACAACGCAATTCGTGCGTTGCAGGGCGAGCCCCTGTCCGGACCCAAAGTATCGGCGTTTACCACCAACTTGGGTAAGGATGTCAACCGGGTCACCAACGACACATGGATGGCCGTGTTCGGCGGTCACGATCCGAACCGGATCAACAAGCCCGCCGTTTACGACGCCATGTCCGCCAAGGTCCGCGAAGCGGCTAAATCGGAAGGCATCGCCCCGCGTCAAGCCCAAGCTGCGATCTGGAGCTTCATCAAGTCCCTAGCCGAACTATCAGGCTGGGGCAATGACCGCTGGATTCCGCCCCAAGAAATCATCAAGCAAGGTCTGCTCACGCCAGAGTTAGTTGGTATGCACTCGGCGGATTTCGCAGACATGCTTCAGAACGATCCCGAAATCCGGGAAGCTATCCGGAAAATAGGAGGAGACCTAAATGCCCTCGACTCAAAACTCAAATCTTACGTCCCCGGAAAGCCTGCCGAGGGAGAAGCTGCGGTCGCTAGTCCTCAACTTCTTAACGCGGCTCAAAGACTCGAAGCCGCCCGCACCGACTCAAGAATAGCAGCGCACCTCGCACGCAAACAAGAACCCGGTTTGTTCGATACGGAATTCCGTCCGAATAATGGACTATTTGCGCGAAACCCAGAACTCACCCAGCAGATCGATTCGAACGTCTTCAAAAACCAGCCCAAGGAATATCAGGACCTTGTCCTCAACTCGTTACGTAGAGTAGCGAACGGAGAACTGTCTGACCGCGAGCAAGCGGCAGCGAAATTCCTGCGCGACGAACAGGATAAGAACTTTGAAATCGGCTCGTCGAACGACCTGCTCCATCACTACCTCGAAGACTATATGACCCGCGTGTACAAGGACACCAACCCACAGGGCAAGGTGATTTTGTCGGACGCCAAGGGCGGCAGATTCGCGACCAATGTTTCGATGGCCAAGCAGCGGGTGTACGACTCGAACCTGACTGCGTTGCTCAAATCTCCGAAGCAGATGCTGCTGGACCCGGTAGACATCACGGCCAGAGGTCGGGCTATGCTCATTAAAGCAGCGGCGAACCGGCAGTTGATTGATACGCTTCGGGATAAGTTTACTCGTGCGTCAGACGGTCGGCCTGCGGTTGTATTGTCTGGGGCCGGACAGGTTGTCTCTGGCGCAAACGGCGAGGACCCGAAGACGTTCATCGATCCGAACCGCGTTCGTAAAATCAACATCTCACCGAATGTCGTAGAGCAGTTATCAAAATCCGGCGACTTACAGAGATTTTTGGACGAGGGTACGATCCGGGATATCACACCGTATGTCCGCCCAAACAATATTTCTGCTGCAATCGAAAAGTTGGAAGCGCAATACGATGAAGTGGGTAACAACAAACTTCGCACAGATATCATGTATCTGAAGTCGGTGTTGAACAACAAAGATTTCTCGGGACTCAAAGATTTCAACGACAAACAGCCGAAGCAATACGCTTGGGACCCGCAGGACTATATCAGCTTGGCGAACGGCGCGATGAAGGGCTGGAATTTTGTTACAAACGACTCCGCCGGGAACGGTGTGTATGTCCGTAGCGATATCAAGGTACATCCTGAATTTGCCGAGTATCTCCAGAATCGTTTGGGTCTAGCTCCGTCCGACATTGCAAAGCACCCTGTGGGTAAAGCGTTACTCGGAGCAGGAACTAAGTTGAAGGAAACCCTGCTATCGCTGTCACCATTCCACATGGTGCAGGAAGCTCTGCGTGGAATTATGGTGGGAGTGAATCCGTTCCATATCACCGGTCCAGACATTCTGACCGGCGAGAAAGTAGACCCCACCGATCCGAATTCGCCGACGATCATCCGCAAGGCCGTCGAGCATGGGTTTACGACCGGCACGGATTACAATGCCTTACAAGCACACAGCGAGGGCGTGGCGTCTGGTGGCGGTGGATTGCTTTCGAAAATTCCGGGAGTAGGCAAAGTCCTGTCTAATTCTCTAGATTGGTACCAGAACTTCCTCTTCAAGCGGTACATACCGGCGCTCAAGGCCCGCTCTGTTGAATTGATGTACCACGAATATCAGAATGCTCACCCTGATTGGTCGGTAGATAAGATCGCCAAAGCTGCTGCTATGCACACAAACGATACGTTCGGCGGAATCAACTGGAAGGCAATGGGCCGGTCTGCTACTACTCAGGATTGGGGCCGGTTAATGTTACTCGCGCCCGACTGGCTCGAATCCGAAATGCGGTCTGGTGCAAGACTATTTAACAAGGACGAAGGCGGACTGGGCCGGGCACAAGTAGCTAAGATGGCTTTGGGACTTTGGGGAATTGCCAGAGTTCTCAACTTAGTAACTACAGGTAAGCCGCACTTAGAAGCACCATTCGGGCTGGCTGTGAAAAATAAGGAAGGCAAGGAAACGGTATTTTCTATCCGGACTTTGCCAACCGATTTGTTACATGCCGCGAGCGATCCTGTCGGATTCGTTCAAGGTCGTCTATCTCCTGTTGTTCGCTCCGGAACCGAGTTAGTAACTCAGCGCGATCAATTTGGCCGCAAGTTACAGCCACAGGATTTATGGGCTGACGTGTTCAGAAATATGGCACCCATCCCGCTACAGGCCGTAAACCAAGCTATATCTGGGACTGGCCCGCAAGTCGGAAACGTCGGACAAGCCGTAAAGGCCGTAGGCGGAACTGCGCAAACTTACCAGACCCCTGCACAGAAATTAGCCGCCGATCTGGCTAGTTCTCATACCGAATCGGGACCGGTAGACCCGGCCCAGATGGCAAGGCACTCCCGGATAATTCAACTCGAAGATCAGGCAAGGGCCGGAGAAATTTCTTGGCCGGACCTCTACAAGCTGGCCTACCAGACGGATCAGATTTCTGAGTCCGAGTTGAAAACCATAGAGGCAAATGTCAAGTCCACCCAAGGTATGGACCCGAGCATGGCCGCGCTTTACACCAGAGCTTCGCGCCTACCTGCCAAGGAGTATCTGGACCTCTTGGATATCGCTAATCCCTCGGAGAAAGCCGCACTGGTTCCTCTAACTATCAAAGTTCAGAAGCGGTACCTGACCAAAGCGAAAAAGGAAGAAACCCCGGAAGAGCGGGCCCATGATCCTGTGTTTATGCGGCTATTAAACATGATCCCCCAATCGCTCCAACAGAAACAAACCCAGAAATAAACATCCCCACAAACACGAAGGCCCTCCTGATTTCTCGGGAGGGCTTTTCTGTGTCCATTATTCGGATTAAATTTGATCTGTTGGGTCTCGCAGGATGTTTGCTTCTCGTTGCGCGGCTCCTTGGGCCTTGGCTTGGTTACTGCGCTCCTCCAAAATCTTCTCTGCGACCGCGCAAGCTCTCCACGCCATAGCCCCGGCATGGCTCACCCCGTTTTCGTCTGGGTCGTTTCGCTGTATGGCGTGTCTAATCATGGCATCGAAGTCGTCTTTACTTTTTGATCTGTCCCAGTGAAGCGGGGTTCCCGGAACGTGCTGTTTGTTTCCGGCTACACTCGCTTTCGCTATCTCAGTCATTGTCAGAGGAAAGTAATCCAGCACTCCGGTTCCGATAGGAATCTCCTTTCGTTCTTTTGCGTCAGTCGGCAACAACGGCATTTTGAATCCCTCCAGTTATAAATTCCGCGATCTCGCTCCAATTTTCTTGATACCGAATCGCTTTGTCGTCGATATAGTAGGCGGCGTAGACTTTGCCCATTGTGCCGTCGTCCACGTCATCGTAAGGCACTTGGTTCTCGTCCAGATAGGCAATCATCTGCTTAACTGTTGGGCGGCTCATATCCAAAATCTCCCCGGTCGGGTTGAATATTTCCGGATAGAATTTGCAAGTTCGACAGGACCAAACGATGATCCAATATCCAGATTCCTTTATTTTGGACAAAGCCTCTCGAACTCCGGGTTTCAATGACCCCAAAGTTGGGTAAGTAGAATCGCAGATCGTCTTGTCAAAATCGACGGCGACAATCCTTTCGATATTTGGAGGTTGGATCATATTATCCGTCCATTATTCGGACAAATCGTGTGAAAAGGCTAAACTTGATTGAATTCCACTAAAGGTCCGTACCCCAACATCACGGGATGGCTGGGGTGCCCTTGCTTCGTTTTATTCAAGCACCAAAGTTTTCGGTTCAGTAGCTCTATGGTTTTCCGTACCCGATCCTCCACCCAAGGCTTGTTGGCAAAAGTTGCACCCCACGCTACGCATACGGTTTCTTCCGGCGGCAAGTCTCGAACATAGGCATCGTTATCCGGACCCACGATGTCTGCCCGGTAGTTCACATATTCTCGTTGCAACACCTTCGGGTCGGTCGAGCGAAAAGCGAAGAGATTGACGATCCGGATCGCGTTGAAATCGTTCAACTTGGCAAATCCTATACACTTACGCACAGTTGCATCGTCCTGCAATCCGTCTGCCGTGCTGGGATTCAACATACAAAAATTTAGAACACGGACTCCGACAAAGATGGGGTTTTCGGCCCATTCCCGGTACAACGTGTATCGGTATTTCCGGTCATCACTGATTACGGCTTCCCGAATCACAACCTAATTACCTGCCCATTCGATTTAACTCCGTACTTCTCCCCGAGTTCGTACTGCCTTGGTTGCCGGTCTTTATCCCTACGCCCTGTAAGGGGTTTCGTCTCGTCCAGATTTCGGACGGGTTCGTAGGTGCCGTCGAGGTCTTTCAACCATTGACGCCATACGGCAAAGAGCCCGGGATCACGTTGTCTGAATAATGGACTTCCTCCGGAGGCGTGGCCATAGATTGAGGTTCCGATGTTTTGGTTCATATTGGTCTCACTGGAAAACCGGTTTTGAATCCGGCGGCGTGTTTATGGCCCCCGCCCCCGTACTGTTTTGCGATTTCGGACACATCAATCCCGTCATCAGTCGATCTCAAACTGAAGTGGGCGTAGTTTCCGTCGAGATAAAACGTCGATCCAAATGGTTGTCCTTGTGCCAGAATATGTCCGGCGTCCGACGAAAACGTGTATGGTAAGTTACAGGTCCAAGTCTCGTATCCGCCAATTGTAATCCGGAATTTGTTTTGTAGAAGTTCCTTGGTGTCCTTCTCCTGTTTCCGAATAATGGATTTTCCAGCTAACAAGAGTTCGTTGGGTAATTCGCCTCGCTCTGCATCATACTCAACTTCTGTGTGGGTTACTTCCCAGAGGCTGAAATCGTACTCAAGACTGAAAAGGTAAGCAGAGAACGCTTTAGTTTCCGGGTACACAAATCTCCACAAATCCCGATCTTCTACATATCTCACAAGATTCGGAACATCGACGTAAGAGTGAAAATGCTCCCAAGCCAGACGTGCTCCGGACTTTCCCAGATCGAAATGCACGAAAACATTATCGGGCAAATTGACTAGATCAGCCTCGGCGGTTTTGTGGTGGTCCAAGATTGTGATGTCTTGGGCCTGTTTTGCTAATTCCAAAATCACCGGTCGCTTGTAAGAGAAGTCCACCATGTAGACGATTCTATCTGTCACATCAGGCGGCGGGTCTCCGTGTTTAGCGGGATAGAAATCCCATCCCGGATGCGCCCGCCATACGGCCCAAGCTGCGGTAAATCCGTCCTGACAGTTGCCGTGATATATGACGATAGGTTTGTCAGTCATGCCGCCCTCATTTCTCGAAAATCTCGTATTGCTTTTCCAATATGCTTCCATTCTTCATAAGAAAAAGAATCTCCTTTTCCCATGTTACATCGGCTACAACATACCACACAGTTGGCTGGGGTATATCCAACATTGTTATCTATCCGGTCTAGATAGTACGCTTCTCTTTCTGGTCCCTTGCTACGGCTGTATTCGGGCCACTCTATCGGAAACGAACAATAGTGACACGAATTGATTTTTGTAAAAATTAGGAAATCTTCATACGTTAGAGAATGGGGGATATCTCTTCTGTCAGACGCAGAAGTAAAGATATTAAACAACCATTCAAAAGGTCTTAACCTGTTTCTGTCTCGAAGAGATTCAAAACGCAAACACCCACAAGACAAGCACGCCCCAGCAGTAAGCCTGCTTCCCTCTGTTGTTATTTTATTCCCGCACTCACACTGGCAAAGGTACCTCGATCTTCTTCTTTTGGGGCCACCCTCGGAAGGAATTATTCTTTCTATGGCGGTTAAACGACCAAACACTTGTCCAGTAAGATTCTTCCTTTTCCCCAAGATTAAGAAAACCTCTTTTCATAGAATTTTCTGTCGAAGAAAGGACACCACTGAACCTGAAACCCGGCTATTGCCCCAGATTCTTCTTGTTTTATCCTGACAATCGAGTACCCGACGTGGGCTTGTAATCTTTTCTTGCGCATAAACAAACTCTGGTCGGTCGTACAGCCACCCTGCAATGTGTGGACCTCTCGTGGGTATCCGTAGTTGAATTTGTGATAATGTCCGACGAGTTCGATCTGAGGTTTCTCTCCGCCCTGATAACTTTCCACGCGCTTCTGATCGGTGTATGAAATTGCGTAGGCAGAACCTCCGCCCGGATGGACAACGCGCATCACCGAGGAACCCCGTCCGAACGAAAGTTGGACATCTGCTTCCCCGTATCCCAAATACTTGAGATCAGTCCTACCCGCGTCTTCTGCCCGGTTCTGGAGGTATCTTCCAACTTCCAAACCTTCGCGCTGCTGGTACCAGCCCTCGTGATCGTCTCCAGCAATGTAGTGCGTCTCGATACCTTCGCGGATCGGGAAATTGTCAATCATGTAGTCCAATTGGTTGTCAAGCCCCGGAGCCACGATCAGTTCGGTCTTGTTAAATCGGGCTTCTCCGTCGATCCAGTTGCCCGCGTTATAAACGATGTTTATACCCTCCCGCTCGAAGTGGTCGTAGGCCGCGTTCAAAACGTCGAGTCTGGAGTGTCGGTTGCACAAATGGTTGTCGGTCGTAAACCCGAATATATGTGTCCAGTCTCCCTTCTCGCCCCGGACCTCGCTCTTGCCGGGCTCCAATAATACTGAGTCGCCAAGATCGTGCTTGCCATCCACGGTTGTGAGCAGGAGCACGCCCTTGGACTTCATCTCCTTAATGGCGTCTCGCACTAGCTTGACAGGGGCATCCAAAGATTTGGCCAGTTGCTCAGTTGAAGCCGGGCCCTTCTTGAGCAGCTTGCGAATATCGTCGTGCCCAATTGATTTTACCCCAGCGATTTCGATCTCGGGCTCTCGAAGAATCTTGTTAACCGTCTTTTGATGGTATCCGACGAACCCCGCTATCTCGCGTCCGGACTTCTCCGGGTGGAGTTGCTTGATCCTGCGTATCGCTTTCTTGTCTACTTCAGGTACCTGTGTGGTTTTAGGCATTAGTCTGGTTGTCCTTCCCACGGATTTTCGCCCGTGACTGCTACGAATCCTTGTTTCAGTTCTCGAACCACTTCGGGCAGAATAGATTTCAATTGCACGATGTGAAAAGTATCTGACATCGGGAGTTGCAGTCCGTGTGTCAAATTATCAAGTCGATCTATAGCCTGCCCCAGAATCTCTTTCGCGTCGTCCATTATTCGGACTCCAATTCCGCCGGAACTTCCACATCCGGCTTCAACTCTCCCAGAATGTCTTGGGCCAGCAAAGTCTGCCCGTCCTCAAGACCCTTGGCATAAATCCACTGGTCTTCCGAATCGATTTTCCTTGCCAAGGCTCGGGTTGCGTATTTGTTCAACAAACCCACGGCGGCGTCTGAAATTTTCACTTGACCTCCTTGAGGCAGACAATGTCGTAACTGAGTTTTGATCCAACGGTCGATGTCATGATTTTTCCGGGCGCAACGTAATATAAATCTCTGTCCTCCGGAATTTTACCCCGGACAGCCACGTACACGTCAAACCCTTCCGGACATCCGCGCAGCTTCTTGTCCGGTCCTATCACAAACGCTTTCGAGGACAGTTCCCCGGAATCGACATACGCCGGTTTGGTTTCGAGACGTAGTTCCTGCGGTAAAGCCAAAGCGGTCCCGAGCAGGAATAGAACGACTAAAGCAAATCGCATTGAGCCTCCGGGTCATGGGCCGCGCACCGGGGTTGCACAGACGATTTGTCCGGGCTCCCGAAAATATCTTTGGATGCCAGTACCCAGACAGTCGCCGGTTGTTGGCAAACCGTGCATTTTCTCGGCGTTGAATATTGGGAAATCGGTCGGCTCATTTTGTTCCTTCACTAAGACAATAGAGTAGGAAAAGAAATTCTATTGCACATATTACGGAGTGAAAAATAGACTCAGAAAACTCTCCTGTAAATATTGGGTGGGGTACAGGAACAATCAGATCGCGGAATCCAATAAAGAACATGATAGCCCACGCAAAACGCATTACTAGCTTTTTCATTGCTCCTCCTCCTCTTCGATATCTGCCCGCTCCTGAATAAACAAAGCGGCTCCGGCAGCTATCACTAATACCCCCGCGATCCAAGATTTCTGGACAACAGAGACCACCAACGCACCACCTAAAATCGAGGCGAGAATATCTCGTAATACGTGGCGCTCAACTCGGATGGTGTGTTTCATATTTTTACTCCTTGGTGCTTTTCCAGATAATCAGCAGCAGACCGCAGAATTTTGGGGTCATCCTGAAATTTTTGAAGACCCGCGTTGTGTGTATAGCACAAAAGGCCCCGGACACTGGCTCGTTTGAGCCTGCTCTTCACTTCTTTCAATGCCGCTGACTTCGTCCGTTCAGTAGCGTAGAACTCCGTTCCGTTATATACAGCTACCGCTTGCCAGCAATCCGGATAGTTGGTCGATTCAATCTTAACTTTCTTCCAGCCATGGTCGTGATCCACGTGCAATCTCTTTGCTCCGGGAGGCCGGTGACAGATGTAACACCCCCCTCGTCCCTCGCGCAACAAAACTTCGTATTCAGCCAGTGTGATGCCGTATTTGTTCCTGAGCCTCCGGTCGGTTTCTCTATCGAGTTGTTCCTGTGTCTTGGGTGTGGTCATAAAGAACCTTTACTGCATTTCCAAACCGCTGGACTCGGCGTACTCCAGACCTGCACGGTCTTTTTCCCGCACCCCGGACACTCAGGCGGTTCGTCCATTTTTCGGACTAACCGGTCGAACTTGGTGTTGCAGTGGGCACATGAATACGAATAGACGGGCATGGTTACTCGTTGATGAAAATCGTCCGGATTTCCGGGTCTTGACTGTCGTAATGATCGCCTTGGATATCGATGAAGTCGTCAATTTTTAGTTCTTGAGCCTTGGACACAGCCTCCTCCCAAGAGGACGCAGAGATATCTATTCCAATGTCGGCTCGGATTCGCCCAGTTACATTATAAGACTTTGTGCCTGTCGTTGCTTTCTTCGTCGCCATGTTTCTCCTCATTTGCAGAAAATCATTTGTCCGATTTCCGCAGTTCTTGTGAATGGTTTAAGCAAGTCCGGGGTCAGCTTGTCTTTCGATACAAACCATAGTGCCCCGTCAGTTTTGTCCGGCACTCTACCATCGAGCACCGATTCGATTTTTGAAATCAAGTTCTGAAATTGCGGGTCCCGGATATCAGGAAAATCGCCGTCTGGATTTTCATCAATGTAAGAGGCGGCTACTCGGTAGATATCTTGTTGTATAGCCCGAGCCCTGTTCATGAACGTCTGGCAGACCGCCAGCATCACCGAATGAAGTTCGGTTCTGGCCGCCCTCCAGCAGGCCAAAGCGATGATCGAAGTGGTAAAGTCGTTAGGCGTCATGCGGCTCGCCCCCCGGGTCGTCAGAACTATACCCGTCCGGTTGGGGAATTGGATCGTTCTCCGATCTCATTTGCATCGGTTGATCCAATTTATGTGCCAGCCACGGAGGTAATGTAGATTTTTCCTCGGCATCTTTGGGAAATTCGATTACCTTCTTCTGTACTGCTTCGTATCCGGGCGGTAGGAAGTATTGAGCGGCGTGCAACTGGCAGCAGAAGGCCATCTGGTTCCCGTTGATGTTGAGCAGTACCAAGTATTTTGATTCATCTGGGGCCTGCTGCCTGCCCGCCTCGACTTCGGTCATGTTCCACGAAACAACTGCCGGAACCCCTTGTGGGGTCTTACATCCGGAGTAATCGCAAGTAACCATTACTGATTTCGAAACGCCCATTTACACCTCAAACTTTTGACGCAATTTCATTATACCACACTTTTGTCTCCAGCGCACAGCATCAACCGAAATTCCTAATTTTTCTGCGGTTTTTGCTTGGGTGAGACCTTCGATGAATAAGCTCCGGATCACGGATTGTTCCTCCCCGGGCAACGAATCGATAGCCTGATATAATTCCGATTCCGAAACTTCGCCTTCGATTTCTGCTGCGATTCTTTCTAGATGCCGGGCCATCGACGGATCATCTGCTGACACCAGTTTGGGGGGTTTGCTGTACCCTGTCCACGGTCTCAGAATATTTCGAACCTGCTTTTGACAAATCTCCAGTGCTATGTCTTCGTGGTCGGGCCCAGTAAGTTTGTCCTGATTCTCAAGTAACGCCACATAACAATCTTGAGTCAGGTCTTCTTTCTGAGTTTTGTTGAGCCTGATTTTGCCCAGCCCTATTCTCGATGTGAGAGCGATTTTGATTACCGGTGCGTATTGAGTAACGTCTGCCATTTTGTCCTTTAGGACTTGATTTTTGCTGTGTGCCAACGCCGATTCCCATGAGCAGAATCCGGACTTCCTGTGTGGCATTGGTGGCACAACGCCTCACAATTTTTCATCGAAACTTCGCCTCCACTGCCTTTGGGAATTGTTTCGTGCATCTCGAACGTTTCCCACCGAATATTTCTACCGCATCTCTCGCATTCACTGGTTTCTCCGCCTGCGGGGGAATCTCCGGTTGCCCTAGCGAAAACCTGAGCCCGGATTGCCCCTACCGCGTGTGCTCTGTCCATTATTCGGACTTCGTCTACGGGCAGGTCTCGCCAACTGCGGTCTCGGAAAATCCGGATTGGCAGGCCATTCAATCCGATTTGGACGTGGACTTGCTTAGACATTAGAGAGAAACCACCCTAGATAGCATAATAAGGGATTCCAAAGCCGAGTTATGATGAATGAATACTCCTCCCATTTCTTCCCACAGATGTTTATACTTAAGATAATCATCAATGAGGATATCTCCGGGTTTGGCATGGTCTCTTTTGTTCTTGGACAGAGTCGTAATCATTGGGACTCCGGGAAAGTTTTTGTTTCTCCACCTAAGTTTTTGTTCTTGGGCCCAACCTCCTTGGGGACACCCCGTTATGATGATTGGGTTCAAATGCCGAGTCGCCTCATAAAGTGCAGAAGCGTCTTCCATAACAGGTAGATTCTCATAGAATTTAGGGTGGGCGTGCAATGTTGCCCAGAATTTTTCTGTCCCGTGCTCATTCTCATATTTTCTGGGATGACAACCAAAAACAGTCTCCGCCCCTCTATCGAAATCTGCTAGGACGCCGTCGCAATCCAAAAATAGTTGTGGCGGTCTAATTCGCATTTGCACTCCATTCTCCAAGACATTCTCTCACCCCATCCATAAACACTACCTTCTTCCACTTCCAGTCGTCGGTTTCGTCTTGCGGATGCAGGAGTTTCTTGCCTAGTTCCCAAAACTGGTTGATTTCTTTTCGCTCGTCGGGCGTAGCATAAAACCCGCCGAGGTCTAACCACAACCCTTGTACGTCTTCCTTGACATGAAGGACCTCGTTGACCTTAACCCGGAGTTGTTTGGCGGTTACCTTCGGGTCGGCAGCATAGTCCATTATTCGGACGAGCGGCCTGCTCGCGTCTCCTTCTTCGAACTCAATTCTTGGGTCCGGAAATCCGGCTTGTAGATTTCCGCCTTGAGCCACTAGCCTCCGCAATTCGTGCGCCTTGGTAATCCCGATTGTTTCTAGTTGTTCTTCGGTCATTACAGGAAGCAGGGCTTCAGCCACTTGTAAGATCGCATAGACCTGACTGCGCTCCCTGCCTATTCTTGACCGAATAGATTCCAGATACGACGAGAACCGCTCGAACCCATAGCTCATCCAGTATTGCTGATTCTTGACTTCTCGGAGTTTGCTGCCCAGTCTTGCGTAACTTTTTGCTAGGCGGAGTTCGTGAGTTGAAATCTGGCCGACAAGCTGGTCGATTTCTGCTGCAACTTGGATCGCTGCTTCTTTATTTAGGGGTTCGAGGATGGCGATTTCGGTCATTTCTTTCCCCCGGGCATAGTCAGCACCACCACGTTGTCCGATTCCAGCCTCACCGGCATATCGATAATTCCCAGAGTTGCCTCGGCTCCGGCCTTGCTCAGAAATCCGGACAGATATTTTGCTGACAGTCTCAAATCAAATTCCTTTGGATCGAAAATCGGATCGGGGTCTAGCTGCTCGTACCCGGCTTCGTCTGACGCCGTGTTTCCAATTCCAACGTTAAGAAATTGTACCACATCCGAGCTAAAATGTAAAGCGATTTGACCGTTGTCCTTTTCTTCGTCGATCAGCGGCTCCACGGTTTTGATCGCAGTCAGCCAGTCTGCCGGTTTGAAACTGAGTTTGATCGTCGGCTTTTTGACCAGTAGTACATCGAAATTTGGATAAGCCTGCACTGGTTTCGATGCGTAGACCGTCACGTTTTCGGACTGAAGTTGTAGATGGGTGTCCGATTCCCCGATCCGCAGAGTCTTTCCGTCCATTATCTGGACAACCGAGGCGGCGGTCAGGTTGAGCAGCCATTTGAATTGATCAGGCAGCGGCTGAGAAACAGTGACTACCGTTAGCACGATTGAATCGGTTCCTACAATTCGGTATCCCGGAGAGTGCGTGTCTTCGATACCCAACGACAGGTTTTGAATCTGAACCGAGCCCCCGAACGAAGCAGATTTTGCTGGAGAGGCTGAAGCGGCTGCTAAAGCCAACGCTTTTTTGAACTCAGGCAGGTCGAAGCTAACAACGTTGTCCGTGAGCTTCGGCAGGGTAACCGATTTTACCGGCTGAATTTCTAATTCGATGCGGGCCTTGGCAGACTTCAAGACCAGCGATTTTTCCGCCCGTTCAATTTCGATCTGCCCGCCCATCCGGTTTACGACCGAAGTCAGCTTCTTGCTGTTCGCATTAAACGCGCCGTCAAACGCGGGCCCGGGGGCCGATACAGCGGCGTCCGAATCTTGCGCAACAATTGTTCCTCCGTCAAACCGGAATATCTCGGTCTTGACCGGCTGTAGCCGCTTGAGCGCGTGTTTGAGTTCAGATGCTTGGACTATCATTGTTTCCTTTCACGCAAACGCAGGGATCATATCCGCAGTGTTCGCAAAGTTGTAAAGTCAATAGCATCTCCGTTCGGTGTTTTCGCAGAAAATCACAGAGTTGAAGTTTGCCGATGTGGAAAGCGATGTGACCAAGTTTAGAAATCAAGAGTTTGTATTCATTTTCTTTACCCAGCGGACTCAGTCGCTTCTCCTTAGCTGCCCATTCCTCGTCTTTCCATCCGGTTATCTTTTTGGAGATTCGTATTTGTGTAGGATGAGCAACCAAAAGCCCCCATGAATTATGATAATTCCAATGTAAAGGGGTCCATCGATCCTTGGGTCCTTCTAAAACCCTTTTTGCATCTTCTTCTAACTCCTTTGGGACTAGATACCACCGATAATTACCCATTCCCAAGTCCGGATAGAGTCTCCACGGCTTCTTGAAATCTGCTTTAAGGTTCTCAATAGATGCTTTACATTCAACCAAAATGCTGATGCCGTTGTGCCATCCAATAGCGTCCGGCATTTCCCCGACGCCCCCACCGCCCTGCTCCGATAAAACGATCTGGCAATCCTGAGATTCGGAGAGCCACCAGACGGCTCGACGAACTAAATCATCATGAGTCATTGGTTTGGGTTCGCTTGCCGGGGTGATCATCAGTTTGCCTTCCGTGCGCAGAACTGCGGTACCGTTTCCCTATCCACGTCGTAAACGCCGATCTCAGAGCCATCTTCTCTCTGAATTATCAAAGTAATCGGCCAGAGGGCTTCGAACCCTTCGTGCTTGTTGTGATAATTTTCAGCAGCGGCTTCTGCCAACCAGTCCCCATCTGTCTCATCGAAATTCGATTTGAATTCGTTGTAATCTTCCGGCCCCATTGTTTCAGGACGATTGTAGCGATATGTTTTCACCCGGTGCCTCCTCGTAGTTGGATTCCAATTGCTCGAACGAAGCGAACTCCCCAAAACAGGTGATGTAAGTAGCAGACGCCCCGGTACCCATCGACCGGCCCTTCAGAAGTTTCACCAGTGTTTTGTCTTCGTACACACCTTTGGACAGTGTGGGGTCCTCTGATTTATTCAGATCACGATGTAGGACAATTGCAGCGTTTGCCGCGTCTCCCCACGCTCCCGAACCCTTGAAATCCGAGATGTGGAGGTGCTTTCCTTTGGTCTGCTGGGTAGCCTTTCTCGGTTGGCCCACATTGATGAAAATCACTTTGTAGACCTGAGCTATTTGTTTGATCCGGGTCATAGCCGTCTGCTGAATCTTGGTTTCGTTGTCCATTCCGGTAGTGAGATGGTGGAAGTGGTCAAGAATTACAATATCGGCCCCCAATCTGCGGACAGCCGCTTCAATTACATCCAGAACCTCGTTGATGTCCGTCAGCAGGGGGTTGTTGCCCACATAGTAATTCACCCCGTCCAGTTCGCTTGCCGCCAGTTTCCGGTCTTCAGCGGTCAGGAAGTTCCGATCTCTTCGCAGGGCCTGAGCCGCAATCATTGTGGCAATTTCGGAAGGTCGCATCTCGACTTGATAATTCAACACTGTCTTCCCGTATTTCCGGGCATTAAACAGCGATAGCTGAACCGTCCACATAGTTTTGCCCATACCGGTGTTGGTAGAACCCACTCCAAGCACATCTTCTGGTAAGACGTTAACCATTTTGTCAGCCGACGGCCAAGGGAATCTGAGCCTGTCGGGGTGCTCTGAAAGCACCGGTACGTCCCCATTTTCAAGAACACTCTGAATGGAATACACATCCGGCATGGGTTGGAGTTTAGCTTTGCTGGTTAGCTCATTAACCAACGCCCGAAACTTATCTAAATCCCTTGAGCAGTGCTCCAAGAAGGTTTGATTCCCATCCTTCATCAAAGAGGGCCAAAATAGCAGGTAAGTCCTTTCCGACAACTCTTTCCAAAGTTTGGACATATACCCCGCACCGGTCGAGTCCGTGTCGCCAGCTAGAATCACTTCGCTGGCCTGCATCAGTTTGTCTTTCATTTCGGGGGTCAGCTTGGTGCCTCCCGAGGGCACACTGACGGCCCGAAAACCAGCAGCCTCTAGGATACATGCGTCGAATTCTCCTTCTGTGAGATACACCGGGGAAAATGGATCGATGGTTTCGGTGTTGAACATCGCGGTTGCCATGCCGGGCTGTCTGGCGAACCCTCCGGGTTTTTTCCGAATAATGGACCGGTATTTGACACTGATAATTTTGTCTCCTTCGATGCAAGGAAAAGCAATCCAGCCTTTGTCGGCAATATCGGCTCCGGCTTCCCCGGCAAGGTTGCCTAAGTTCTGGACAAATCCTAGCTTCAACTGTCGCGCAGTTTTTAGCTCGATTCCCCGTTCCTGCTGAAGCCACTCTATTGCCCGGGGCGTTAAAGCTAACCCAATCTCTAATTTTTCCCAAGCAGACAGGGGAATGGTCTTGTATGTTTTCGGTTCGGTTACCGGCTTAAAAACCGATTCGACTTTTTCCTTGGCCTCGCCCCATGATCCGAGTTCTTTCTTCACTTTCTCGACCGCCGTTTTGAAATCGCAGGAGTCCATTATCTGGACAAGCTGAAAAATGTTTCCCGCTTCTCCGCAACCAAAGCACTGGTAACGCATGTCGGGATAAATTGTAAAGCTGGGAGTTTTCTCCTGATGCAGGCAGCAACATCCGGAATACTTATCCCCAACTTTCTTGAGCCGGAGATATTGGCTGTAGACCCGCAAGCATCCGATATCCGATTTGATTTGATCTAAATCTTCCACATTAAGTCCAGTCCGAATATCCCAAAATGTTGATTCGCCTGATTTGATGTTCCCAGTCTTCGGTTTCATCGAAGAAATCGCAGATGATTTTGGACGCCTTGTCTATTGCTTCTCCAGCCTGAAAGTTTTCGCCGAACTGCTGGCCATGTCTTTCAAGATATACCCCTGCATAAGCCACCTCTGGGGTAACGGGATTGATTTTAGCCCATTCTGGAAAGTTCATTCGTCATCCCTCGAATAGCCCGCGTCTGACGCCCAGTCTGATAAGGCTTCGTCGTCAAACACATCTTCAGGCGCAAGATTGGCACCGATCCATTCGACCATGTCTTCCAAAAGATTATGTGGAACGGTTTCAGAGATGAATCGGGCGTTGAGATTAACTGGTAAGCTCATGGTTTCTCCTTTATTTCTTCTAACTTTTGAAGAATCTTGTTTGTGCAGAATCCTATTAGTTGCATGAGGTCTCTGTCCCCATATTGTTCCGGATATTCTACGGAATTTCCAATGAATGATTCAGCGCATAATTCACACAATCTTTTTGGTTGTTTTCTTCCGCTGAACGGGTTCGCTTGGTAGGTTTCAAGGATTAAACCCGGGAACCGGCATCCATCGCATTCTTCTGGTTCTTCGTTATTTAGAATAGGTTCGCTCACTTGCTACCCACCGTCTGGGAGCGGGCGGCGAGGGCATTCTTCGCGTTCATCCACGCATCGCCGGGGGTTTTTCCTGCGGCCAATGTCTGAGCCCATTCGATGCAACTAGCGCGGATAACGTAGTAATCGGGATACGTCGCCTCAGCCATCGGTGCAGCGTGTGCCCCCGGATACATCTCTTTAACGGCACGTTCGGCTTCCACCGGCTGCTTGAGCTTCGTATTCTCAGCCCGCAGTTGTGCGTTCTCCTGCTGCAAGGCTTCCAGCGTGGCCTCGGCCAGCTTTGCCTCTTTGCGTAGATCAGTCTCCAGTTGCCGTGCGCGGTCGAGTTCTTCCTCCCTCATCGACACGCGCAAGATCAGAGCGTACTTCTCGTCCGGCAGCTTCTTGCCTTCCATGTAGGGCCGCGCCATCGGGATGAGGTCGCGGGGTATTTGGGGCACCTTCGGGTTATCGGTCACTGGTTTGCTCCTTCGTCTCGACAATGCTTTCCAGCCTTTTCAGCTTCGCCATGAGTTCCTGCCACTCGCGCTTGGTGACTGGGTGCATGTCGTCCACGCATTTGTCGGGCGGCGGCGAAGAGCATTCAGCGGTGCAGACCTGGCTCGATAGGTCACAATGCGAAGGGCCGCACTGACCGGGCCAGTGATCGACGTGCTGATACTTCCCGCACTTGAGCACGGGCGGAGACTGCGCTTGGGTTTGAGCGTTCTGAACAAAAGTTGGCTGGACCCACGGCTGCTGCGCCCCGCACGCCGCCGCAAAGATCAGGATTCCGATGATTGCCTTCATTTTTGCTCCTTCTGTTGGGCGAGTTCCTGCCGCAGACCGTTGGCGTAGCGTTCGGCGTGGTGCTGGCCGAATATTTTCTTGCCCGCATACCAGCCACTTTTGAAGTGCTGCCATAGAAATTCTGTTTCCTGAAATGAATAAGGAATATCCGGGTGCTTAGAAATACGCCCGAAGCCCTTTCGTGCAATCGTCTTCTCAAACGCTGGCCGAATCAATCGCTCTTGCTCAACTAATTGAGGATCATGCGAATGTGGCGTGTCTGCACCGCATATATCGCACTGGAATGTCCCCTTATCTAGCTCGGGCTCCGGCACTCTCTCACGCGCTGTGAGACGGGCGATCTCGACCTCAGCTTTCGTCGCCCTTTCTTCCCAGTGCTTCATGTATTCCGCCACGCTCGAATTGCGGACAGATACCTCAACAATTCCCCACGCGCCCCATTCTGCATCTCTGGATTCCTGTGCAACTTTCACTGCGGCAGCAATGATGCGCTTACCCCATTCGGTAGACCGAAAACGAAGATGTCCGCAACCTAAAGCATCTGCGACTTTTTGGGCTGCTTGAGTTGCGCTGTCCACAATCTGCTCCCCTGAGTGGAGCGCATCCGCGTCCTTGTACACGAGCGGCTCGGGGGCGGGATAGTTGACCGTGGTCACGCCGGTTGTCAAGTGCGGCATGGGGGTATCGCAATCGTCACAGACCGCTACGCCGGGATGCGCAGTGTTCTCCTTGTAGACCCATCGCGTGCAAGGCAGTTTACAGACTTGCGGCGCATCCTCGACCGGCTGCGCATCGGCGGTGAGGGCGGCGCGGAGTTCGTGATAGGCTTCATTGCCTTCCTTGCGGAAGTCGCTGTCTTTCCAGTTCACGATGGATTGCCCGCGTTCCAGCGCAAGATCGTTGCCGTTCAGGATGTTCCGCAGCGCCTCTAATGCTCTCCGCGCGGCCTTCGCTACTCTCTCGCTGTCGATCATGCCTTGTCTCCGTTGTCTCGCTTTTCCGCCCACGCCAGCAATTCTTCGATTGTTTGCGGCTCCGGGATTGAAGAATCGTAATCAGGATTTTCGCAACCACACGCTGGCCAATACTGCACCCAAGGATTCAGCGGCTTGTGTGTCCTGCCGCAAGGTCCGGTTTCAACTCGATCCTCGCTGTCGATCATGCCTTCAGTCCTTTCCGAGCGGATTAAAAATCCTTGGTTTTCAGTTTCACAATTAGACGTGAACTCTTTTTGTCGAAGAGAGCTTCAATCGGTCTACCCACCATTCCTTCAGCCTGCGCAAGTCCAGCACCGACAGCAGATTTGAAACCGACGCGCACTTTTTCCGTAGCTTCGGCCAACGTCATTTCACCAATCAGGGGTACAGCCTGCAAATTGAGTTTCTGCGCCACATCACGCATATTCTCATCGCTCAACCACCAACCGCCGATCTTCACATCAAAGACAATCAGTTGCTTCGTGGCCGAATACAGACCCCCGCCTTTCTGGATGCCCGCTCCAAAACCTTCGCCGTAAATCACCGCATCGGTAACGTCCGGCGAGAAAGCAGCCGCCAGCTTTTCCGGGGTGATGTGTTCATAGAGCCACTTCACCAATTCGGAATGAATTTGTGCATTGTCAGTCTTGCCGCCGAACGCGAGTTTGCCATCTTTCCAGATAACGCGGATATTGGTGCCATCGATCTTCTCAGTCCAAATCCACGGGTTTACGATTCCGTAGACACGGTTTTTGAGGATCAACTCAGGCTTAAGGCGATGTGTTGCTTCGTCACGTTCGTACAGCGTCTCGATTTTGTGATACTCGCTCATGCTATAGGTCCTTTCATTCCGCGCCGTAGCTCGTCCAGTGCGGCTTGCTCGCGCGCGATAATTGAGGTCACCATCCCGTTATACTTGAACGCTTCCACATCCAGACGATTCATTAACCATCTAATCTCTTGCGCAATCTTCGCGATCTGCTTCTCCCGCTTCTCGGTAAAGGCGCGGGCTGCGGACCATGCTCTTGCGATAGTCGCGTATGCGTCAGTGTGATGCAGTCCACATCCTGTCACTTCAGCCCAAACCATTGCGCTGTCGTAGACCATCTCCACACGAAAGCGATCAGGCATCGAAGGCAACCAATGCACCCGGACCTGCTCCCACTTCGATCTCACGTATTGCTCGTCGTCCATACTCCCCTCGCTACGAGTCAATCAATACTTACATTATACCACAATTCCGTCCATTATCCGGACAATGGGTCAAAAATTTCCTCCTCCGCCTGTTTCTTTTTAGCGGCCTCTCTTTCCCGCTCTGCTTCTTCCTGCAACTTTCTGGCCATATCTTCCCTCAAAACCCGGGCGTCGTCGGCTTCCTGCTTTCGGCGTCGGGCTGAGTAGCACAGGCTGTCCACTATCTGGACAAACTTATTAGGTAAAAATTGCACGTTTTTGGGGTCATTCAGGTCCTGCTCCTCAAGCCATGCGGAGAATACGGATTTAATCTCCGCAGCCGGGAACTCTCGGAGGACCTCCGCCAACCTCGCCCGTTGTTTGTCCTGAAACGCTATTTTGCCCTCAGAGGCGTAGGTAAGTTCTCGGGCAAGGGAAACTACCTCTGGGTCCTTGGCGGCGGCTGTAATCGAATTTGTGGGGCTAGACAGCCTACCGTGGGCGACGTGGGTATACATCGAAACTGCTCCTTGAGGGAAATCGTCTCCCTGCATCTCTTCCAGCCACTCGGTAAAATCTCTAACAACAGCCCCGGTTGAGTGGGCAATCGCCAGACTCTGAATTTCCTCCCACGTGCTCTGGTAGCCGCCAGCTTTAATTCCGAACCCGCCGCATACCGCCTGAAGTTCTTTCTTGATTTTCATGTCCGTTTTCTCCTAGTTTCAAAAATCAGCGCCGCAGGCTCCTATCCAATCCATACCTAACCAATACCAAACCAAGAGGGAGTTATCCGGGAGACTCCGGGACAAATCCGTCGTCGAGAATTTTCAAGGGCGGATTTGGCGGTAAGTTCTTGTATCTTTTACGATGTTCCTTACCCGGAAGCCTCCCGAATTTGTCGATCCCCGTCCAGTATCCCCACCTCTTTCCCGCTTCTGTCCAAATTCTCAATAAATCCACTCTTTCGAAGTCCGCAAACAAATCCCGGACCCATCCCGGAGTTATCCCATCCCGGTGGTAAGAATAAGCCAAAGCCCAAACCCGGTCGGGATTGGCCTCAAACACACCGTTCGCTTCGGCCAGCGGGATGAGATAGCTGTATTCTGCCCGATATTCGGGTTTCAAGGATTTGACTTTATCGGAGAGATAGATAGCGTCTCCGTCCACTACTCGTGCTGGCATGTCTCTCCGTCCATTATTCGGACAACTCCTGTGACTAGTTAGAGATAGTCAAAATGGTCTTAAACGGCTATCTATAGATTGTCAGTCCGGGATTTCTTCGATTACGCTAAGTTCTTCCATGTTCTCTGGATATCCGCAACGTTTTAGATAATCGTGGCCCCCGTCTACTGCATTGCCACATAGACAGGCGACGTAATCCCACCGATGAAGAGATTCTAGGACTACGTTGCAGGTTTTGCACCGGACTTTGTTCTTAATGATTCGAGTTTTCATGCCTTCTCCTTAGACCACCAAAGTGTGCCGAGTTCTCCGGTCCCGCAGGTGAATGTTATCGGTTTACATTTTCTGTACCGCACGGTCGAACCCGGTGGAATGGATGTCGTATATCGATAACGGTAAGAAACTTCGTCGCGGAAAAATCGTCCGAATAATGGACTAGCCGCCAACCCCGCCAGCATCCCGAAGAAACCACGTCTGGTGGTCGTCATGCTAACCTCACTGTGTGTCGGTGGAATTCTTGTTCCAAACTTTTGATTCGATCTTCCAAATTCTGTTCGTAGCTGCTTGGATGGTAGACATAGCGGGTTCTTGCTGGCCAAAATAGAGAACCATCCCCGCATTTTGGACACTTCTTGTAATACTCTGCATAACTACCCCCATACTCAGGACTAACTCCGCAACAATCAGTAACTTCTTGTTGCCAAGAGGCTTTGTATTCTTCAGCCATCAGTATCTCCTCGGAGGACTGTCGAACAAGAAACTAACATGGGTGAAACCGGAATAGTCCTCGTTGATTTTCCAGATTTTTCCTTCGGCATCCAGAGCTAAGACGTTGTCCCTCCAGTACATCAACTGGACAAATTTGTTCGGATTCCATTCTGAGGGATAGACGTAGATTTTGTCTGGGGCGATGGTCTTTTGTCGCAGTACCCGCCATGCTTGCTTAAATCGGTTGAACATCGTCTGCTCCATAGTGAAATGGTTCTATCATTTTGCCGCCCGTAAATACCTTGGGGGCGTCGTGTATTCGGTAGGAGAGTGGTCCGCGTTTATCCTTTTCCCCCTCAATCAAATTCAGACTGTAAGCTAGCCCGGATAACCAAGCGTCGGCGAGCATAAATTTTAGTTCGCGAAGACTTACCCGGGCAACAGCTTCTTCCCAGCAGGTTTCAGGTCCGTAATAGACAACGAGATCGGTTTTTAGCGGGGCAACGGCTCTGTCCACGTAATCATCATAAGGTGCGCTCATTCCACATCTCCTTCCAGTTCCTTGAGCCAGTCGTCCTCTTCTTCCTTCTTGGGCTTGGCTCCGGTCTTTATGAGTAACTGATCCACCAAGTCCGGGCGATTTAGGCATAGACCACGCATCCGGCAGTTCGGACACTTGGTGTTCGGGTAGCGGACGCCGCCAGTTTTAGGAAAGAATCCTGTTTCGACCGCTCGTTTGATCTCAATCAGCTTGTTGCCTATAAGCTGTCCGACTACCGGTACTTCTTTTTCTGGTACATCGGCGGTCAGAAATTGCAGGCGCGTTTTTGTTATATCAGATTTACTTACAGAACACAGTTTACCATCACAGACGTACTTAGCGATTACCTGCTCCTTCTTTTCCGTTGCCCCCTTTCCCGAGATGGTGTCAAGTTTTTCGTCCATTATTCGGACGGTTTCTTCTGTGCCCAAAAGAATCAACTCCATTTTATCATCTTTCGCGGCGGAAAATTTGGCGACCGTCAGGGAAGTCCCAGCTTTGAAATCCAAAGTGTCGTTCAGGAGTGTTACCGAATCTCCCTTTTTGAAACTGGGCCGACCCTTGATCAGCCAGAGGAAGGCCACTGTTCGGATTCCTGTGGTCCAAGCATAATCTTTGAGTTGCGGGTCTAGAGCTACCATGCCCGGAGTTGAATCCAACGGCGACTTGGCTGTTTTTACGTCCACAATCAAACGTGATCCGTCGTCTAAAGTAGACAGGATGTCGATGTATGAAGTGAAGCCTAGACCAGCCAGATCAGTTCCCGGCCACAAGTCCTTCCGGTAATTCAATTGGAACTTTGGGTTCTTGATTGGCAAAGTGGGCAGGAATATCTCGTAGAGGCGCAGAAGATCAGCGCCCATTCCAAGTAGGTCAAACCACGACCCCTCTTGTTCCGTGAAAACCAAAGTAACATCTTTGAACTTTAACCACAGGCGCTTGAACTCATCAACCCCTTCGCCCGGTTTCAGCCCATTCTCGTGATAGAACTGGATCGCCGTTTCGACACAATTTCCGAATTGGAAAGCGGCCCGCTTCTCCTTATCTCGGTAACCTTCGATGCGACTGAGACGGAACAGTTCCGGACAGTAGTCATAGTCAGAGATTGCCGAGTAAGATAGGTCATTTACCTCTCTGCCCGAAGCCGATTTATACAGACTCATTTCCTACCCCCATAAAACCAATCCTGTAGCTTCCGCATAAGGGCTTCTCCGTCCTCTTTTTCTACCCGAATCGTCCAGTCGTGGTCCGCGTTTCCGTCAGTAAAATCCACACCTAGAACGCCGGGTCTAAGCTGCGGGTCGTATTCGTATATCGTGACGGTTTTCATCTCCAAACCTTTTTCCAAAAATCTTTGATTGGTTGGTACCACGGTTCGTCCACAGTAGAGACTCGCATCAAAACAACATGTAGCTGATCTTCCTTCTTCAGACGACCAAAATCTACTCCGGACAAGTTGTCCAGAAATGTGTGCGATCTGCCGTCTTTGCTTCTCACGTTGAGAATGATTGTTGGGTCCCGATAGGAGATAAATGGTTCATTTCCCTTGATCACACTTATGGTTTGGGAGAGATTGTCGAATCGTAGGCGTTTCATTTCTTCCTCCTCGTTTTCGGCGTGTCCAGATAATGGATGAATTCGTGGCGGGCCCAGAACAGGTTTTTGTCACTCGCCCACGTAGATAGGAGTTTTCCTACGTGGGGCCAATAAGCATTATACCATCCCCATTCGCCTTTGTTGATTACAGAATTAGAAAAGGCTAGTCGGTAGGACAAATCACCCCACTGGGGTTCTGACGTTCTTTTTACCGTCGCGGGCTTCGAGATGCCGCCGCATGTCTGGCACACCCGTCGTTCTTTGTATCCGTCAATTGAGATGTTGTCGAATGTTTGCATCACGTGTTTCTTCGGGCACACATACCCAAAACAGTATCCGATTACATCTTTGGGTTTAGTAGACAGATCGGGCGGTGGGTCTTTGGGCGGCACGATAACGGTCTCCTTTGGGTTGTCACACGAAATGATTTCGCCGGGCGTTCCTTTTGCCTCGACCGCATAAGGCTCTGGCGGTTTAATTTTTCGGTTCCACCGAGTCATTCTGATACCTCCATTTGCACGGGATGATACAAATCCTCAAATATGTACTGGGTCATCAAAATATCCGCCCCGGCGGCAATACGCTGTCGTTCCTCGTCGTCCAGCTTCCATCTGGAGAGAACAGGTTTTCCCGGGTCTTTCAGGATCAGCGCGGGCAGCGGTAAATATTCCTTCTGGTTTTTGGCGAAGATTACTTCTTTATCTTGGTAACCGTCCAGAACTGGCGAAATGGGTTTCATTTCATGTGCTCCTTCTCGATAGCCTCGTTGAGGATGTTGATCGCCTCTTGCCGACCGGATAGGACACCACGGAGCCACTCAGAGTAGATGATCTCCTTGGTCCCTATGCTGTGCCTCTTGAAATACCCTTCCAAATAGGTTCGGGCGAAGATGAGGGCATCGAGTCTGTCCATTATTTGGACTCCCTTGCTATGATTCTCATAGCTTCCTTCTCTAATTCCCGAAGCATCCCTTGGAACTTTCCTTCGTGCAGGGGATTACCTTCGTCATCTTCTTCCTCGGCGTAATCAAGAATCCCCTCGAAATCGCCCGCCTGTCGGGCGAAGGCCGCGCAGCGTTCGATGATGTCAATACTTGATCCTCGCAGGACCTGATGTTCGTCGGTATAGTGATGTAAACTAACATTCATTGGATGGAACTCCTTCGTGATTGATCGGCAGACTGATATAGGCCCAATGGGTCACCTTTATCGGTTTGTAGTTGTTGCAAAACTCGGGTTCGAGAACCTTCGGGCTATCTGGACGCCACACAAAACCATCCTCCGTCCACTCCCCGGTTGCGGTACCTATGTTGGGGTAATAAACGCGGTCGGTTTTAATCAGGACTTGGTCGGTATCCGGACCTACTGGGCTATTTTGCGGAAATCCATTTTCAACCGGGACCCAATTAAGCTCGCCGAGGTGCTGATAGTGCTCGAAATACCCGCCACCTTCGAAATAGTAGCGAATATACGGTTCGGAACCGGTCACAGCTATCAGCTTCCTGCCGACAAACCAGTTGTTGTGTAGGTCTACGACGGTTTCGGACATAAGGTCTCCTCGGATTTTTCCATTATACCACTTTCTAGTTCCTCCAGCCAATTATTTTCTTCTGAGATAGCGAGAAGCCCCGGTGGATTTTTCAAATATTTGGCCGCGTCCCGAAGAATCTTTGGGTTGTCTTGAGCATATCCTATCATCAAATTGCATGTAGAACATAATAAACCACGAACTACCCCTGTTTCGTGGTTGTGATCTA